GTGCTCTTCCGATCTATATCAAAGTGTGCTACAAAATTTTTAGAGAAAGTGTGCTTTCCATCACTTGTTATATATCTATCCTTGTCTAATGCACCACTCATCACTATATCCATATCTTTGTCCAATTCGGCATCATATTCATCTATTTCTTCTTGTGTCATACTTGACATTGGACGAAGATAAGGTTTACACTCTTCAATTGGAGTCGTAAATCCAGCTCCACTCGTAATAGCATTAAGAGGATTAAACCATTCTATAATGTAAATTCTATCGTTAAGAGCATCGTATACTCTTACTCCATATGGCAACCTTGCACAAAGGTCAATCAATACTAATTGTTTTTCTTCTTGTGTCATATCTATTTATTTTTACCAATTTTAAAAAGTTCTTTTCATCTGTTATATTAAATTAAATTCCCATACATTCTCTATTAAACTTAATAATAGGATTATCACCTATATATTCATTGTTTATCCTATCATAAACAATATGTAAAAACTCTGTAGAAGGGTCATATGGATGTATAAATAATGTTTTCATATTAAAATCTTTGCTGTTTTATATGCAATAACCGTGCCAAAGTGACACGGTTATTTAATTTTATTGTTTTTCAGTCTTTATTATACAACGTTTTTTACGATATCTTTCAAGACTTCTAATATTTGCTTCATAGTATTCTTTGGCAATTTCCAACAAACCATTGTAATATGATAGTGCATCTTCTCTGTTTTTAAATATAACACCATCCCATGTTTCATATGAAGAATCAAAGTCTCTACATGTCATGTTTCTAGAATATTTGGCTCTGTGACGATTATTAGTTATAGTATAACTGTTATAACTGTTATAACCATCATGTTCATATACACGTGTTACTTCATATTCATATATTTTTTCTTGTGGAAGTTTTATATCATCTATATTATGTCTGGTGAAAACATAATAAACCTTATCACCAATTTTTAAATTTTTATTATTCATATTAACTTGCAAAATTATTAAAATAATTCTTAACCAAAACAACAGGTGTTCCTTTATCACCACTACCAGTAGTCAAATCCATAAGTGAACCTAACAACCAAGTAAAATGACGAGGTGTAGTACCCTGAGAAGTCATACTTCCAACAAGATTGTTTTTCTTTGAACGTATTTCTTCTTTAATTGCTTCATTAAGTTCTTCGCCACTAAGGTTCTTATACTTATCGTCAGCAAATGCTTTAATTTTAATTTCATTAGGATAACCATCAAGTCCTGAAGTATATGCAGGACTTACTACAGGGTCAGCAAATTCCCAAATACTACTACCAGGTTTTCCGTTTGAAGGACTATGGAAGCAACCATCACCGAAAACCATAACTTCGACAATCTTTCCTGTTTTATCAGCAATTTTTTCTTGAATTTCTTCAACAACTTTTTGTGCTTTTACCTTGTTAGGAAAAAGTTTAAGTTTCTCTTCAGTTGCTTTATTAGAACCAAGAAGACCATATTCACATTTATCATCACAAATATTAGCAAGTGTTAGTTCTGTTTGGTCGAGTGATAAAGTTTTATTATTTGAAAGCCATTCTTTGTAATCATGTAAACCGCAATACAAAAATCCAATTTTACTACCATGTTTTACATTATAAGAAGAGTCTGGGTTTATCATTTCAAATCTTTTACCTTCTTTTTCACAAATCTCTTTATAATATTCAGTAATGTTAACACCAGTAAAAGGATTTTTACCCCTTGGGTTTCCTACTTCATCAAAGTCAGGCATAATAATTTTTACTTCATATTTAGCAGCACGTGCAATTGCTTTGAGAATCATACTAAACCTATTACGTGAGTAAATAGGACTATCTACAATAATAACATCTGGATTATTGAATTTCTTTTTAATATCTTCTGCAATTTCATCTACTGTTACATAATTTCCCTGTGCTCTTGCTACAACAGATTCAGTAATACCAATAACATCATGATGATTAATATCATAATTATATTGACCAGGTACTTCAACTAAACCCTTTACATTTGAATTTGGATTTACAAACTTCTTTCCAAGTTTAGTTGCTTCAAGTACAGAATTAACAACAATATCTACAATATTGTCACCTTCTTTAATAATAGGGGTTTTGATACCCATGCTAATTACACCAATATTTTCGTTCATAATATTAATTTTTTAACCAATAGCAAATATACAAAAATTATACCAATTAATCAATATCTTTTAAAGTATTTTTATTTTTTGAATAAACTATTATCCAACCAATGTCATCAATAATACAACATATTGCCCAAATAAATAATGCTGTTTTTAATGAAGGCATAAATAGTAATGCAGCAGTAAAACCAATAATACAAACTATACCAACAATAACATCATGATTATTATCATATATTTCACGTTCTTTTTCTACCCATAATTTTGCTTTAAATGTCATAATACATTTACTAACAAATGTTGTAATAAACGAAGAATATATTAATGAGACGATGGCAAATACCCAAACATTATAATGAATAAAAACTAAAAACAAACCAAGTAAGCAACCTAAGACAGATTCTGTTATTGCAAAAACTAAAAAATGTTTAGTTACACCTTTCCTTATTCCACCTTTCCAAATCATACCAACAACTAATCCTGCAATAGACCCTGCTAATGATTCAAATGCAATCCATTGGGCTGGAAGATTTGTATAAACCTCTTTAACAATAGCAGGATTAATATATGTAATTAATAAACCTGAAATAAAAAGACTTAATAAAATCCATTTTTGATTTTTATCAGGGTGAACATTTATTAAGTCTAAAATATATTTTCCAATGTTTTTAAAATTCATTCTGATATAATTTTTTAATCATTGCAAATATACAAAAAAATAAAGAGAAATCAAAATGACTTCTCTTTATCTATAATATTTTTCAGTATTTATAACCCTTTCTATTGCACTTTCACTCCACTTAGGAAAACGTTCTCTTATTTTAGCCTTTAAATCGTCTTTAGTGACATTTTTAACCTCAAAGGTGTTGCCTTGTACTGTTGTAAACATAAAGTGTCTTATAAGCGAGTTTTGTGGCTTTTCTGACGAAGTTTGCTGTATTGGTTCTGTTGATAAAACTGTTTTTGTTACATAATTGTCTAATTCTTTAACAAATGGTTTATTTTGTATTTCCCAATATCTATATGTTGTACAAGCTTTATTATAACCATTTTCAAAAACAATTTTCTTTAAATTATTATCAGTAGAAATTTTTATTTCTTTAACTTTATTATTTCCAATATATTTGTTGTTATTATAATTATATATAATTAAGTCAACTAGTTTCATACTGTTAGCATTAATTAAACGAATTTCACCATTTTGCATGAAAATAAACATCAAAATAATTCTGTTTTCTTTATTTTGTTTTCTTATATCATTTTTAGCCTTAATATCAGCATCTAACTCCATTTCGTTCATTTGTTCAGCAGAAGCAATGCGTTCAACAGTAAAAATACCATCAGATTTTGATGAAACTATTGCTGCAATTGTTCTAAATTCTCTACCATGTGCCTGTTTAGGATAATAACCATACATTTCACAATAATAATGACACATTTCATGTACTAATGTTGATAATGCAGCCTTTTCTGTCCATCTATAATTACCATTTAACTTAATATATGGAATACAAATATCAAAAAAATTATCATAATCAACATATTCTTTGTAACCCCAATTATCAAGTAAATAAATCTGTCTAGTCTTTCTACTGTATTTTAACCCCTTTCTAGTTAAACAAAACCAACCAAGAATACCTCCATTTGAACCTTTTCCTGTTTTAAATATATCAAAATGACATGGTGGTAATTTTCCATCAAAAAGAAGACGATTCATTTTGATGTAATTATCAGCCATCCATTTAGTATCTGGAATAAATAAATTATTTTCTTCTATTTCATTTAATAACTTCATAAAAAAAAATCTTCTTAATAATAAATATTAAGAAGATTACAAATTCTATGCCATATTGTTTTTACTTAGTCTTAGGTTCAACTGATTTTCCACGAATAATATTTTCAAGTGCATCAAAGATAGATGAAATTGCTTTCCAATCGTAAAATCCGTTTGCTGCACCACCTGCAAGTAAACCAGCAACAGCACCAACCACATATTCCCAAACCACAGGAAGACCAAATGTTAAACCACCTGTTGCAACAAAACCTAACGCTATAACAACTGCAACAATCCAAGAAATCAAATGTCTTACCCAAGCAGTATCAATCTTGAAAATACCATTGATTACTGAAGTAAGTGTTGTTGTACCAACAATAATAGAAGGAACAGCAATTAAAAGCTGTGATACCAATGTTGTGATAACTACCATAATTTTTTGTTTTTATTTTATTATTATTTGATAAATATTATATAATGTTTAAAAATTAGTGCGGAGGATACAGGATTCGAACCTGTGCGCCCATTTTTCTATGGACCTAGCGGTTTAGCAAACCGCCCCCTTCAGCCACTTGGGTAATCCTCCGTTTTTTAAATATAAAATAGCCCCATTACGGTTACAAACCCTGGCAGACGAATACCGTACCTTTTTACTAATAATTTCCGTTTCTGCATACACTGTCCGTATTATTAAAAGTATCTGCTTACTCGCTAATGTGTTTATACTCACTTACTATTTATATTTATTAATAAATCACATGCCAAGTCGGGGAGTACGTGACAGGATTCGAACCTGCATGGATGCTTTCACACCACTAGACGGTTTTGCAGACCGTTGCCTAACCACTCGACCACACGTACATAAAAAAAACAGGCTTTCAGAACCATCAGCACCTGTTACGAGTAGGATTATCTTTAGTCCCTACAGCAGACTCTTCATGTGTCTGTGTTCCACCAAGAGTTGTTGAGCGTTTCTTCAACACAAGTTCTAACTCAACGAGATAATTCTAAAAAATCAAATCTTTACTACATCATCTACTTGATATAACCTCGGCTTTCGGAGCATCATTCTACCATCTTTCGAAGGAATGACTCTACACGAGGATTGCATTATCATTGGCTTATTTCCGCAGAAATTACCGATTTTACACCTCAGAGGTAAATGCATCTCTTATGATTTATAGATTATATTCATAAGTACAAATTCGTATGACAACCCGACACTTTGGAACGGTTTCTTATTACGTATGTTAATGGCCACTTACATACCCGATTACTCATATCCATTTGGCAAGGTCCTATATTAAAAATTACTAGGACAAGATTTGATTATGCTTAACAAAGAAATGTTAAGGGGGAATATATTTCAACAGAAATCATTTTTACACGCTATCGAATTGGATGTTCAATAAATAAAAAATTGCTGTTAGATTTCTTAAAAATTACTGGAGCCGAGAACAGGATTCGAACCTGCAACCCCCTGATTAGGCAAGGTAGATAGAGTTGAACTATCATTTGCATTTCACCACTTTTAATACCCTGCAATCTGTCTCAGTAGATTATTCTGTATCAAGTCAGGTGCTCTACCGTTAAAGCTACCTCGGCCTATTATTTTATCAGAAAACGTTGTTTTAAAATAAACCAAATTTTTGTTTATCACTTCGTAAAGTGATAAAACAGTTGGAATCGAACCGACAATTTTTAACAAAAAAATTTGCTGTTTGTTTTCTTGTTACAAATATATAAATAAATAATATAAAAAACAAAATAATTTTAATTTATTTATAATTTTTGGGTGAATGGTGGGAATCGAACCCACGTAGACAAGAACCACAATCTTGCGCCTAAACCACTCGGCCACATTCACCATATATACAGATTTTTTTGGTTTAACGTATATTCCGATGTATCTGCAAAATCACTACACGGGCCAGTTCCTCTCCGTTTCGCACCTTATTGGCCAGGTGTCGTAGTATGTACCATACTTCTACTACGCTGTTCCAGTTAGGTATGGATGGTAAAAGTCAATAATTATAGTTAAGTGCCCTTATTACCGCCTTACTCCCTTAATGTTTAGAATATTACTATCGTGCTACACCTTGGTTTTATGCATCTGGAGTTATCATATAGTGTTATACATTATATGAACGAACATGGGAGGATACTTTCATTTGCAACCATGAACTTTGTCCACTAAACTTTTTACTATAATTATTTGAGCAGTAGATGAGACTCGAACTCACAACCTTGACATTGGCAATGTCACTATCTAACCAATTGATATACTACTGCATTTACAGGTACGTAAACGAAATACCCTCAGAATTTCCCAATAGTTTATAGTTTAAAGACCTAAAACTATTAACTGGCTACTTCACACCTACGAAAAACAGTCTCTTTTACCTAGGATTAGCACCCCTGTACGGTGATTGATGCTATATTACCGATGGTTATTGTACGTTACACCAAAAAGAACGTGTCTGTTTACTAAGAGCAGGTGAACAGAATCGAACTGTCATCCTCAGCTTGGAAGGCTGACGCACTAACCGTTGTGCTACACCTGCATAGTTGGAATTATCGTATTCCAAAAACGTCAGAGTTTCACTGAAGGTTTTATAGCGTAAATTTTACCTCTATAAAGATATCACTACGTTTACGCAAACTCACAGTTCTTATAGTGATAATAATATTTAATGTTAAGCAACCATATCGTCTATGTTCTGCTTGTTTTATCATGGCCTTGGAAATGTTTGGGAATCGTCATTCACTTGACATTTTCCTTTCGGAACTTACTATGGTCTGTACCATGTTTTAACATTAAAATTTTAATTTTTCACAGATTAAATTTAACTGTATTGATGAAGGTTTTTAAAACTGTTATTATTTACTTTGCTAGCGTTCTTCAATAAAACAGAAAGAAATATCTCTTAAGAAACCTCTAGAATGTTCTTAACCTACGGAATCAGACACCTTCTAAACCGTAATTCCTTTTACATTAATTATCTATCAATTAAAACATTCTTTAATTGTTTGAATTCTCTTTTATCTTCTTTGTTTTTCTTCACTAATCTATCAATTTTATCATCTTTACTACCACAATGCCTATCGTAAAATTTCTTTACTTTAAATGGGTAATCTTCAAAATCTTCACCGTAAATACCATGCTTAGATTTTGCTTTTTCAGAATGTAAATAAGTTTTTGACATAATTTTTATTTATTAAAATTAAATTTTTGTCGGGATGGCAGGAATTGAACCTGCATGTAACCAATTACACTTTCAACTCCTTATCAGGGAGAGGTGATACATCCCGTTCATTTTTTGTTGAGAGTAGAGGAATCGAACCTCTGGCACGTCTTTATGATAGAATTGCTGTTAAATTGCTGTCTGTTTTTATTACGAAAAACGTTTTTTGCTTTTCGTATGTTACCACTACACCAACTCTCAATATAAGTGGTTCATTACAATAAGGTTACAACCGCTAAAAAAACCTAAATAGAATAGCAATCCTGCTCTAACGCTGCTTACGCATTTACTAAATTACATCATTCCTACCTGATAACTATTTGTGCGGAAGAATGGATTCGAACCACTGACACAAAGATTTCCCAAAAACAAAAATTGCTGTTAATTTTTATATTCTAAAAATATTTCTTTAACTTTTGCTCTACCAGACTGAGCTACTTCCGCAATATAGTGAAATTGTATTCAATGTGTAAACATCAAATACCATACTTTCAGTTGTTTAACATTTCAAACTGTAAACCTCGGCTTTCACTAAACCTACATGGTAAAAATAGTTTTAAGAAGTAACGTTAACTCTTCCTTAGCCATCTTATTTTAGTAGTATTATGACACTGCTACAATCACTTTAAGTACTATTTGTGATTTGTCGGAATGATGGGATTCGAACCCATAAGCCCATTACAGGCACAAGTTCCTTAGACTTGCGTGTCTACCAATTGCACCACATTCCGATGGTGTTATACTTTTGTCACGGTTATATCCTTCTTTGCTTATTGCCACTTTAGATTATACTAAAGACAAAGGGTGTTATAACTTAGTAGGCTTAACAAACCTAGTTCATCTTTTTATTGGTTCATGCATGTCCGCTACAATGTAAAAAAGATGTTCCCGATTGAAAAAACACTTATTGAAATCTTATACTGCTAAACGGCCATTTAGCAAAGATTTCTCACAACAGTGACAGGAATGGCCTGTTGAACCCCTTGTTCCTGTCTTTCAGTACTGGGTAGGGGAATCGAACCCCTATTACAAGAATGAGAGATTGTTGTAAGAGTTGAACTTACTCGTGGAGTTTTTCTATCCACTTCACCACTTTATTGGTACAACGACTTTCCTGTATTCGTCAAACAATCTTTTAATTTGTTCAGGTTTATTCCTGTATAAATCTTGTGTACTAACCTTTATACGAACCCAGTTTTTTAATTAAGATTTATAAGTAGCGCATTGCGGATTCGAACCGCAGTGAAAGGACTGAAAATCCCTCATCCTGAACCACTAGATGAATGCGCCATTATTCGTGGAGGATAGGGGATTCGAACCCCTGACCTTCTGAATGCAAATCAGACGCTCTACCAACTGAGCTAATCCCCCATAAAACCATACTTTAAAATCCTTTATCGAACACTTGTATGGTAATGACAAAACACGTCAGTTTTCACAGTCATATATCACTGATGGATTGTTTTACTTAAGTCATGACAAACTTAAAACTAAATAAAATTTAGAAATGATTTCTATGCATAGTATGTTATTTCCCTTTTCTTTTGTTACTGTTTTTATTTTTATACTACTTAAAAACACTAGTAATCCAAATCGCAAATAACAAGTGACAGCCAAAAGTTATAAAAATTGTAGTTTATATCGGAAAGCAATTGTTTTACATCCTTTAGGATGGGGTTGGACTTGAACCAACGAACCTCTCATGTTTTCATTTTTAGTGAAAAATGTTAAACCATAAAAGTAAATTGCTGTATACTTTCCTATTTTGCGGTCGGTACGAGAATCGAACTCGTGTCTCCAGAGCGACAATCTGGAAGGATAACCACTACCCCAACCGACCGTTTTTAATCTTTTTTACAAATATACAATAAATATATTTAAAAAACAATAAAAATATAAAATTTGTACCTCATGCGGATTCGAACCAGTCCTTCCTATTCCTGTAGGACGTGCTACCCTTACACCATAGAGATTCTGATTTAACAGACACATTAATGTGTTTCGAACCAAATTAATATGCCACCAAGTTTAATATACTATACTTAAATATTATAATAATAAAAAACTAAGTTAATTATTATTTGATTTAAGTCACTACTTGCAAGATTTATGTAATTATAAATTATAATACTAGCGACAAACTTGGAAACGCAATTTAAAGCATTATAATATATTAAGAGCATCATATTAATTTGCAACTTAATATGAATTGTTACTTGCTGTTTTAATTTAAACTATAACCCCATGTCTCCCTCGAATATGCATTGACTAGTTACATACTTGTGGATTCTTCAAGTATCTCTCGTGGGTAGGGGAGGATTCGAACCTCCGAAGCCGTAGGGCGTCAGATTTACAGTCTGATGCGTTTGACCACTTCGCTACCTACCCATAGAACCGATATACCTCAGCCTCGGTAAACAACTCTGACACTAAACGATTCAGATGGTGGGACAAAGCCACGCATGAGTTTCGATTCTTAGATAAACTAGTATTTCTAAGACTGTACTAAAACAAAAAAGATATTAGAGGAACTTTATCAGGAATCTTGCTAACATATACCGAACTTATAAGAAACTTACGCACTTGTTTCTTAACAACTTGTCACGTCCATATACTGCTTCACACACCATTAGAGAGACGATAAATATAAAACCCAACAATATTTATTTTCCTTAGTGTGTACCTTTCCGTACTGTTTAACCTGTTCAGCGTTAAAACTCACTGTCAATTCAGTTAACTGCTCTCCCAGCCTGTTCCAATCAACGTCTTTACTAATATCTTTAAATTAATTATTCTATATTTGTTATATAAATATCTTTTGGATGTTCGCCAAATACATCATGTGTTACATTACATATCCATATTTCATGGTCAATTATACCAAGTTCATTTGTTAAAATTTCAGCAAATTCATTGTATAAAATTCCAGAAATTCCATAATATGCACCTTCACTATCATGTTTTTTAAGATTAAAATGTAATAATGTATTATTAGAATACTCATCAGATATTTCCAATACTATTTCTTTTTTACCTTTTGACAACAAATCTAATGCTATGTCAGAACCCATTACCATTTCATTTTCTTCTAACGTATGATTTGGAATATCTGCATACCATTTATTGTCTTGTTTAAAACATTTAATCTTTTTTTTCATATTTCTAATTTTTTGTGGGCACAGGTAGAATCGAACTACCGCTGTAATCTTGTAAGGGTTACCGTCTAAACCACTAGCTTATGCACCCAAAATTGCCCATCCATCTTTCATGATGTCTCAGTGAACACGCAAGGTCTTTTGCGTATGCTAAACCAATGTATCCTCTTTGTGCTACTTCTTCGTCTATATTCAGAGTTAATACGATTACCTACACATACTCAATACAAATTTTAACTATACACCAGCCATTACCTTCCCTCTGATTCGGTAACTTCTTCTCATATAGTTGATAAGATGGCCCAACAAGACGTTGGGATATCATGATTCGAACATGAACTGAGAGAGCCAAAATCTCTAGTGCTACCATTACACCATATCCCAATAAAGGTAGCCACAGTCTTATTACTACCATTGAGTACTACGTTCTGTGCAACGTCTTTAAGTACATCTCACACCTTAAAGAATCCTAGTAATATTGATTAGACATTTATCTAATAAGATTTAGGAAAAGTTATTACAAATATACAATTTTATTTTTAGAAAAGCAATCAGAAAACGTGTTTATTCTGTTTTATCCGCTAAACTAATACTTATTGCATACATAATAAGTATGGTGGATTCGAACCAACCGACTTTTTCATTACAGGAAATAATATAACATAAAAAATTGCTGTTTATTTTCTTAAAAATTGCTTTGTTTTTTGTATGCTAGCGGGTACGGTAGGATTCGAACCTACGACCTGAGGATTAGGTACACTATTCAGATTTGAACTGAAATTACCAATGTTTAGGTTTCTTACCATTAGAAGATAATGTACTGGTTTATTACGGTGAACCACACCTTATACAGTCCCCTGCACTACCACTGTGCTACATACCCTAATATATTCTATTAAATCTTTTTTCTTATTAGGTAATTTGTTTTTTTTACACCACTTCTTTAATGCATTATCAGAAACATTTAACTGTTTTCCAACAGATGTAAAACTACCATTTGTTTTAAATAATTCTAAAAAATATTCAATTGAAAGTTTAGAAAGTTTGTTGTTTTGTTTCTGATACTTAATATCATTCCTTTTCAACAATCTATTTAATGTTGAAATACTTATTAAGTATTTTTTAGAAATTTCTTTTTTTGTTAAATTATTAACAATATCATTTTTAATGCTATTAATATCAATGCCATTAACAAATGTTTTGTTTTTTCTTTTTTCTTTATGCAATGAAAAATAATTTATTTCGTTTTCTGTTTCTTTTTTGTTTCGATTTTTAACTTCTTCTTTAATTTTACTATGTATTTCTCTATGACAATTAGCACAAACTAAAATACATTTATCTGCTTCTTTTTTTAATGTTTCAAATTTAAGAGTATTACCACAAGAAATACCAAATTCTTTTTCTTGTGGGTTTAAATGATGAAATTCGAGAGCATCAATACATTTATCATAACCACATATTTCACATTTACCACCTTTATATTCAACTAGTTTAATTTTATTTTTTTTTCTAGTATCTATAACTGCTTTTTTTCTACATTCTTTACATTTATAAGCACCATTAGTTAATACGTGTTCTGTGATACCATGTTTGGGGCATTCTTTAAATATTATATTTTTCATAATTTACTTTTATAATAAATATAACCAAAAATCAAAAAATTAAACATTTTAGTTAATTTTTATAAAAGTTAGTACACCCATAGTGATTCGAACACTAATAATCACTTTAGAAGAGTGATGTCCTTCCATTGAACGATGGGTGCATATGCCGTTCCTACGTCTTCTTTTTGTTTAAATAATTTAAAACAATTTCATCAAATTTGTGACCCCTGTGGGACTCGAACCCACGACCCCGACATTAACTTTACCACTATAACTTTCATTATCCAACTCAATGAGTTGTTGTGGTCTGGACTATTTCATAACCATGCATTTCTGTTTAGGTTTCTCCTATATAGTCTCTACGCCATTTATGAACAATGTTCAATTTAGTAAGCCATCACCACATAATATGTCACCATATTACAGGCTTCTGTTTGTTAGGGAGATTCTACTTTAACAATTTCTTGTTAAGCACTCTTTTTTTGTAATTTTATTACAAATTTTAAGTGTCGTGCTCTAGCCAACTGAGCTAAGAGGTCAATCCAATCTAATAATATATACATGGGGTATCTTATTCCTATCCATGTGTTACTTCCTAAATCCCTTAGTACTTTTTAAGTACAATATATTATTAAATCAAAAATTTGTGGGGCCGAGTGGAGTTGAACCACTGCCTATGGATTTTCAGTCCATTGTACAATAACCACCTATACGACAGCCCCATAAATTGTAATACTCAATGCAGTAATACGTACTCCTGCAAATTTTACATCCAGTGTTTTAACCTCATAAACTACTCACGCATCCGCTACTGAAAGACTTGAACTAACTTCTCTGGGTTGTAGTATTTTTAAAAAAAATTTTTGTAACGTCAAAAATATCTGAAAAAACGAAAAACACATATGAGTTTTTAAAAGTACTCCCAACAGGAATCGAACCTATACTATTAGTTCCGTAGACTAACGTTCTATCCGTTAAACTATGGGAGCATAATAATTAGCAGGAGCACTCTGATTCAAACAGAGGTCAGAACTTTTGGAGAGTCCTATGTTAATCACTACACCATGCTCCTGTATATATTATTAATAATAAAATTTCCACGAAGGGAGAAGTCTAACTCCCACTTCGTTTAACGACTTTTTACTAACAGAACAACATATCCACGTTTGTCTTTCCTATTTGTATTTTTGATACATCAAAAGCCTGAGGTCTGTGGACGATAACTCTAAACACAATGTTGTTAAATTATACGGAAAACATTTATTGGCATTAAAAACCCATTTTTTAATAATTGAAATAAGTTGCTGTACGTTTTCCTTTTGTCGGGAAGACAGGACTCGAACCTGCGACCCCTGGTTCGGTCTGTATATAAGATTCGAACTTATGATACTTCCGTTATTATACAGACTCACCAATTTTTCAGCTATTGGTTAACTGTAGCCAAAACCAGTGTTCTAAACCAACTGAACTACTTCCCGATATAATAACCGAGGTTCTTACTGTGCTCGGTCCACAGGATAGAAACTATTAACGTCACCATCATACAACATCGAATTTTATGAATAAGATTGTTACCACGATGTATTTTACTTCCCTAATAAGTAAAGTATAACAAAATATGGTTTGCACTGTGTCCACACAGGTAACAAAAACATGTGGAAACCATTAAGTACACTATTTGTTACCTACCATTACTCTGTAATGGATTTAATTTAATATTAAATAAAAAGTTAATAAAAAGGAATTCCGTAGTCACCTTTTTTAAATAAGAAACCTCTTGCACTATTTACACAAGCCTAAAGCGTAACTAATCCTTATTTTCCACTGTTTTGATGCCTTGATATTCAGCCATATTTAGAATATTATGTTATAGCATCCCCAACTTGTAATTAACTTTTTGTTGCGTAGACTGGGATTGAACCAGTGACCTAGAGGATATGAATCTCACGTTCTAACCAGACTGAACTATTACGCTAAATCAACAGGAAACATAAAATAAAATGTTACAAAACCCAAAAATTTGCTATTTTAATTAATTTATTATAAATTTGCTGTAAGTTTCCTTAAATTAACTTTCTTTAATATTTTTAATTATTTTTTCTTTCCAATAGTTTCTTCTTGTACTATTTTTATTTTTTGATTTAAATGTTTCTAATTGAGTATCACAATTTGGACATATCATTCTAAGATTATCTCTTCTGTTATTTGCAGCATTTCCATCAATATGGTCAAGTACAAAAACTAGTGGCTTACCATTCCATTCTGGTTTACATGTGCAACCTTCAATAGCACATTCATAATTCTGTTCTTTCAAAAAGAAATCTTTGAAACTTTTAGGTGTGTATCCGCCATTACAATATTGTTCATTATTTTCTAAAAATCTTTCATAAGAAATTTTATGTTTATATTTACTTGAACAACTATTGGAACAGAATTTTGTTTGATTACCATTTAATTCTTTATCACAATTTAAACAATATTTTTTTACTTTTATTTTTTCTTGAATAATTCGTTTATTCTTACGTTTTTTTAATTTTGTTTTTATTTTTTCTTTAGTTTCGTCACTATGTTTTCTTCCTTTATTATTATAGGTTGCAGCACAAGATGAACTACAAAATTTTGTTTGTCCACGTTTTAGTTCTTTACCACAATTTAAACAATATTTCTTTTTTTTCTTTTTATAAAAAGAGAAGTCAAAACCGATTTTTTCCGCAATATCATTTATATAACTGATTCCAATTTTATTATCTGGAATATTGAAATATGAATGTATATCACCTTTTTTCTCAAAAGATTCAAATATTTCTAATACGTTTTTCTTCTTTTCTTCAGTTGAAATATCAATACTATTCATAATAAATTTGTTTATATATAAATAGTATATATTTCGGAAAAAATCAAGATTGAACATGAAAAAATAAACAATTGCGGAGGCAGTAGGATTCGAACCCACGCGGCCCTGTTACAAGCCCTAGCTGATTTCAAGTCAGCCCCCTTCAACCACTTGGGTATGCCTCCATTGGTGACTGGATAAGTTATCACACTACACCAGTCAGTTATGGTTAAATTATTTCAATTCACATATCTATAATTAACATTATATAATATTTATCAGACTTGTCAATGAACTTATCAAAGTTTTTACAAATATACTAAGAAGTTTTGATATTTCAAAATATATTTTTATTTTTCTGTTTTTTAATATATCAAATACTGTGCCAAACTTTAAAATTTCACAATATTTTTTATGTGGCACAGGTGGGAATCGAACCCACACTCTCAAATGAGAACAACATTTTGAGTGTTGCGTGTATACCAATTTCACCACTGTGCCAAAAATAATCTTGAAAATAAACAGGCTTACCTTAGATTTACACCTCTCACGGAAGGTTAAGGAAACACCGTCATGTTTTATGCTCGCTGAAGTTTCGAACCCATCAGTATCTTTAAAGCAACCTTAATTACTTTTGTTCCGACTATACCATTTCACACTCTGTACACAAGCGGTAATTTTATACTTGGTAGCACTCTTTGTCATTTAATTTTTCGTTAGTGACCAACCCTGGGATGTAACGTTTTCAAGATTTTTTATTTTTCAAAGAACTGTTTTTTAATATATCAAATACTGTGCCAAACTTAAAATATCTCATAAAAAAAACCTCCTAAGATGTATACTTGGAGGTTGGGAATATATTGTGGTTAGAAACCTATGTGTGTTTTTGTACCTATTTACTATATCCCTACTCCAAGTTTTTTTCTCTAAAGTTTCCTTTAGATGCTTTTGGGTCTACTGATGGCATACCAAACCAATAACTTGTTTGAACCAAGCCATTGCAAAGATTAATATTTGTATTGATATGTCTCATATTAGGATATTTTTTCAACTATAAATATTTTATTTTTTACAAAAATACATATTTTTTAATAAAAAAACAATATTTTTTGTGAAATTTTTAAAAAAAGTTAAATTTTCAGGTAAATTTATTCTTTTTCGAATAAATTCATTGTGACACATATAGGATTCGAACCCATCTATTCTGTTTTAGGGACAGCTGACCAACCCCTGGTCCAATGTGCCATATTTGGGGATTGATTAAAGGATAATCCCCATAAATCCTTGACAACAATAAGTTATTTAACTGTTTCTAAATTTTTAAAAAGTTCACCTGTATCATCTTGTACTGCGATTGCAGTTATAGAATAATTTAAATCAGGTTCACGAAATGCAGAGAAACGAATTCCCATTCTTTGAAGTTTGTTAAACCACTTATCAGTATCAGCATATAAATATATTAAATAGTCATTGTTCCAATCTTGATTTGGATTATTTATCATCCATTGTGCAACTGCATGTCCACCTTGCACACATCCGTATACGGGTCTAAGTTTTTTATTCACTAATACGTATAATCTTTTCATAGTTGTCAATGTCATAATCTAATGTTTTATACTTTTCACCGTTCCATCTTTTATACTCAATTTCAACTCTTGGAAGACGATATCCATAATTTTCAAGATAATAATTAATAGCAATTAAGTACATTGTTAAAGGGTGTTTACCTTCAAACTTTTCATATTTATAATTAATATAATTAATAGGATTTAAGGATATTGTTGAAGGGTGTTTAAGAAATATGCCAAACAATTCATAATAATCCTTAAGTTTAATTGGTTTGGCATTTTTTTCTGTGATATAAAAATTCTTACCTCTTAAAAGATTGTATGCAGCATACATTGCTCTTAATAATTCCTTATTATGTTTTGCTGTTACCCAAGCATCATAAGGTGTTAATGTTCTTTCACCTTTAAAGTGAACGGTTTTTCTTTGTGGTTTAATTGTTTTTTGTTCTTTTTCTAATTTAGCAATTTGTTCTCTGAATTCTTTAATAATTGTTTCCATAACATTTTTTCAATTTTAATTAATTATTCTTTTATTTTTTACATAATTTCCTAACCAATCCCAAATTGAAAATCTTATGGAGGATTTAAAACCTAGTGTGTCATAATTTTTTAAATTTTTATTATTATTATTTTAACCGTGTGGTTTATGTCACTAATTTGATATATTTTTCAAATTTGATTCAATACTATCATTAATATATAAGTTATCAAATTTAACGGTTAACGGAAAGTATTTAAATAATTCACTCACATTTTCGTGAATATTTTCTGTTATTTTTTCACGTTTTCCCTTATAAATATAATTAAATTCATCAATATTATCAAGTAAATCCCAATGAGTTACAACAAGATTAAGCTTTAAATTATATTGACACCAAAAATTGTCTATACAATGTCTATTAAATGCTTCGTTTAATAAATCAAGATTTAAAATACCAGTTTTAAAATTTCCCTGAAATTCATTATACACATTAGTTTCATGTTTATTTGTTAAATCGAAATTAAAACCTATTTTATTTGGTTCATAACCATTTCCGTGTCTGGTTAAATATGTTCTTGTAACAAAATAAACTTCAGCATTATAAAGACTTTTTTCAAGAAATTTATCGTTAATAAAAGCATTTAGACCAACTTTAGATGGTGTAACATGTGGAAAAAAACCTCTTTCCATATCAAGTAACAATCCTTGACTACCTTCAAAAATAAGTACATCAAAAAGTGAAAGTAATAAACCACCACCTGTTATACTAAATATACCACTGTACTCAATATTATCGTCAACCATTTTACGATAAAGTTCACCTTCAGGAGAATAGTCTGTTGTTTCATTGTTAGAATAGTAATATAGTTCTAATTCTTCTAATGTTGTACTTTCTAAAAAATTTTCAGCATTAACATGAAAACCTTCTTTTTCTCTTTTAAAAGTTGGGTATATACCCCTTCCACAAGTACCATCTTTAATGATTTTTATATCATTTCTACCACAAAAAACTTCATATGGTGTTATAAATGGTGTTTTTGGCATTACGTAAAGTGGTGGTACATTTTCCATTTTAGTTTTTAAAACTTCATATTCATTTTTCGCACTAATTGGGTCAAAATAAGCTGTTTTCCATATTAAAGTTGGTACTCCTAATAGAACACCGCTACCATAACTTGAACAAATATGTTCTATATTATTATAATTAACAGTATGTGCTGCTTGTGGCCCTCCGCTAAAGCGAATGACAAGGGGTTTTTTCCCCTCGTCAATTGCTTTTTTGCATAAGTATTGTACTGTTACACCTTTACCTTCGTCACCAAAAGCTGAACCCAGTACTATTTTTATTTCTGTATTTTCCATTAAAGAATAACTTCAGGATTAATATGTGTTTCTTTGTTTAAATCAGTACTTTCAACAATAAGCGGTTTAATATCACTTTTCGTTGTTTGTTCTTTATAACATTTAGTAATAATACCAGCAATAAGTTCAGGAACATCATCACCATTACTTGATTGTGTATTCACAAAATTATCACCAAGTGCTTGCTTCCACTGACTTTGTACTCTATCTCTTACGCCTGAATAATCAGACACATTAATATGAAATACATTCCAGCTTTCACGTGCTTCGTTAAGAATATCATATGCTGAAACATCAGATTGGCCACCACCAAAAAGTTCGTTAATATCACGTTTAGGTGTACTTTCAAGAAAAGGTTCGTCACCAATTGTAATAAGGACACCTTTTTTACCATGTTTTTTCAGTGAATCAATATCAGTATGTCTTGCTGCAACATACCATGCAAGTGAATATCCTTCCAATTTTGTTATCATACGACTTTTTATTCGTATTTCTATAGTTTCTTTTTTACTATAGTTCAGCATATCTTTTCATCCTTTTAACTATTGTTAATGTTGGATGGGGGACACTCGTGGGAACATTATATTTATTCAGTTCCTATGCGTTACACTACTAAGAAGCCTATTCGAAATCTTCATTAGTTAGCACGAGATTGTCATCACAGATTTCCTCGTTTTTGCCCCCTTGTAATTCATATGATTCCTCATATGAACGGCAAAATTCTAAATATTTTTTGTATTTTCTATCTAAATATATTGTGGAATTTTTATAAATATAATTTAAAAAATTAAAAGCTTTTTTACGTGATAAAGTAAATTGAAAAATGTTTTTATGTTTACTTGGTGTTTTGTTTTCAAAACATTTTGTTTGTTCCTTAATAGATGTTAACATATCAAATGTTCCTAATATTGATATTTCTTTATTTTTTTCAGTAAAACAAACACAGCCATCACCGTCAAAATAACCTCTTATAAAGTCTTTTACAAATTTTTGTGGTAATATTTCTTCTTTCGGAAAAGTTAAAATAAGTGATTTATTTGGGACACAGCCTTTTTCTATTAATGATTGATGAAAATTTTTATTGCGAATTTCCCATCTATATAAATCAAATATTTTTTCTTTTGTTTTTTTTGGATGATATTTTACATTATTTTCAGTTGATTCAACAAATCTATCAAACTTATGTAAATGTCCAACATCTTTTGCTTGAAGACAAATACCTGAAATATATGAGTTTTTTAAAACATATCCATCAGCATAAAAAAAACCTAACCAATAAGCTTTTTCTTCATTGTCTATTTTTTCAAAAACTTTATCATTAAATCTTTTTCCACTTTTACTTCCACATAAAACATTATATTGTGGTATAAAATCCTTTTGACTACCTCTAATTTTAATCCCATTAGCAAGCAAATAAAGTCTTATATCTTTTTTACTACTACCAACTATTACTTCAAGTTGATTTAATGAATAGCCACTTTCGCAGTAAAGTTCAATAACTTTATTTTTTTCAAATTTTTCGATTGTTCTTTGTAACATATTTATTTATTTTTATTAATAAATAGTTTGAAAAACGAAAAATCTCCTTTTTTTACACCACCAATACAAAAAATTAAGAATAATTATATTAATTGGAATAATATAATTGTCTACCCTCATTTGCTCCGCCACCAGATTCAATATAAATTGATTTAAGCCACTGTTCTTGAAGTAAATCAGATGTTTCAAATTGTCCAACCTGAATAGGTGCAGTATCACATTCGTTGTCACCAACTCCCATGAAACATACCTGAGCATGTTCAACACCTTCGTCCATGATTTTCTTCATTAATTCTGGAAAACCTTTAGTAATGAGTTTTTTTGGTATATTACCCATACTACCTGTAACATCAAGAGCAATAATAATTGGAAAAGCATTAGGATGTTCTTCACTATCACGTGATTCTCTAATTTTACCTTTGATGTTCATTTTTTCATCAAGACTTCTCTTAGTAAATACTTCTCTATCAAGATAAGAAGTATCAACAGATGCATAAGAAGCGTAAGAACAACTTCTTACGCTTGCATCTGCATATGAATAAACACCGCCGCCCATAAATTAGTCAGTATAAATTGATTTCCAAGTAGGAAGTACTTTATTTACAAGTTCAGTGTCAGTAAACTGTCCGAACAATGTTTCATATCTACCCAACATAATTTCAAGACGAATACTAAGATTACGTGTATCAATACCAAGTTGTTCGTCTGCTTCCATAAACTTATTGACATCAAAGTTAGCAGGAACTACAGTTGCATCATAAGTTGTTGTTGGTGCAAGTTCAAGCATAAGGTTTTCAGTCTTACGCTTATTTTCACGAAGAGCACGGCAAAGGTCTTCAATGTGACGCTTGTAAGCAATTTCAGCATCTTCAGTAACACTTTCAGCACGGTCACGTTTAAGTTGTTTAAAGTCTCTTGTAAGGTTTGCTAAAAATAAACCCTGTTTCTTTTCTTCTGCCATAATTTTTTTACATTTAAGTTATTATTTCAATACAAATATACAAATATTTTTTTTGTACAACAAAATTATTCTACAACAACAGTTGAATCTGTAACAACATCTATGCTATCTTCTACAGATATGACAGCATCAACATCAACAGGTTCAGTTGTATTATTCTTTGTTGAACGATTTCCACATGATGAAACAAGAATCATCATTAAACTAAAAATTAAAATTAAGTACTTTTTCATTTCTTTTTCTTTTATTAAATTATTATTGATTATTTTTTAAATATAGTTTACAACTTTATCATCTGGATTTAAAATCCATCCATCTTTTCTAAAAATTTTCCAATTATTTAGTTCCATTTCTATTTAATTTACTATTTATTATTGATAATAAATTTTATAATTATGTGTAATTGTAAGTCTTCATTAAATAGTGGAAAGCCACAAGTAAAACAGGTTGTAAAAAAAGTAAAAAATATTACAACTTCTAAACCTATGAATAAACCACAAAAAACAATAAGTAGAAAAATAAGTTATAGAAGGCCTATTTAATATTGTATTTAATATTAATTAGGCATTTTTTCATATCATTAATTATATTTTCTATAAAAAAATCATATTTAAGATATGAATCACAAAACTCATTTGTAATTTGTTTTCTAATAATTATTGGTTTTTTATCTATTTTAGTTAACCATTTTATGTAGAAAAAATCATTATCTGTGTAAAATATTGATTTTACATTCAAATCAAAAATGGAAAATTGTTTATAACCACATACACTATTTTTGTTTACAAATAAAATATATTTTTTTTCATTTAAATATTCAATAAGTTTAGAATTAAATATATCCATTTTGTTTAAATTCTTCTTCTAATTTTATTGCAAGTTTTTGAATATCAGGATGCGGTCTACCAGTTGTACCTTTTGCTCTTAAATCGAAGAAGTGTTTCCAATCAGATACAAAAGCAGTCATAGCAAATTCAGTATTGATACCAAGTGGCAACACATAACGAGAATCTTCTGCTTTTAGATTACAATCCATTAATTTCATATAACAAAATTCAGCAAAATCGTTTGCAGCAAGCCAATAACAAAGTTTATCAAATATTGGGTCTGATTTTTTCTCTTCTAATTTTTCTCGTAAATATTGTTTATGAATTAAACCAAGAATACCAAGCCAATTGTCTTTGTCTTCTAAAATCTTATTAATGGAATCTTTATCTGTCCAATGTGGAATACTATATTTAATACCATCATCACCAAATTTATCTTTGTTTGAATAATCACAATATCTGGTACTTTCCTGACTGAATGATATACCATTTTCGCCTCGATGTCTCATCGCACTTTGGCTTCCTATCCTGTCCATCCAAAAATTAACAGTAACTCTTTTTTCATGGTATTCAGTTGGTTCACATAGATACTTCAAGTCATCTAACCATCCGTTTTCATATAATACTCTTAAGTTTGTTGTTATATATCCAGTAATATTATTTTTATCATCAGATACATAATTTACTTTTGAAAAATGGTTTTTAGAATATTTCACAGGTAACACTTTTTCTTGCCAATCTTCAACAGTGTTCCAACTTGATTTTAAGTAAACAGTTCCGTGTTCCAATACTGAACAGTGACCACTTTTATATAATGCATCAATAAACTTTTTTGCACGTTCAGGTGTTATTTCTTTTATCGTTTTGTAACAAATATAACCACATTTAGTTGCAATTTCATAAATTCCATCTATTCCAGAATTTTGTTTAACAATACTACATTTTGGTTCTATGAAAATCATTTCATTATATTTTTATTTTATTATTTCGTAATAATATTATCAATTAAACCATACTGAATTGCTTCTTCAGCAGTAAACCATTTGTCACGGTCAGCATCACGTTCTATTTCTTCAAAAGATTTACCAGTGTTTTCTGACAAAATTTTATATAAATCGTTTTGTATCTTTTTAGTTTCGTCAGCCATAATTTGAATATCAGCACATTGTGCTCTATCAATTCCGTTACTTACCTGATGTATCATAATCTTTCCATGAGGTAATGAATAACGTTTACCTTTTGCACCAGAAGAAATCAAAATAGAACCCATTGATGCTGCTAATCCTGTACAATAAGTAGATACTGTTGGGTCAATAAAGTTCATTATGTCATAAATGCTTAATCCATCAATGACACTTCCTCCAGGAGAATTAATAAACATTTTAATTTCATCATTTTTATCAGAAATCGAATTAAGATATAGAAGTTGTGCATTAATTACATTAGCAACATCAGCATTAATTGCTGTTCCTAAATATATAATTTTATCATACATTAATCTACTAAACACATCAATACCAACAACATTCAATTGTCTTTCTTCAAGAATAGTAGGATTAACATATCCATTTTTAATAAGATACTTTGAATATCCATCAAGTTTATTTGTACCTATACCGTTAGATACTGCAAATTTTTCAAAATCATTCATATTATTAAAGTTTTTACAAATATACAATTAAAAATTATTAAAACAAAGTTACAAATTAATTAATTCTTCTCTATCTTCTTTTATATCTTCAATAGAATTAATTTCAAAGTTATAATAACCACCTTCTGGATTTGGAACTTCTATATAATCATATGTTATATCTTCTGGGTCGGAAACATCCCATAGTACATATCCATGTCCAGTAATACTTTCACCAAAATCTTTCTGTGAAATACTTGAACAGTATACTATCTTTACACCATTCTTTTTAATTTCTTGTTTCTTATGAATATGTCCAGCAATAACAAAATCACATTCACTAAAAACATTAGGGTCTATACCTGTTTCAGTTACATAATTAGTAACAGTAATAGCACCATTAATATCAGCATGAATTAAACCTACATATGTTAAAGGTGTTTTTGTTTTGAAATTTGCTTTATAATATTCAATATCTGGTTTGTTAAATGCATCATAAGAAGAATAAAGACACCAAACAATGTTATCATCTTTATAACAGCCAGATTTAAAATCAGTTTCTTTATCAAGATAAATAACATTTGATAACTTACCTATTTCAAATAATGGTGTTAATGAATCAACTCTATCAGTATTATTCATTAACATATCATGATTACCAATAATAACAATTGTTTTTGCTACTTTTCCAAGTTCTGAAAGAAACCAATTAACACACAGTATACTCTCATTGGTTATACTTAATTTATTATGAAAAATATCGCCACAAACAACAATTCTTACGTTGTTTTTATCACCTTCTTTTTCAACAATTTCTTTACATGAATCAATAAAACGTTGAAGTATTATTTTAAGTTCTTCAATACCTTTGAGTGAAGGTACATGTATATCACTACAAGCTATTATCTTAGTTACCATAATACATCGTTACTAATATTCATTATTTTTAAAAGTTCTTCTAACTCTTCTTTACTGTATAACCAATTTTTAATAACAGAATTTTGATATTTCCAAATACAATAAAAAAGTATTAAACATGAAGTATTATTAAAAATTTCATATATATTTTTATCCTTGTTTTCTAAATAATGAATTACTTCATCATTATATTCACAAAATTCTTCCAAATTGATTGATAAGTCCAATATCTTTCCTGCTGATACGAAATCATTTTCAGTGTCATTTTTTAACATTTTAATATTTTGTCTAACTAAAATATCATAATCTTCTAATTTAGTGTTAGGAAAATATTTTTTGTTTAATTTTTCTAGAACTTCATATGTATAATTTGTTACCATTATCATAAACAATTCTTTATTAGAAATTGGTTCAATCTTAACAGTATCATCAATTTCCACCTGATAACGATTATATAGTTCACCTTTTTCATATTTTCCGTCTAAAGATGTTTCTGTAATACGTACATAATCACTATTACCATCAGGGTTTAAGCCAAAAAGCATATATTTTGCTTTAAGTATTGTTGTTACATCTAATAAACTCATAATCAATTTTCTAATTTAATAAATTTTTTATAAAAATCGTTTTTTTCTCTAACATATGTTCCATTGTTATCTTCGTAGAGAACAGCATCAATCCAAGTACCGTTTTCTGGTACTTTCATTCGTACTTCTTTAATAACAGTGTAAGTATGTTGATTTTTTGGATAAAAATATTTATTCATTTTTAATCTATTTTTAAAATTCCAAATCAATAATATCATCTTGATAATATTCTATAATATTATCATATTTATCACATTTCTCCCATGAATAATTCTCATCTGAAAAATGTCCATATGTTGCAGTTTTTTGATATTTTGGTTGTTTAAGTTCAAGTGTTTTAATTATATTGTAAGGTGTAGGATTAAAAATGTCATTAATAAGTTTTATTATAAAATTTTTATCAACATTGATTTTACCTTCAACATTAATACTAATTGGTTTAGATATACCTATTCCATATGACAACTGTATTGTTATATTGTCAGCAAGACCAGCATTAACAATGTTTTTAGCAATATATCTTGCATAATATGCAGCACTTCTATCTACCTTTGAAGCATCTTTACCAGAAAATGCGCCACCACCATGAGGTGCTTTACCGCCATATGTATCAACAATAATTTTTCTACCAGTTAGTCCTGTATCACCTTCTGGACCGCCAATAACAAATCTACCTGTTGGATTGATTAATTGTTTATAATCACCGTAATAAAAATATTGATAAAGATATGGTTTTTCTTTACATACTTCAGGTAAAATTATATCATTTACATATTGTTTTAATGTTTCTGTTGTAACATTTTCATCATGTTGCATAGAAATTAACATAGTATCAATTTTGATTGGCTTATAATTACCATATTTTTCTTCATATTCAATGGTATATTGACATTTTGCATCTGGTTCGCAACCAGGTAATTTACCTTCTTTTCTAAGTCTATCATATACTTTCATTGTAGTATTGGAAAGAACAACAGATAATGGTAAATAATCAGGTGTTTCATTTGTTGCATAACCAAACATAATACCCTGGTCACCTGCACCTTGGTATTCTACATTTTCTTTATCAACACCATGTCTAATATCTGAACTTTGTTCATGTAATGTGTTAACAAAAACTGCTGTTTCTGGATTGAACCCATTAGTTCCATTATATCCTATTTCTTCAATAATACGTTTAGCTGTACCTATAATATCAACCGTTGCTTTTGAATGTGCTTCTCCACCAATAACGAGTAAATTATTAGTAATAAAACATTCGCAAGCCACTTTTGATTCTTTATCTTGTTTGAGAAATTCGTCAAGAATTGCATCCGAAATTTGGTCACATATTTTATCAGGATGACCACATGAAACTGATTCAGAAGTATAATAATTAATCATATTGTTTTAATTTTATACAAAAATACAAAAAATATTGAATTATAACAACTATTTATAAAGAAATGTTTTATTATATGAGCAAAACAATTAAACTTACTGAAAATGATATTAAAAATATTGTTTTAGAATCTGTTGATAAATTGTTAAAAGAATATATTGAAATTGCTAAAAACATACCTAGTAATATTCAAAAGCAATATTTAGCAAAAATAAGAAAGGAACGTTCTGACCTTGACCCAACTGGTTTTAGTTATATTGGAAATAAATTAATTCATAATGGAAGAAAAGCACAAAAAAAGCAAATAATTTCTAAGCCAAAAGATATGTCAGTTGAAGAATATTATCAAAAACTTGTTTTACCAAATAATGTTAAGATGGCTGAACAAGAAAATGAATATTCAGACGAAGATTGGAGACCAGTACAAAATATTGGTAGATATTTTAATGGTGATGTTGATTATGGTTCTTATTATGAGGTATCAAATTACGGAAGATTAAAAACCATTAATTTTAATAATGCATTAAGAAGTAATATTCAAAATGGATATGATGCACCAACAAGAAATGCTATGCAATTTCATTTAAATGGTAATGGTAATGATGGTTCTTCAATGAAAACATGTCCAGATGTTAAATATATTGTTGCAGATGCTTGGCTTGAACCACATAATCCTAAAGAATTTAAAGTAATTCATATAGATGGTGATTATCATAATAATAAAGTTGATAATCTTAAGTGGATACCAAGAAAAAGATAAAGGTGAGTTTTTTACTCACCTTATTTTTTATAGTTTGTTACTAAAACTTCGTCAGTACTATTTTTATCTCTATCAATTGCATGATATGAACAATTGGAGTATGTTTTATCTAAGTGATAAACATTGTATTTTTCACACCATTCTTTAAGTATTTCATTTTCTTTTCCTTTATTATATAAAACATTAGAAACAGCAAATTTAATCTTTTTTTCGTTTAATTTATCTAATAATTCATATAATTGTTTTTCTAATGTTTCATTCCATCCATCTTGCTCATTATATGTAGCACAAGTTATTAAATATGGAGGGTCACAGTAAACGAAATCATTTTCATTTAATTTTTCAGGTTTTAAAGAAAGGAAACTAGTATTTGTAAATACTATATTGTTTTCTTTAATAATATTATGAAAATTTATTAGATTCTTTTTGAGTGTTTCATTAAAGTAACTTCTATTTTTACCGAAAGGCATATTAAAGTTACCGTCTTTGTTAAAACGAACTTGATGGTTAAAACTATAACATATTAATATAAACAAATCAATTGGATAATGTGTTTTGTTATAATAGTCTCTAAATTTATTATATCCTTCAGCATTATCAATTGTTAATGAATATATGGAAATCTTATCTTCAATATATGAAATAAGTGCTTCCGTTTCATATTTTTTCATTTCTTGATATATTTCAATAACTTTTGTGTTTATATCATTTGCAATTATTTTATTTGCTTTAGTATTTATTGTTATATCTAGTCCACCACAAAACAAATCAATAAATCTACCATTTATATTATCAGGAAATAATGGTAGTATTTGTTTCAATAATTTATATTTACCACCAGTATAATTCATTGGTGATTTAACAAGATTTTCTATATTCATAAACTAATTTTTGTACAAAAATACAAAAAAAAACTCAGTAAAACAAATTACTGAGGTTTTGTTAACAGTTCATCACCTGGTCCAAATGTTCCACCATCAAGTTGCGGATTTTCTTTATTTAAATCATTATATGCTTTTGCAAAAACTTTTCCTATTTTATTGACATATGTTTTAACAACATTATTTGCTAAATTATAAAACCATATGTAATTTTTACCTAAGTTGTTTTTAACGATTTCTGTAAATTTTTCTTTGTTATTATTTGTTTTTAACACATATTCTCTAATAACATTAATGTTATTATAAACAATTGTATTTTTTAATGTTTCATATGGATTATTATAAGGATTATCCATTATTTGTTTATATATTCCATTTGCGAAAGCATCTTTTTCAAATTTACATCCATAATAAATAACAGTACCAACAATTTTTTTATATAAATCAGAAGAATTTTTTAATTCTCTTGCTTTATTGTATAAGTTAAGGCTTTTCCTGTTAGATAATAAACTTTTTCCTGATTTAATCATTTGATAGACATGTTCAAATTCATGTTGAAGAGTCCCATTAAAGTCTACATATTTATTAATATCTCTAACATAGACAACTGTTGTTATTAAAGTAAATGTTCCATTTTTTTCTTTTCTTGAAGTTCCTCTATTATTTGGAATTGAATAAATTATATCATCATATGTACCAACATAATATAAATCATATACAATATTAATAGTATTATTTTCAAAAACATATTGAAAATCACCATGTTTAAATCTTTTAATACCATTTTTTTCTGAAGGAATTGTCTTACTATGTTGAATAATTTTAGACAAAATATCACTTGATGTTGTTGACACAATGTCAGCAACACCAAGTTCTTCATACAATTTTTGTTTTATTTCTATTAATAAGTCTTTCATCATTAATAAATAGTTAACGACTTACTTTTACAACAATGTTCTTGCGTTTATTTGTTGGAATAAGTTTCTCGTTCTTAAAAATTTCCATAACCATGTCATAAACCTGTGGATAAAGAGTATTAGAAGTCTCATTATCTATCTTTTTATTTTCCCTATCATAGAGATAAAGATAATTGTTCAAAAGGTCAATTTTAACAGAGCGTACAGGGAAATTGTTAGTAAGATAACCTTTCCAATTAAGATAATTATAGATGTCAACTCGCCTAATTCTGCGAAGCATCATCATTTCTTTAAGTGGACCACGTGAGTTACAAAGTGTGTCAAAAAAATTAAAATCTTTCATTTTATTAATAATTTAAAGTTTACCAAATATATTTAAGTTTTGCACCATTAACAAATCGTCTTGTACCAAGTCTTACTTCTGCTGCTATTTCAGGAAAAGTGTTATAAAAACGTTTCCATTCAGAATTACTTCGTTTTAGAGAAGGTACACGAATAAGATAAAACCGATTGCCTTTGTGTATACCTTTAAAACAATTTTTTTTGTCTTTTCTATCACCAAAACCCATAGCTGGCATCATACTTTTATGCTTTCCATCGAAAATAAAATCTGAATCAGGCATTTTAAGTTTTTCTTCTATAGGAAGTTTAAGGAAAATGTATTCTTCAGCATCAACTTCTTCACCTGGTTCATAAAGACTTTCGAAATATAATAAAGTATCATTATATTCTTTAATCTTTTTTTGATATACAATTTCTATAATATTGTTACTATTATAATTTGTTACAATATTATCTCGTTTATCAAGTGAAGGCATCCATTTACAACCTTCGTTCTGTAACATTAGACGATAAGTTGGAATGTGATATGAACGTCTATCATATTTACTTTTATTTTTTCTCATAATATGTTTTTTACATAACTATTTACAAGAATTGTGCCAAACTTTTTCTTTATTCTCATGTTAATGCCCAACTAACAACACGAAATCCTTTAGGTTTACAATTTGTTTGGAGAAAGAAAATACCATTTCCAGCATATTCTGCTCTATATATTTTTCTTTTCCAATAATGAAACCACAAAAACTTTTTGGGAACAACACAATCAGCAAAAACCTGAGTATGAGTATTTGGCATACAGCATGAACAATCATGCCATGTTCTTATTTCATATTCAATTTCTCGCAGTTTAACTATGTTTTTATATGTAACTTTATATTTTATATCTCCTTTCATATAAGTTTCTTTTTAGAATTAAGTTCTTCATCAATCATCTGAATAGCATCATCAATACCTTCAAGTTCACCTCTTTCTTCTTCAGATTCGAGTTCTTCAATAGTTTTTCCTAAACCACCGTTATGTTCCAAACGAATAAGTTCTTCAATACGATGTTTACGATTTTCGAATGCTGCTCTCATTTTATGAAGTTCATTAACTTCAGCAGTACGATAAGTAACTATGCAACCACATATAATTGCAATAATAAATAAAATAAACCAAATCATAATAAATAATTTTTATTTAAATAATTTTCAAAAATTTTATCAATAGCATTTTTAATATCTAAAACAGATGTTCCTTCTTTAATAATCAAAGCATAATTATTAACAAATTTATTAAATTTACTAAGGTTTTCTTCATATTTATCGAAACTTTCTTGTATACGTTCACTAATACCTGAACTTTTTTGTTTTTCTGAAATTGCAATATAATTCATATATTCGTCACATGAATTTTTTAAATTAGTTACAATTTCATAAATTTCATTAATTTCTCTTTGTGTCATAATTTTTATTTTTTAAGGTAACAACTCATATTGATATGCCCAGGCAACTATAGAATATTTTTCTTTAAGCCATTCCCAATTAGAGTGTTTTTCTTCTTTATTATTTACTATTTTAGTTGTATATGTATTCTTAAACGTTCCAAATTTTTCGTTTTTAGTTAGATAAATTACAGGTGTACTCATTTTATCAGGCGTAATATCTGAACTTTTCCAATTAAAACAAATTGTTTTATATTCTTCCATGTTTTTATTTTTAGATTAAGTTATTTTTTATAAAACACAAACTGATAATTACAATTATCATGCCATATTATTTTTCAATTAGTTCAATTATATTATTGTAACAAATTTGTTGTTCTTTACATTCGTTATATAAAATTTTTGTTTCAATTGCTATTTTAGCAGAAGTAAATGAATGATAGGCGTTTGTTGAATATACTTTACAGTTATTTTTATCACTATCATCAATAATGTAAACAACCCATGAATTTTTGTTTCTTTTAACAATTGAATAATTTGTGTCTTTATATCTGTTTTTTTTTATATTTTCAAAAAAGCCGTTTGGATAATTTATAAATCTTTCTTTATCTTTTTCCTGTAATAATGTAACCATAATTATTAAAACATTTTTTCATTATATTAATAATTCTATTTCAGAAAATTGTTTTCTTTTTTTATATATGTTTATTATACCTTGTTTATTTTCAGTTTGATAAATTTCTCCGAAGTCTTTATATTGACTATCTTTTTTAAGATTGATATACCATATTTTATTTCGTAATCTTCCAACGTTTAATAAATTATATATTCTTTTTGTTTCACTGATATCAGTATCTCCATCAAGACAAATCGTTATATTAGCATTTGCCTTTTCATATAATTGTTTATATATTTCATTTTCCTTTTTTAATGATTTCCCTAGTAATGCAATTGTATTTGGACTATAAAGAGTGTCAATAGCACCTTCAACTAATATTATATCATTATTCCATTGAATTTTATTTTCTTGAAAAACTATTTTGTTTTTATCTGCATCACAGTTTTTATATTTGGTTTTTCTTTTATCATTTTTATTGTTTATAAAATCTCTACCAACCCAATAATTTAAGTCACCTTCAGTATTATATGATGGTATAATAATTCTATCTCTATCCTGCCATTTTTCCTCATCCCATGTAGTATAACCAATATTATAAAAATCAATAATATCTTGTGTTATTTTTCTTTCGTTAAGATATTCTATTAATTTTTGTTTTTTACACGTTTTCAAATCAATTTTTTTAAAAGTCAATGGAAGTTTTAAAGTGTTATAATATCCCAAATCTTCACCATTATCTTTGAAAAGTTCTAAATCATAATATTTAGATTCTTTTATCTCATTAATAATAGAAAAGTATTCATTTAAAAGTTCTTTAGAACCCCATTTACGTATCAAACGTGAAATATTACCAGAATAATCATGACACCAACAATGAAACTTTCCTTTTTCAAAGGAAACTTCTAAGTTTTTTTTACCATCAGGAATTCCACCATTTTCATCACGTGCTATTGGACAGTCAAACTGATACTGAGAAACATTAGTGCTAAATTCTCCTTGTTTACTTTCTCCAAGAATTAACACTAACATATCATATACTCTTCTTAGTTCAACTGGTAACATGCTATAATTTTTATTTTTCTTTACAAAAATACAAAATTTCTTTTGTTTTGCCAAACAATTCTTATAAAATCTTGACTTTTTATAGATTTTATACTATTTATATTAAAAAGATTTATTATGGCTAAAAAAATGACACAACAAGAATTTATTGAACGTGCAAAAGAAATACATGGGGATAAATATGATTATTCAAAAGTTGAATATAAAAATTCTTCAACTAAAGTGTGTATCATTTGTCCTGAGCATGGAGAATTTTGGCAAGTTCCAAATTCTCATTTAAACGGTAACGGATGTCGAAAGTGTAAATATGATGAATACAAAGAAAAACGTTCAAAAACGTTTGAAGAATTTGTTAATCAAGCAAAAGAAGTACACGGTGATAAATATGATTATTCTAAAGTTGAATATAAAAACAATCATACTAAAGTGTGTATTATTTGTCCTGAGCATGGAGAATTTTGGCAAACACCAAAAAATCATTTAAATAGTCAAGGTTGTATGAAATGTAAATTAAAAGAGCAAGGGAAACGATTAAAATATACAACAGAAAAGTTTATAGAAAAAGCGAAACAAGTACATGGAGATATATATGATTATTCTAAAGTTAACTATGTTGATAGTCACACTAAAGTGTGTATTATCTGTCCTGAACATGGAGAATTTTGGCAAAAACCTGATAATCATTTAAATGGATGGGGTTGTAAAAAATGTGGTTTAAAAAAAAGTAGCGAAAAACAAACATTAACAACGGAAGATTTTATTAAACGTGCAAAAGAAATACATGGGGATAAATATGATTATAGTAAGGTAAACTATATTGATACTAAAACCAAAGTATGTATTATTTGCCATAAACATGGTGAATTTTGGCAAACACCTAATAATCATTTACATGGATATGGATGTAAAAAATGTTTTGAAAGTCATATGGAACGAGATGTTGCAAAAGTTTTAAACGAAAATAATATAAAGTTTGAACAGGAAAAAACATTTGATTGGTTGAAATATGAAAACAATTTATATTTAGATTTTTATTTACCTGAATATGATGTAGCCATAGAATGTCAAGGTGAACAACATTTTCAACCAGTTGATTTTTCGGGAAAAAATTATGAATTAGCAAAAAAACAATTTTTATTAATTCAAAATAGAGATAAAATTAAAAAAACATTATGTGAAAAAAATGGTATAAAACTTTTATATTATATAAGCAATGAAGATTACAATACAATAATAAAAAAGATAAGAGACAGTTAACTGTCTCTTATTCTTTATCTAACATATTTTTTAACATTTCTAAATCTTTAGATTCTTCAAACCAGGCATTACGCCAATTAACATAAAATCCGTAAAGTTTTGTTAATGTTTTCATGTTTTCATTTGTTAAAATTAAACCATCGCACCAAAGAAAACAACCTTCACCTGTACTAGTCCTTAATTTAAACTGAAATTTTAAATTATTAAGTCTTGGAATTGTACCACTAAATATAAGATTATTTTCTGAAGGAAGATAAATTAAAGGTGATTCGGAAACTTTATCACCTGGTTTTGAAAATTGTGCACCACTATCAACAGAACTTCTAAATTGTTCTATTTGGCTTGAAAGAACACTCTGTCCAAATTTAGGGTCATCAGTAATTGCTATAGCATCTTCTTTTCCAGACTGACTATCTTCAGTAAGTAAAGATTTGCTATTTTCGGAATTTGAACTTTCTTTAATTGTACGTATTTTATTAAGTATATCCCTAATATCATCGTACTGTTTAGTCTGATTAGGTTTCATTTTAATAAACAATTATCCCATTATTCCATTCCAATAGTTAGTTTTTGGTCTATTAGAATGTTTTATTATTTTTTCAATTTTTTGCTGTTCGTTTTGTGCTTTTCTAATTTCTTCATTTATTAATTTTTCAGCATCTTCTTTTGTATTAACTGATTCAAACTTTTCATTAAATGATTTAACTGATTCTTCAAAATTATCATTAATCTCATTAATTTCTTTAATTAAATCATTAGTTTTTTCAATTGTTTCTTTTGTTATTTCTTCGTTAATAGTATCATCTTCATATGTTTCTATTGAAGCATCAACACCTGAAATACTATTTATGGCATCTTCTAATGTAACTTCATTATTATTTGTTAATGAAACTGAATCTTCAACAATATCAAGATTTTCGTCAAGTTTAACGGTTTTATTTTTTTCTTCGATTACATTTTCTTTAACAGTTTTAGAAGATTTAACTTTTTCTTTTTCGATTTTCTTATTGTTTTTCTTTGTATTCATATTTCTTTATATTTCTTCTTTAATTATTTATAAATAGTTCCATTTAAGTTAAAAGATAACGCAGCACTTCTCATTTTCTTAAAACTATTTTCATTGATTTGTCTTATACGTTCTTTAGATATTCCTAATTCTTTTCCAATTTCTTCTAATGTTTTTGGTTCTTCACCGTTTAATCCATAATATTGTGAAATTATAGTACGTTCCTTATTAGATAAAAAGTTCATTAAAGAACCTATTTTTTGCTTAATATCTATTTCATCTGCACTATCATTTTCATATGGTATATCTAAATTGTCTTGACTATTGTCATCATCAATTTCATCTTTTTCATTATAAGTTGGTAAATCTTCAGCATCTATTGAATTTCTTTTTTCTATTGCTTCTTTAATTGTTTGTTTAATCCACCATACAGAGTAACTTATAATTTTAAATCCTTTATCACCATCAAAATTATCTAAAGCCTTTATTAAACCTAAATTACCTTCTGATATTAAATCGGAATATGACAACCCTCTACCTTGATAATTTTTTGCTATGTTAGCAACAAATTTAAGGTTTGATGAAACAAGTTTGTTTCTTGCTTCTATATCATTATCATATTTATATTTATACCATAAATCATATTCTTCTTCACGAGATAATGGTTTACACTCACTAATATCATTAAAATATTTTTCAATATTAGTATCGTATTCAACGATATTTCTATTACGTTTCATTTAATCTATGTTTTCATTTTCTTTATTTTTTGTAGCAATTTCAGAAATTCTGTCATTACTAAGTTTAACATATTCACTAACTTTATCTATACCAATAAAATTTCTTTTTAACTTTATTGCAGCAATACCTGTTGTACCGCTTCCACAAAATGGGTCAAGTACTAAATCACCTTCATTAGACCAAGATAAAATGTGGTTGTATGCAAGTTTTTCAGGAAAAACAGCAGGATGTTCAGTTGTATTTTTTGCAACAGCAATTTTCCATATATTACCCTTAACTTTTTCTTTATTAATATTAAAGGTTTTATGTGTTCTACCATTTTCGCCACCAATGTTTTTACATGTTGAATCATATGTTTTTCCAGCACATTTACACTCTTCCATTATAGGATTAAATGTTTTTGGTGTTCCTTTTGAAAAAACAAACATATATTCAAAAGTTTGGTTATATCTAGGTTGTTTAACTTGTGGAAGTGGATTGGCTTTTTCAAAAATCATTGTATCATTTAATTTAAAACCTGCTTCCATAAAAGCAAGAGCATGTCTAAACGAAGTACCTGTTTCACTTCCATTTTTAGTTTTATCACCTACAATCCAAACAACAATTCCACCTGGTCGTGTTATAATAAATAGTTGTTGTATAATTTCTTTACATATATCAAGATTCCATTCAAGACTATCTTTATATGTTCTCATATCATCATAAGGTGGGCTAGTAACAGTTAAGTCTACTTGTACACCTTCTTCTATAAGTTCTTTTAATTTTATTCTACTATCACCTTCTAATACTTTAAACATTATAAAACAGATTTTATTGAACTTATATTATTTTCTTTTTTAATTGTGATAACTTGTGAATGCCAGTCAAGAATGTCATTAAGGTGAGTAATATGTAAAACAAAACTAAAATAAGGTATTATTTTATCATATAACTTTTTAACAGCATCATAATTTTCTTTAGCAACACCGCCTAAAATTTCATCAAGAAGAATAAATGGTGGTCTACTAAGCATAGACATATTTCCTAAAACGACACGAAGAGCAAGTGAAGCAACAGTTCTTTCAAATCCAGAAGCAGCGTTAAGTTTACATTTAGCACCATCACGTTCCATAATAAAATCAACTTCATTCTTATCATTCATAATAACTTCAACTGTAAAGTCTGCGACATCATTAAGTAAGTTATCCATTTGCGCATTTATAATTGGTAAAGTATTTCTTAATACTATTTTTGAAATACCATCTTTACCAATTAGTCTAAGATAAAGTTTCCAATCTTTTTCAATCTTTTCTTCATTATTAATTTTAACAATAATAGATTCTTTTTCTGTTATATTTTTTTTATTGGTTTCTGTATCTTTTTCTAATGAAACAATTTCACTATTTAAACGATTTTTAATATTATCTTCAGTCTTAACTGTTTCTTTTAATGTATTAATTTTTGCATCAATATCACTATTAGTTTTAATTGCTTCTTTGTTATCATTAAATTTTTTAATTATTTCTTTGGTTTCTTTAAGTTCAAGACGAAGATTAACAATTTTAGTTTCCAATGCAGAAATTTTAAGTTCTAATTGATTTTTTGTCTTATAATTTTCTTTCTTAACTTCAATTTTTTCTATTTTAGAAATAACTTCTTCCTTTTCAGTGTTAAGTTTTATACCTTCATCAATTAGTTCTTTTATTTTTGTCTTATTTTCTTCTATATGTTTAGTATTATCAATACCATCAAATCTTTTTCCACAAGTAGGACAAAATTCACTTGTTTTAAGTTGTTTATTACTATTTTTAAGATTTTCAATATTTGTTTTTATTTTGGAAATATTATATATTAATGTTTCTTTTTTTGAAACAAGTGTTTTATAATCTTCTTCAGAATATTCATAATCAGTAATTTTGTTAACTTGTTTTTCTAAATTAGCCTTTAATGCACTGTTTTCTTTTCCTGTTTTTATAATGTTTTCTATTTTGGTTTCAAGAGTAGTAACATTAATATTAGGATTAACACTATTATCTATTTGTTTCTTTTCTGATGCATAACGTGTAATATCATTGTTATATCTATCAATATTTTTTTCACATTCTGTGACTTTTTTCTTTTTTTCTTCAATTTCTTCATTATTGGATTTATTTTTTTCTTTTAATGAAGAAATTTCACTATTAAGCGTTTCTCTATTATATATATCACAATATCTACCAACAGAAATCTTTTTATTCCATGTTTCTCTAGCAATAGTATTCTTATCTTCAAGACATGACAAACCAATCCAACGTGAAAGAAGTCTTCCCCTATCAGTTTTTTTAAGGGAAATTAATTCATCAAGGTCTTTCATGTTAGCTGAAATAATAAGGTCAAAGTCGTTTTCATCACCTATTGCTTCTTTTATAACTTTATTAGTTGCAGTAGAAGATGCTTCTTGCAGATTATCAACATCAACAAGTTCTTCTTGTTCACCGACTTCGTTAATCTTATAATACTCTATCTTTTGTGTGGCACTTCTAAGTTCCTTTTTAGATTTTCCAGCTCTTTTAAGTGTTCTTTTAATTATATAGTCAGTACCATCAATATTAATACAACCTTCTACCTTTAATTCAGTTTCGTTTTGTAAATGTATATTAAATAATTGTCCTAACTCATCATCTGCTTTTCCTGAATGTGTCTTTCCAAAGAAAAGAAAATGAAGTAAGTCATATGCAAAAGTTGACTTTCCACTTTTATTTGCAGGTTCACCATTAAGTAATACTAAACCATGTAATTGTGTAAAGTCAAAATGATTATTTTTTCCATAAGATAAAAAATTATCCCAATCTAACCATTTAATAGTATAACGTTTTCCTTTTTCATATTTATCGAAATTAATTTGATTATTTATCATTGAGTCAATAGAAACAATAGCATCCCAATCATAATCTTTAATTTCGTTTTCAGTAATATATTGTTTATATAATTTATGGTGAAAATTAACGTCAGTTATGTCTTTTATGTTTTCAGCGTTTAATGCTGTATCACCATTTGCTGATAACTTTTTAAAATTTTTTTCTATTGTTATATTAGAAGGGGAAATTCCATATTTTTCGCCAAATAATGCTTTTATGTTTTTTTCTTTTTCTTTAGTATAATCAATAGGTGAAAGATTCCATTTTATTTTAACTTTACCATTTTTTCCTATTTCTATTTTCTTCTCCATAAACTTCTTCTTTGATAATATTTTTTATCTGTTTTTTAAGTAAAGACTTTATTGTTTTTTTATTTTTCTTTTTTAACCTTCTAAAGTGATTATTATGAATATCAGGCAAATCAAATTCCCAAATATTTTCATTTTTTCTAAACAATGATTTTAAACTTGTTTTCATAAAACCCAACCAGAATTGTTAGAAATTAAAATATCTTTATCTTTGTATTTAAGATATACTTTATTATTTTTAGTAAATACATTACAGATATGTGTCATACCCATTTTACATGTTGTATTATTTCTCCATCCAACAAGGGCTTTGTTTTTTCCATAAAAATCAATAATACATAATGTTTTATCAACACCTTTTTTAGTTAACTTTTTTTCTAATAATCCTTCTTTTTTCCATGAATTATAAGTTTTTAAATTAATATTAAGAAAATCTTTAAAGATTGGATTTTTTATTATCCATTCTTCTTGTCTTTTTTTCCATTCTTCATATGTCTCTTCTCTATATTTATTATAACCACTAGTATTTTTGCCATTATAGTTTAAAATGTATTTTATAGGTACATTAAAATATAATGAGTCTACTTCTCTATTTTTGTTAAATTTTTTACTCATTTTAATTTTCTTTTTTTAGGCTTTTGAATAACAGTTTCTTGGAATTTATCAGTATCATCATAAACAATGTTTTCATTTATATGACCAGGATGTGAAAAAACTTTAACATTTTCAATCTCGTCTTTTGACGTATCTTCGTTCCTATATTTTTCATCAAGTTCTCCGTTTTCGTTCATAATCCCAGCAGATTTTAAAAATTGTGATGCTGTTTCTTTATTTTGTGTTACATCTTTAACAACAGATTTTAGAGTTTCTATTTCTTTAGAATTACTAAAAGGAGATTCGCCATATTTTTCTATCAAAAATTGTTTGTTTAACAATTCATTAACGAAAGGTGTGACTTTAATACCATTAAAGTCACAATATTCTTTTATTTTTTCATAGAGTGGATTGTAAATTAAAACTAAATGTTTATTTTGCAATTCTTTAATTTGTGTATCTATAATAGAAATAGATTCTTTATTTTTCATAACGTAAATATAGTTTTTACAAAAATACAAAAAATAAAATTAATAAACAAAAAATACTGGATTTTATTTACAATTTTAATTTCAAATAATATATTTATTAAAAATATTTAAAATGGAAAATAGAATAATTTTAGGATTAGATGTAAGTACTAAATGTATTGGTATTAGTATTATTGAAGATAATGGAGAAGGAATACCAAAAATTATTGCAATAACTCATAAGAAACCAAAATTACCAAAAGGTGTTGAAGATGATTTTGAAGGACTTTGTATAAAAAAACAAATTTTTGAGGATGAATTTTTAAAAAAAATTAATGAATATACAGGTAATAAAAAAATTACTGATGTAGTAATTGAAGAAGCTCTTTTAACTTCTAAAAATGCATATACTGTTGCTACATTATTAAGATTTAATGGTATGATTGGTAACTCTGTATATGAAGTATTAGGAATCACACCTAAATTTATATCTTCATATGATGCCAGGTTATATTCATTCCCAACATTAGCATCAATTAGAAAATACAAGAAAAATGGAGAAGAATATCCATTAAAACATGTTTTAGATGCAATAAAAAAAGATAACATAGTATTGTTTGGTTCATATCCTTTTGATATTGATAAAAAAACTGTAATGTTAAATATGGTTAATGAAATGTATAAAGGAGAAAATTCAATTCCTTGGGAATTGAATAAGAAAGGTGAATTGAAAAAAGAAAATTATGATGCATGTGATTCACTTGTTTGTGCTCTTGCACACAGTAATTTAATGAGATATGGAATAGATAAACCAACTATTATTGATAGTAAAGTAATAGAAAACGAAAAAACAATTACAATTAATTATACAACTAGTGTTTGGAATAATAAAATAGAAAAGAAAATTATTTTACAAAAATAACAAAACCATAATGTTTAACTATTTATATAAAAATAATAGTTAAATAAAAATAAATATTATGTATTTAAATGACCCTCGTGAAAATACTATTGATTTAGATAAACATGCAATATGGGAAAGTGATAATAGAATAGAAAAAAGATATATTTGGAATGGTTTGATTACTGATTTATGTGACTTACCAATTGAAGAATATATGAAAAACCCAATTATTGAAGCTATTAAATCTTCAGGTTCAGATTCAGGCTCTTCACAAGCCATTGAAGAACTTAATGAAACTGTAAAAGATTTAAGAGATAAAGTATTAAATAGTATGGAAGAAGATACTAATGAAATTGTTAGTGCTATTACTGATAATGCTAATTCAATCATACAAATACTTAGTGGTGGTACATATGAACAAATTTTATTCTTTTATACATCTGTCAATAATCAAATACCATATTCTAATATTAAAAAAGAAATGTTTTTTTCAGGTGTAATCAATATTAATAGTGAAGGTTTTATTACCTATATGTTAGGTGACCCATCTGAAGAAGATTGGAACTTATATAGTTCAGGAACAATAACTGAATCAGAATTAGTTGATAGAAGTAATAATGATTACTATTTAGTTGTACCTAAAAAATATGGTATAACTAAAAATTTTGTTATTATGGAAGAAGGAAGTTCAGACGTTACAAATTCATTTGTGGAAGTATCTGAATTAAGTAATTTGTTTGAAGGATATATTGTTTTTAAATCACATGATAAAGACCATTTTAATATTGACTTTCCTTCAGAAAAAAATATTAAAATAATTCATAAAATAAAATTTTTTAACTAAAATGGTAACAAATAGTGAAGACATAAAAAAGTTTTCTTCGCAATTTCAGTATAATGGTGACGGACCACTTGATGCAAAACAAAATCCAGTTGAAACTGTAGCAGAACTTCCAACACCATTAAAAGCTTATGAAGGACAAACATTAACAGTACTTACTCCTGATGAAAATAATATTATTTGGGATTATCAATTTATAAATGGTGAATGGAAAAGAAAAAATAAAAATATAGATTGTGGAGAATTTTAGATATGGAATTAAAATATTTTAAAGAATTTAATACTAAATCCGACTATGATACTTACATTAATGGTGACCCAATTTTACCTAATGTAAGTTTTGTTAATCAGGATGTCTATTATGAAGATGGTAATACACCACCACCTATTATTAGTGCTGGGATGATATGTTATCATGATGGCAGTAGTTTCAAGTTTTGTACCAGTGATGAATGGAGTGCTTCACTTGGTGAAGTACAGGGAGTAGTTGTAGTTCCTTCAAATCATACAATTGATGGAACAGCAAGAATAATGTGTATTGATGGTGTTAATACTGACGGTTCACATGGTGATGATGGTGAACAAGAAATGGAATGGGGACCAAGAAATATAGACATATGGCTTCGTAATTTAAATCAAGTACCAACATGGGATAATACAATAGGTGGTGCTATTGGTAATAATGTTTATGGTCGTTTACCTTCAACAAGTAAAGATGGTGACTTTACTGGAGCAACATGTGCCACTGACAGTATTGCTAAGTATGCAGGTTTTACACCATATATTCCTAGTCCATATTTAGAAGATGGTAGTCTTAACTCTGATTATATTAATACGGTTAAAGTTCCTAATAATGCATTAAGTGATTTCAACGGTAAATATAACACATCAGTATTGGTTGGATTAGGGACAGCATATACTGCTGCTAATGCATGTCATCAGTACGGAACGACCGCTTTACCAGCTGGTAATTGGTATTTACCTGCAATGGGTGAACTTGGTTATATAATTTCAAGATATAATGAAATTAATACCGCTTTAGTTGCTTTAAAAGGATATGGTGGCACTGAGTTGTATGGCCAGCGTACATATTGGAGTTCTACTGAGTACAGTGATTTCGGTGCTCTTGCAGTGGAAACTTTTGTAGGTGATGTTAAATATATGTATAAATATTCCGAGTATTATGTTCGTGCCTTTGCCTCTGTTCCTGTTGAATAATAAAAAAGGTAACAAGTTATTGTTACCTTTTTTCCTTTATTATTTCTTCTAATTTATATGGGTTAATAAAATTTTCAGATTTAACCTTAATTATTTCATGTCCTCATCTTAAACACCCACACATATTAACTAATTTTTATTATTAAGTTTTTTTTCAAGACGTTCTAATTTATAATTTTTTTCTTTAACAAACTCTTCATAACCACCAAATAAGATAGACATTTGTTCTACCATAATAGACACATCAGCCAGTTCAGTTATAACATCTTTATCAGTTACTCTATTACGTTTAGATTTATGAACAGCAGCAAGTAATTCACCAATTTCTTCATCAAGCATATCTAATTGTGGTTGAATACCCCAAGTTAAAATTGCTTGTTCATATAATTTTAATTTTTTTTCTTTTTCCATAATTATTCATTAATAACATTAATTTGACAAGATTTCATAACAGTAAGTGCTGCTTTATGTGATTCAGGTGTTACACCTGCACAACAAGATGCATCAACAGTGATATCAGCAACAGTTGATATTGTACCCCCATAATACCTTGTTTTTAAAAGTAATGCATTTGAAATAATACAAATGTTAGTACAATATCCTATAATTTCAATATAAAGATGAAAAATTTTTCCTCTTTCACCTGGATTGTTATTATTAATTTCTTCAATTAAATCAAATGAACCGAATGTTGGCTTTTCTATATAAGTTACTGTTATATTTCTTTCTTCAGCTGCATCAAGTGCTTGTTTTATACCATTTTCAATACACCATCCTGGTGTTGCCTTAATACAATGTTCTACAGGAAGTGCCAAACCTTCTTGTGTTTTAAGATAATCATGTTTATGAGTATCCATTGTTACATAAATTTGACTTCCTTCAAAATTATTAATTTTTTCAATAATGTTTGGTACAGCATTAATTGCTTCTTCGTTACGAAGACTTCCATAAATAAAGTCATTTTGTGGGTCAATCACACATAAAATTTGATTTTTTTCCATAATTTTTTAATTTTCATAATCATTAAGAATAATAAACAAAGAAATACCTATATTACATAAGATTGTTAATATAAACAATGTTATTATTTGATTTTTTGTTAATGAAACTTTTATATATTTAAAATCTGAGAATTCTTTTCTTTTCCAATGATGTAAATTATTAATTAACCATTGAGAATATTCAGTTAAACTTAATACTTCATTATTTCTATATTTTTCCATTGTTTTAATTGCCATTTTTCTATCATCTTCCCATGAAAAAGAATAACACCAATTAACAGTTTTATCTGGATTTAATGAAAAACAAACAATTAATTCATTTTTATTTCCACCTTGCCAATATGATTGTTGTTTATATGCTGTTTCTATAGTTTTGTTAGAATCAAAAATTAATACGAAAATTCTAAATTGTTTTTCTTTACCATAAAAACCATTTATATATTTAAGTTCATTAATATCATTGTTATTAAACAGTATATTAGTATTATTTAATAACGGATTTTGGTCTAAACTATATATATCAGGATAATCATATAGATTAAATTCTTTTGCTTCTTTTTTAGAAATCTCTTCAAACTTAAATATAGAATTTGAAGCCTTTATTTTATTTTCATAACCATGTGGTTCTGTTATTGTATATATTGTTTCTTTTTGATTATCCCAAAAATAGTCTTGTGCATCACCATCTATTCTATAATAATTACGATGCATATCAACAAACACCATTTTTGATTTAAACCTATTTTTAATCAAATTAAAGGTGTTTTCATTTAAAGAATGTTCATAACTACTTATATTACTTACATATGTCCAAAATTCTGCATGATATTGACGATATGAACAATCATATTCTTCTTCTTTATAAATTGTATTTCCTTCATTATCAGTACCAACCGCAACCTTTCTGGTACATCTTCTTTCTATCCATTCGTCCCATTCATCATAATGTCTAATTTTTGTGACATAACCACCTAAATATTCAGTATCTTCTGTTTTTGATATAATCATTATTTCTTTTACTATTAAAGTAAAAAGAATTGAAGGTATAATTAATATTATATATTCCCACCATACAATATTCTTCTTAAAAAACATAAGAAGAAATATAGAAATTATGAATGGGAGAAAATATAAAATTGTTTCCATTAATTATTTTTTAAATAAGTCAACATCATCATCAATACCTGTTTCTATTGTACTTTTTGTTCTTGTAGAAGATATTACTGTATATTCAATTGGTATTTTATTATGAATAAACCATCTTGAAGGATATGTTTCACACAAAGTACTATGTTCTCTAATTATATCAAGCATAAGTTCCTGTGAATGCTGAAATTCAGTTCTATAAATTTCAATTGAAGCCATTAAATCTTTATAGAGAGAAGTATCAAAGTTTGGATTGCTTTCCTGTATCCATTTCATAAGACTACCATCACCATTTGAATATCTACCACCAATAATTTCTGGATATATTTCTTTAAAAGCATCTTTGTATTCATTGGAAACTTGTGCTTTTTGTTGAATAATTTTCCACATTTTATCGTAAACACCTTCTACTTTTCCATATTGTGCTTCTGCTCTTTTTCTTAATTCAATCTCTCTATTATTGTAACTAAAACTCATTATTACTGTTACAATAGCCCCAAGGCCAATAATTAGTACTAAAATTAATGTTAAAAGTTTATTACTGTTCATTTTCGTTTATTTTTTTAAGTTTAAATATAATTCCTTTATCAATGTTTTTAATTTCAGTTACCATATATCCGTCATCTGTTTTATAACCTCTTGCAATATATGGTCCACCTGGTGGGTCAATTGCTATTATGTCATCTAATGTTCCTGTTATCCCATATGGATAATCATATTCTTGAAGTAAAGAATATTCATCATCATTTATTTTTATAAACTGCGTTACAATATAATCTCTATTTGCTAAATTGATTATGTTCTTCATGTCATTCATATTTTTCCTTTTTGACAAAACTATATTTTTTATTTTTTAAAAACAAACTTTTTGAAAATTATTTGTTTTTTGTAATGCTTTCTGTTAATTAATAGAACTGTATGAATATTTAGCTTAACATATTTAGCTTAAAATAATTTATTTAGCTTATAATAAAATAATTAAGCTAAACATGATATCGTTAATTATAAGTTATAGGTTTCTTGAAAATTTTTTCTTTTATGTTGAGTTTCTAAAAATTTAAATGTATATTTGTAAAAAACATAAAGATTGTAAATTATGAGTTTTAAAGTTTATAATGGAGTAAAGTTCAAAACTAACAGTTTATATGAACTTAAAGAACAATTACTAAGTATAAAAAAAGAATGTATTAAGATTGCTAATGATGCTATTAATACTACTGATATTTATAACTTAACTCTTATGAATAAAATAGAAATATCAGAAGAAAACATAGTTAATATTTGGAAAGCAGTATCAGAAGAAATAAGAACATGTAGTCCATTTGCACCTTTATTTAATTTTAGTATTGTTATATACCCTTACGAAGATGGAACATTATATGGTGTTATCTTTGCTGATGGCTTAAAAGAATTCCGTAATTTAATAGATAAATATTGTGAAGATTTTTACTATTGGGATAATGTAGATATGCCATCAAATGTTTCTGAAAAAGAATGGAAACATAGAATGCACGTTTGGAATAATATTTTTAGTAATTCTGCACGTTATAGTGATGCTGGTTTTTCTTATGAAATAGTAAGTTATCGTGATTTATCTTTACGAAGAATTAAAGAAGTTTTGACTGAATATCTAGAAAAAAATAATAAAAAAGATGAGTGAAAATTTAGATAAAATATTAAAAGATTCAAGGAAACGTTGGAAAATAAACAAAATAAAACTTTTCTTTACTTGCCCATATAGAATATGTAAATCAACAATATTATGTTTACGTTTTCCATTTCTTTATCCAAGAAATAGATTGACAGATAAACATTATAACAACTGGAAAATAAATAATTTTCATCAAAAAAATTGGACAAAAGCTTACAAATATGAAAAAAACGAATCCTCTCCTGATTCTATAGGTACATGGAAAGTTATTGATAAAAAACTTGCTTTTAAAATAAAATTTTTGGACAATATAGAACGTTTTCTATCAATTTTTCATTGTATTCCAAGTTATACTGAACTTGATGCTATGCCAAAAGGATGGAGAAAATGTTTTGGTATACAAATGTGTAAAGAAATTAAAAAAGCACTATTGGAAGATGGTGGTAGAAAAAAACTTTACAACTATCGTATAAGCCAAATTAAAGAAAAATTTGGATGTTTAAGATGGTATGATGAAAGAGGTTGTGAAGAAGTGGATAAAATAATTAATAAATATGAATATATTTCATATAGAACATGTATTAAATGTGGAAGAACTGCTGAATATATAACTAAAGGATGGATAACACCTTATTGTGAAAAATGTATTCCTGAAGAACAAAAAGAAAAATCTGATAAATATTTTTATGATATTGATTTTTATGGTTGGACTAGAAGTAAATTAAAATAATTTGGTATAAATTTGTGTAGTTATGAAATTTAAAAATCTTGAAGATAAATGTCAGTATTATAGAAGTCTTACTGATTATAGAATTCTTCCTAATAGTAATATTCTTGTAATGCTTGATGGAAAAAAATTCAGTACTTTAATTAAGAATAATTTTAAGAAACCGTTTGATGATACATTCATTGATATGATGAATCGTACTGCACAGTTTCTTTGTAATAATGTGCAGGGTGTAAAATTTGCATATACCCAAAGTGATGAAATTAGTCTTCTTATAACTGATTATGATACACCTAACACTGACACACCATTTGGAGGAAGAATCTGTAAGTTACAGTCTCTTCTTGCTTCACTTGCTACAAGTGAATTTAATAGATGGTTTACTATATGGAATCTTAATAAGTGTAAAGACAACGTTGATGTTGGTAAGTTTATTTCTAAGATGAAAATGGCTCAATTTGATTGTAAGGTATGGACAGTACCTAGTTTGAACGATGCTTATGCATGGTTTCTTTATCGTCAGATTGACTGTGTTAGAAACTCAAAACAACAAACAGCACAAACTTATCTTCCTAATACACAACTTCTTAACCTTGATACTGATAAACAGATTGAAATGTGTAAAAATGAAAGTGGTATTGATTGGAATAGTTTTGAAGATATATATAAATATGGGAGATTTGTATATAAATTTCCTGAACATTTTTCAAAAACGCTTTCTGATGAAACAAATGTAGAATTTGAAAGAAATAAATTTAAAGTGGTTCCAGCATTTTTACTTAACGAAAATAAAGAACAATTTTTTGAAATAATAAAAAATAGTATAAAAAAGACCGATTATGAAGATTAAAATTTTAACAGAAAAGGAAATAGAAGTTAAATTCATGAAATGCGAAATTGAAGTTTTTCCTGAAGATGCTATTGTTAACGGTGAATGTGATGACGAAGATAAATGTTTAATGCCTTTTTTGGAAAAATGTGGAACAGATAGTTTCTTATGGAAACCAGTTATAGATATTGACGAAGGAAAAATAGTAAATTGGCCAAATGGTACTACGGCTAAAACAAACTATAAATCAGTTGATTATAATAAAATTTATTTTTATAATGAAAAAGAAAAACTTATATCTTGGTTTAGTAAAGAGGAACAAGAAGAAGTAAATGTATATGAAGGATATGTACCTGAAATTCTTGATTGTGTTGGAGATGGTTATGGTGATTATGTACAAATGAAAATAGATGAAAACGGATATATTAATAACTTTGATAAAGAGGATATATATCAAATTTTTAATGAAGAAGAATAAACAAAAATAAAAAGAATAAAAGTTATGGCTGAAGAAAGGTTTGCAACAAAAGATGAAATTTTAAAAGCAATTAAAGAATCTTATAAAAAGAAAAAAATCTCTTACAAAGAATATATGGTTCAAATCAATAAAGTTGAAAAACATTATGATGAATGGAAGAAAGGATATGAAGCAGAAAGAGGTATTAATAATGAAATTGATATGACTAATGAAGAACTTGCTATTGGAAAAAGATTAACAGAACTTCAGGTTAAAAAAGATAATATATTAGATAAAGAAAAAGATTTAATAGATGAAGAAAAAGCAGATGATTAATCATCTGCTTTATTAAGAAAGTATAAATTACAATTTTCATCAACACCAAGATGTGCAAAATAGTTAGCATTTTTTTCAGTGTAAAAATTATAATAACATTGTTTTTTATAACTATATGAACTAGCCCATATAACACTAGGGATACCTATTATAAGAAGATATAATGGTCCAAGTATTTTACTTTGAACTGTATGTCCATCAACTTCATGTGAAATACCAGTTTCGTTCATGCGTTTAGAAACATATGCAAATGGTCCCAATGAAATACCACCTAACATATTTTCACATTTAAAACCAAAGTTAAAATGTCTATCAGCAACAAGTTCACGTTTTCCTAAAAACGGTAACATTGCAATTGCAACAATAAACTGAGGTAATTGCCAAATGCATAGGAGAATAAATATCATCCACCAAATAATAGATTTATTTTTCATAGTATTTTTTTAATAAATAGTTGTTTTTAAAATAAAAACTTTGTATTTTTGTAAAAAGAAAATTTAGTTTGAAATAAGTTAATAATAAAAAATTTAGAATATGTTAGTATTTATTGCTGGTCGTCTTGGTAAAGACGCTTCTATTGAGACAACATCTAGCGGAACTAAAATGGTTAAGTTCAGTGTTGTAGAAAATGAATATAAAAATGGTGAAGAAACATCTGTTTGGTATGATGTAACTTCTTTTTCTCCATTTATTATGGAAAAGCAAATTAATGCTTTAAAGAAAGGTAGTTTTATTGTAGCACCTGCTGATTTGAATGTTAGACCTTCTTTTAGTAAGAATGGGCAACTTTATTTGAACTATGATGCTATTGTTAATAGTGTGAAAATTATTAACATTAATAGTAAAAGAAATAATACTGAAGGTTCAGATTCAACAGAAGAAAATAGTGAAGTATCTGTAACAGGAATTCCAAGGGGAGAAAAGGAAGAAGTTAAAGAAAAGCCTAAAGTAAAAGAAACTCCAAAGGTAGAAAAATCTGAAGTGACTGAACCAAAGCCTTATGTTGATGACGAAGATGATGGTGATGGTGAAGAACTTCCATTCTAATAATAATAGTTCAATCAAGTTTTTCGAAAAATTAATTTGATTGAACTTTTTTATAAAACAAAAAAATATGATAAACATTAGACAAATTGAAAACATAGAGTCATATAACTCTTTTAAAGAAAATGAAAAAGTTGTTTTAATTTTTCATGCTGATTGGTGTGGTCCATGTAGAGTTTTAGACGGAATAGTTTCAAAACTTGACATAACCAAAGTAAATGATTTTATATTTGGTGAAATAAATGTTGATGATGATTTTGCTGAAGAAATAACTAAAACATATTCTATTAGAAATATTCCAGTAACTGTTATTTTAAAAAATGGTAAAGAAATTGAAAGAATAGTTGGTATTTTTAAATCTGAAGATATTTATAAAAAACTTAACAAAATATGATAATTTTTAAATATATAGTTGCAATAATAGCATTATTTTCTACTTTACTTTATATTACAAATATAATTAGTGATATTATTATACCACATTCTATAAAGGCTATTAATTTAAATATGAGTGAAGATGATTTAACAAAAAAATCTTCATTTTTAAAATTTATTTTAATGATTATTATTTCAATAACCTGGCCAATTTTATTTATTTTTTAATATGGAAAAAATTAAATGGTTTGATGAATATATAAAGGATGTACCAAATAATAAAAAATTATATAAATTTATGTGTTTTTTTCTTTTTAGGAAAAAAGGTTTAACATACAAAGAAATGTATCTTATTCTTGAATTCTTAAAAAGAAAAAAATTAGGAGAAAAAAGTAAAGAATATGCAATGTTAGAAATTGTTGGAATTTATAAATATAATCAAAATAAACAGTAATTTTCATGGAAGGATATAAAATTCAATATAATTTTTTTGAAACAATTGTTGCTGGTGATAACCCTAAAGAACTAATGAAACGGTATGATAACACTGTTAAGGTTGAAGATTATATTGTTTGTAAATTTAATGATGCAAAAAAATTAAAAGAAAAAACAATTATAGCATATAAAGAAATTGTTAACAATAACAACATACCAACAGTAACAAAAGAATATTATCAAGAAGAATTAGAAGAAATAGAAAATATGTCTGATGAAGATGCTTTTTTCTATTTAACATATGACTGTGATTATGATGAAGATAATAATGCAATATCAAATAAAAATCCTAAAGGAAAATATTCTTTTTTTCAACCAGGAAAATTGTTTTCTGTTCCTTTTATAACAAAAGACGGAAATGAAGTGTTTCAAGCACATAAAGGTGAAATTGATTGGGAAAAGATGCATTTGCATGGTACTGAAATATATGACATAGCATGGGAAATGGTTGTTAATAAAAGAAAACCAAGAACTGAATATGAAAAACAAATATATGAAAATATGAAAGAAAGAACCGCTTACTTTAGAAGTTTTGGAAATAAAGAAAATTATGTTATTCATAGTACAGCATTTTGGGCATATGCATTTGTTGATAAAAACAATTGGTATGAGTTAGAAGATAATATGAATCAATTTATATGGGTTTCTGAATTCTATGATAGGTTTATTAAACCATTAAAAGATGAAACACTTTTAACAATATATGAATGTAAAAAATAAAAAGGAAGTCTTTAAAGACTTCCTTTTTATTAATTAAATTAAAAATCAGTACTTGTTGTATTATCATGTTTACCAATTGTATACGGATTAGTAAATGATATTGTAATTTTATTTGTTGTACTATTACCAGTAACAGAAATTTCATCTGTTGTACCTTGTAATATATTAATAAGAGAAGTAAATAAATCTGAACTAAATTTTTGTTCAATTTTTGTTTCAATTGTGCTATCAAGTGTATTAATAATATTTTGAATATTATTTACATTAGTTTCAAGATTATTTATTCTATTTTCAAATTCAATTACTTTATTTTCAAGTAATGTTACTTTATTAACAATATTTTTAAATTCTTCATTTGATGCTCTTGCTAATGTTGTAACGTCTCCACTTAAAGTTATTATATCTTCACTAACTTCAGCGAGTTTATTATAACTTGCAACACCATTTTCAACATCAACTTTCATTCCAATCTTATAGTCATCAATAACTAAATAGTTTGTTGAATCAGCAGAAACTGTATATATATCAACTAAACTTGAAAGTGGAACTGTTATTATCTCTTTTCCTGAAGCGGTATTAAATGTAAATATCAAATTAGAACCAACTAATTGTACATTTTCAAGCATACCATCTTTAACAAATTTATTAACATTAATAGAAGATATTGTTTCACCATTATTTCCCTTAAGAACAATATATTCATTATTGGAAGTATCTGAACTTGTTGCAAGTGATATTGTTGTAACTAATCCAGAATCATCTTGTGAAAGAATTTTATCCGAAGGATTTAATGTTAATTTAATTTTTGTCTCATTATCTGTTTTTTCTAGTGAAATTGCTTTATCACCTTTTAATGTTTTTGAATCAATATTATTAATAATATCTTTAATATTATTAATTTCTGAAACAGTACTTGAACTTAATGTTGTAACATTACCACTAATGGAATTTTCAGCATTAGTTGCTCTTGTTACTTCGTTGGTTATTCTGTCTGTAAGATTAGAAATTATAACTTCAGTTGATGATGTATAGCCTGTTATCATTCTTTCAAGTCTTTCATCTGTATCTATACGACTATTTCTTTCCTCACTTACAGCATTAGTGTATTGTCTTATAACATCAGTTATCGCTGCTTGTCTATTTGAAATTTCATTATTAATTTCAGTTTGAAGAGATGTTTCTTTATTAGTTGCTCTTGTTGCTTCATTATTAATCAATGTTGTTAATTCAGATTCTTTACTGGTTGCTCTTGTAGTCTCAGTATCAATTTTTCTATCAAGTAAAGAATCACCATTTTGTCTTGCCAATTCTTCAGTTTGAATTTTAGTATTAAGTTCGTTTTCAACTGATATTGCACGTTCTTTTTCAGTTTGAATTTTACTATTAAGTTCAGATTCTTTACTGGTTGCTCTTGTAGTCTCAGTATCAATTTTAGATTCAACTGTTAATAATTGACTATTAATATTTTGTGTTAAATTATTAACAGTATCTTTTATTGCATTTTCAACTTCAGTAGCACGTTCTTCTTCATCTATAATTTTATTATTTAAATCATTTAAAGAACGAGAAACAACTCTTTCATTATCTTCAATTATTTTTTTAATTGTTGTTTCAGCACTTAATGAACGTTCTGTTTCAACATTAACAGCATTGTTTATAGCAGAATTAATTCCACTAATTTTAACACCGTTTGAACTAACAGTAAGATATTCTTCTGAATTTGGGTCAATTAAAACATAAACTTTACTTTCTTCAACTTTTAAACCGTCTTTAAATTCAGTTTCTGAAAGGAAAGAAGAAACATCAAGGTCAACAATATTTGTAGAACCATCTGAAAGAATATATGTAAATCTAATATATTCTTTTTCACCAATTGTGATTAATTCAACTGATTGAAGTGAACTATCTTTATAAATTTTTACTGTATCACCAAGATAATTTCCATTATTATCAACTAATGCATATTCTTCTTTAACATTTGTTGAAGAAGGATTTGAAAGTTTTTTAATAGAAAGTTTTGTACTAAGTGTTCCATCATTATTTTTAGCAATTGTTAAACCATCTATATTAACTGATAAATCAGTACCAGAATCTGATTTGTTTACCAACACAGTTTTATCTTCTGATTTAACCGTAATTTTTTTAATTATATCTTCTGTTGAAGCACTAAATTGTTCAACAGAATCACTTAATTCATTAAGATTATTTTTTATGGTTTCTGTTGAAGCACTTAACAAACTAATATTATTATTAGTTTCATTAATGCTATCAATTATATCTTGTTCTTTTTTTATTGCTCTATCAATTTCATCACTTAATTGTTCTTTAACAACACTAAATTCATTTATGGTAGCACCACTAAAATTATTTATTTTCTCTTCAAGATTAGTAATTTGATTAATAGTGTTTGAACTCAATTGATTAAGTGTTCTATCAAGAATAATATCAGCATCATTAAGTGATACGGCATCATCTATATAATTTGCTGTATGTGTATGAGGATATGTACCATCATTATTTAAACCAGCACCTGTTTGTGTGTTATCAAGTTCTGTTTGAATGCTGTTATCTTTTTCAACTGAACGAATAATTTCATTTGAAATATTTTCTTCAACAGATATAAATCTATTAATACTTGCAGCACTTAATTGATTAAGTGTTCTATCAAGAATAAAATCAGCATCATTAAGTGATACAGCATCATCTATATAATTTGCTAAATCATCTGGTGAAGTATTGTGTTTTTTATATGTACCATCTTCATTTAGACCAGCACCTGTTTGTGTTGTGTTAAGTTCACTTTGAATGTTATTTTCAACAGTTGTTGAACGTGTAGTTTCATTCTCTATTTTATCTTCAATCTTTTTGAGTTCTTCATTTGTAGCATGTGCTAATGTTGTGACATCACCACTAATTGATTCTTCAGCAGCAAGTGCACGGTCTTTTTCTTCATTAAAATTGTTTTCAACACGTTTAAGTTCTCTATCAAGGATAACATCAGCATTATCAAGTGAAGTTGCTTCATGAATATAATTTGTTTCACCTTGTGTGTTATGTCTATTATATGTACCATCTTCATTTAGACCAGCACCTGTTTGTGTTGTGTTAAGTTCACTTTGAATTGTATTGGCTGACAGTTCAGTATTTTCCCTAAGATTATTAATTGAGTTTTCTAAAGTGGTTTCAGCAGTTATTGCACGTTCTTTTTCTGCATTAACAACATTAACAATTGTGTTTTGTATACCACTAAGTTTAACACCATCTGGACCAACTGTCATAAATTTTTCCGAAGAAGAATCAATATTCACATATACTTTATGATTATCAACTCTTAAACCATCTAAAAATTCACTTTCTTCAAGAAAAGTTTCAACATTTATACAAACTAATTGATAAAATCCATCTGCTTTATAATAAATTAAACATAATGCAGTATCACCAGTACCAGGTGTTACAATTGGTTTAGTATAATCATTAAGTCTATCATCAACATGACCAAGATATACATCATAGAGAGAACTATCTTTATAAATTAAAATACGTTCACTATTAGGTTGAACTTGTCCGTCTTTATTTACTAAATCATATGCTTCTCTAACATTTTTGTCTAAACCTGTTGTTACTTTAACAAGGTGTAAACCATTTAATGCTTCTGTTTGTTTTTCAGAAAAATCTATGAAGTTTAAATCAAGTTGTTTTATTGCATCAAGTAAACTATAATTATCATGTATTGGGTGTGGTTTTTTTGCTTTACCATGATAATCCTCATATTCACCAATTGGAATACTATTACCACTTATATTAATATAAGCAATATTATCTCTTACATTACCAGATGTTTCATTAACAACAATATTTTTAACAGATTCTTCTTTTAATTGTTTAACATCATCATCAACACGTTTAAGTTCTTCGTCAAGTTTAACATCAGCTTCATTAAGAGAATTTACATTATCAATGTAATTTGCTTCAATATTTTTTTCATAAGTACCATCTTCATTCAAACCAGCACCTGTTTGTGTCGTGTTAAGTTCACTTTGAATTTCTTCTAATTTTTCAAAAATCTCTTTTGAATTACCAGATAATTCAGTTATATCTTCTTTAAGTTTTGCTGAATCAATAATGTGATAATCTTCTAAAACATTTTCAAATTGTTCACCTTTTGTTCCTATAGCAAACATTACTTGTGTTTTTCCACTATCATCAATGTACGATACAACAACAGGTTCACCAATAAGAGATTTATCAAATCTCTTATCAGTTCCAATCATATTATCTGTAAGTCTTTTTATATAATTTAATGCATCTTGTCTTGTTATATTTTTTGATGCACCATCAAAATGTACAAATTGTAATCTATTCATTAATTTAAATTTTTTGGATATTTTATTATTATTTAAATAATAATTTATTTGAAATTATGATTATTCATAATTAGGTAATAACCCAAAGTTTGTATCAATATTTATTTTAATTTCTTCATCGTTTTCTCTCATAAGAATAAGACCATCTTGTACTGTTAAAACATAATCTTTATCTTTTATATCTTTTCCATCAAGTCTTTCAATTTCTGATTGTGTTGAAGCACTTAATTCACTTATATGTTCATTTGTTTCATCAATTTTTATTTTTAATCTTTCATCTTCAATCTTTCTTTCTTCTTCTTCTATTTTAAGTGATTTATCAAGTGTTTTAATTGCATCAATAATTGTCTTATCTTCTGAAATATAATTATTGCTTGAAACATTTTTATAAAAAGTATGTGTACTTGTTTGAGTATTAAAAACTTCTATATATGTTTCACCTGTCCAACCACTAGCACTTGGAATATCTGGATAATCTTCAGGAATTCTTATGATTGTATGTGGATTTGATTCTGCTTCTTCTTTAGATACAGGTTTCCAAATGGCATCATAAAAATCAATATTATAACCTTCTTCAGAATTTCCATCTGCACCAATAATATCTTTTGCTATATTATCGTCTATTTTATTAGAACGTTCAATTTCTGATTGTGTTAATGCACTTAATTCTTTAACATCTTCTTTAAGTTGTTCAATATCAGAAGTTAATCCTGAAACTAAAATACCATCTGGTCCAACTGAAATACAATTATCAGAATTAGGGTCAATTTTTACATAAACATTATGATTTATAACTTCTAAACCATCTTTAAATTCTTTTTCTTGTATGAAATCTTCTAATGGTAATTTCACTAATTTAAATTTACCTGTATTTGTTTGATAAATAATAAAAATAAATTCACTTTTGCCAGAAGTTGAAGGTTCTATAATCCATTCACCATCTTCTTCATTAATGGATACATTTCCTTCATCATCATAACCATATGTTATTTCTTTTATTGATTTATCTTTTGGTATGTTAATTGTAGCACCTCTTGTTTCACCATTGACAAATAATTCGTAAGAAGATAAAATTGTTTCACTTGTTGGTTCTACTTCTTTTACTTCTATAGATTCAATTGCTTCAGCTAACATTGTTTCAGCTGATAATGCTCTTTCTGTTTCAGCATCAATCTTATCATTAAGTTCTTCAGTTGCACCACTTATTTCATCAATTTTTTCATTCATTTTATCAAGTTCTTCCTGTACTTCTTTTTTAAGTGCTTCGGAAGTGTCAATTAATTCAAATGTTCCATCTTCTTTTTCATAAACTCTCCACTCATGATAAGTATCACCTGATGTCGAAGAGTCTCCATCATAATCAAGTATAACAACAGAATCACCAGGTCTCATTTGTTTTTTGAGCCATACTTTTCCATCCCATTCATTAATAAAGAATACTTCTTTAATTTCTCTATCTTCTCCAGATAAACTTCTCCATTCAGAAGATGTCACACCACTGAATTCTTCATTAAGAAGACCAATATTAACAGAAGTCCATATTTTAGAATAACCAACTTCTGGGTTTGAAATTAAAACAGTTGGCACAACATCACCAAGAATATTATCATATTCATTAAATTCAGTACATCCATATTCATAATCTTTTACAAGACGAAGTGAAAGTCTTGAAGTTGGTTTTGATGATTCCTGAAGAACTTGTCTTGAATCATATGAGAACGTTCTTGTAAAAATATTTGGATTAGAATTGTTAGCTACTTCATCAGGTGTATAAGACCAGAAAGAAGCAAGTTTATATAAACCTTCAATATCATCATCCCAATCTTCAGCAATTACACCTCTACTACCTTCACCATATCCAATTGGTATAATATGAAATGTGTTTGGACTACCTGTTGTTGGAAGATTATCTTCTGATAAAACAATTTCAGTTTCACCAGATATAGTTTCTTCTTTAATAGGTTTCCATGAACTAACACTTTTAGCCCTTCCTCCTGCAAATTTACCAGTCCAAACATTTACATCTGTTGTATCATGTGTTCTATCTTCTTCACAATATTCAGCAGCATTAAGTAAATCTGCCCAATCTTTTCTTGATGGTACTCTCCAAAGTGAACCAGAATCTTCAAGTTCTTTTTGAATTTTTTTAATTGCTTCATATGTGTATAAAACACCAAATGCTTGATAATTTTCTTTTGTAACAATTCTAAAACCTTTACCATGTTCAGAACCTTCAGGCATAGGTGTTTTTCCATCTGTTCTATCTAAAAAATATTTAGCTGGTGAATAAGTTCCTGTTTTTTCAATATCATTAATTCTTAATGGATTTGATACTCTTCCATCACCTTTAATTGTATAATCAGTTGCAACTTTTATTTCTTCACCTGCGACAAAAAAACCGTCTAATTCTTCTTTTGTACCATCAGGATAAGTTACAATTAAAACCCCTCTATCTTTATCAAATTCAAATGTCATTTTTTTGAAAAGGATTTCAGGTAAATCAGGTAATGTTGCAACAATAGTATCACCATCAACTCTTGTTAATACTAATTCATTGTTGTCATTAAATTCAGCCGATTCAATATCATAACTTCTAAGGAAGAAAAAATTCTCATCCATCTCACTACCTAAAAGAGAACAATTCTTTGTGTAATCACCTGGATATTTACTCACTAATTTAAAGTATTTTACACCATTGATTTCTTTTACAATAGCACCTTTATTAGTTTTTATTTCGCTAGACATATTATATTGTTAAAAATTATATTTATTATTTTTAGATAAATAGTTTTTAAAGAGTAAAAGATGAATTCTATTATTTTTTATTTTTCAAATAAACAATTTCTTGTTGTTATATTATCAATATAACCATTATAAATTTTAAAATTAGAAATATCTCCAATAAAACTTCCACAAAAGTTTTTTTCCATTGGAAACATATATTCTAAAAATTGATAATAATCTGGTAAAATTGATTCAAGTAAACCTTGTGTACCACCACCTAATGATATATTAAATGGAACGGCTTCTTGTTTTAAATATGTGTCATTAAGTTCTCTAAAATTAAATTCTGTTAATTCTTCACTTATAAATACAAGATTTCCATTCACAAAAAAGAATAACTTCATTTTACGTTTACCTTTATTTATATCAGGACATATTGTACCATCTTTTCTATAATTAATTGTTGGATTTAATATTGTTATTTTTACAACAACATCATTCCATTCATTATATTTAATTATTCCATCCTTAGAATATTCTTCTTTAACTGTAAAATAAGGCTTATTCTCTTCATCACATTCAACAACACCATATTTATAACCAATAGCACCGTTTTCTGTTATTTTTAAACAAAAAGCATTGTTTTTAATGTCTTTATATATATTGTATGGTATTGAATTTTCTTCTTGATAAAGATATATGTTATTTACAGTATAACCTGTTTTAGTCCTGTTCATGAGAGGAAAATAATTTATGTTCCCCCAATCATTTCTACCAGTAAGAATAACCTTCGTGTCTTCTATCCAATCTTTTACTGTTAATCCAAGTGGTGTTCTATCAAACATTAAAAACTTGTTATCTGTTTCAATTTCATAATAACCTTTTTTTGTTATTAAATTTCCAATACTATCTTTAATCTTTTCCTTCTCTATTTTAATATCTTGCTTAAAATAATCTTCTGAAGCGTATTTTTTCCCACCACCACATTCTAAATCTTTAAAATAATCATCAGCATAATACTCATCACAAGAACAATCAGGAACTTTTTCTTCTTTTTTATCACATCCACCTTTTCCCTTACAACAATTTACGGAAGATTCATCATACTTGTATGTGTATAAATCAGATACATGCCATTTATAATCAGGTATTGATGTTATGTTACATTCACAAGTGTCACGTGGAAAAACTTTTCTTGGTTTTTCTTCTTTCTCTTCTTCACCTTTACAATTACACCCATCAGCATCACCATTGAAAATTACTTCTATGCCCCTTTCACATGGCTCAGTGTCTTCCTTATTAAGATAATCATCAGCAAAATAATTTTCACACGGGTCAATTTCAGGTTCTTTACAATTACATGGTTTTGTACATCCACTATCAAAATAATCATCACCAAAATAATTTTCGCAAGGATTTACTTCTTCTTCAATGTCAGAAGTATAATCTTGTGGCTCAACTATATGATTTTGTATACTTGCACTTGGGTCTAAATATCCATCATTTTCCATACTTTCTATTTTCATGGTGTCTGTTATAGCAGAATCCGTTTTATACATATTTATAAATTTATTCTCTGCTCTTGTTCCCATAAAAAAGAAAATACCGTTATTCTCTGGATGTATTTCATTAATAGTACCCCTTTCAACATCATAATCACTTCTTGGTCTTATTCTAAATTGTAAATTCCATTCTAAATCTGGACCATTTGGTAATACTTGATAATTAAAACCAAACAATTTATAAAAACCTTGATAAAAACCGCCTTTAAAACTTATATATTTTTTATTTTCTTCTGTTTCTAAAAACATTGGATAAATAAAATTTTGTGTGTTTCCTGTTATTGGTGTCATGAAAAAACGTGTATCACCTGATTCTATATCATATGTACTACCTGTTAAAATTTTTAAAAAGTCACTATTTGTTATTCTATCTTTTTGATATTGAATAATTCCATTGTCTATTCCAGTAAACCCTATATCTTTTAATAAAACACCATCATTAATTGCTTCATCCCATGTAATATCTGAATATAAAATACCATCATTAATATTAAGTTCTGAAAAATCTGCTATAAGATTTTCATTTAAATTACAATTTGAACCAATAACTTCTCCACGATAGAGCATAAAATCAAAATACTCATCGTTATAAAGTCTTGCATCTATACTTCTTGTACTATTATTTTTAATATTTTGATATGTAAGCATAAATAATATTAACTTTTTAATTATAATTCTTTATTTAATTATACTTCTTGAACAACCCAACCTGATGGAATACCATTAATCCCTGTTGGCCAAGTAACACCTGCTGCTTTAACAAATGTTCCTGAAGAAGTAATATCTCTTACCCACTGATATAAACAATTACTTGCACTTATATTTGTTGCTAAACATTTAATATAATTTAATGATGTACAACCATAAAACATACTATAATAACAATATTGTGCTAACGTAGTAGCAGGTAATTCAGGTGCTGTGACTAAACTTGTACAACCATTAAACATACTTTGATAACAACCATTTGCTAACGTAGTTGCAGGTAGTTCAGATGCTGTGACTAAACTTGTACAACCAATAAACATACTATAATAACAATATTGTGCTAACGTAGTAGCAGGTAGTTCAGATGCTGTGACTAAACTTGTACAACCTTCAAACATACTATAATAACAACCAAGTGCTAACGTAGTTGCAGGTAATTCAGGTGCTGTGACTAAACTTGTACAACCAATAAACATACTATAATAACAATATTGTGCTAACGTAGTAGCAGGTAATTCAGGTGCTGTGACTAAACTTGTACAACCAGCAAACATATTAGAATAACAATTACTTGCTAACGTAGTTGCTGGAAGTATTGAAGGTGCTGTGACTAAACTTGTACAACCAATAAACATTTCAGCATAACAACTATCTGCTAACGTAGTAGCAGGTAATTCAGGTGCTGTTGTAAGAGAAGTACAACCACTAAACATACTATAATAACAATTATCTGCTAACGTAGTTGCAGGTAATTCAGGTGCTGTTGTAAGAGAAGTACAACCACTAAACATTTCAGCATAACAACCAAGTGCTAACGTAGTTGCAGGTAATTCAGGTGCTGTGACTAAACTTGTACAACCAGCAAACATATTAGAATAACAATTACTTGCTAACGTAGTAGCAGGTAATTCAGGTGCTGTGACTAAACTTGTACAACCTTCAAACATACTATAATAACAACCATCTGCTAACGTAGTAGCAGGTAATTCAGGTGCTGTGACTAAACTTGTACAATAATAAAACATACTATAATAACAATCATCTTTTAATGTAGTAGCAGGTAAAATAAGGTTTTCAGCAGATGTTAAACCAGTACAAACAGAAAAAATTGAGAATGTATCATTTTCTGCTAATTCAATTTTATCTATAAAATCATCACCATAGATAAGACTCATTATATTTCCTTCAATTTCAAAACCAGCCGTTGAATCACTAAATAAATTAAAAATATCTCTATTAATTCCTTTAAACATTAAAACATCACCATTTACAACTGATATTGTAGAACTTGTACTTACCCATGTCTCACCACCATCGGTTGAATATTCTAATTCATGATTATTTAAATATATTTCACCATCTTCTATTATCTTAAATGTTAAATATTGTTTACTATAATCTGGTTTTTCCTGTGCTTTTTGTGTGATTGTCCATGTACCAATAATGGAATTATTGTGCTTTGCTATAACACTACCTGTTTGTTGTTCTTCAGTTGTGTTTTCATTAAAATTAGCAGTAATATTACCATTGTTATCAGTAATAGCCGTTACTATTCCTGTAAATTCAAAAGTAATGAAAGGATAGTTAGTGTCATATGTATTAATGATACTTGTATCGGTTGATTCAACTTCAGTTGAATCAACACCAAAATTAAAATAATAATCTTCAGGCGTTGGTATACCATCTTTATAATAGACATCCTGACCAACGAAACTTACATTTGGTAACATTGGTTTACCATTAATGTAAGTTATATATTCACCATATGTTTCAAACTCCTTAAAATGTTTTAATTTACTCATCTTATTTATATTTTCTTTATAAATAGTTTGTTTATCTAATATGTTTTTTGTATTTTTGTAAAAAGACGTAATAATAAACAAATATAAACAGTTATATAGAATGAAGATATTGACTGAAAAGAAATTTGAAGTTGCATGGAACAACTTTTGGAAAAGACTTACTAATATAGAATTAGACGTTAACTTTAAAGAAGAAGAATTAAAAGAAGAACTAAGAACGGCTTCAGGTGCATTAAATGATGATACAGGAATTTCTTATCCTGGTGGTTTGATTACTCATATTAATATTACTTTAGCATTAGCAGATAAAATTTATGAAACAATTTCTTCTACACCATTTAATGTTTTAAATATTGATAAAAATTCACTTGATAAAGTACTTTTACTTATGCATCTTTCTAAAATTGAAATGTATAAAGTAAATGATAATGCATGGGAAGTTGAAAAACGTGGATTAAACTATAAATTTAATGATGAGTTAAAGGGAAGATTAAAATTTGGTGAAAGAAGTATTCTTGTTTGTATGGATGCACAAATTCCTTTAACGGAAGAAGAATTTGAAGCAATACGTTCTATTGATAGAAAAAGTGAAGGAACAGGTTCAGATATGTATGAGTCTAATTTATCTTTAATTGTACGTCAGGTTAATGAACTTGCTTATGCTTTTGAAAGAGAACGTTATAAAACTGAAAAGTAATGAATGATTTAGATAAAGTATTAAGCCTCATGAATAGAATGAGACTTTTTCCTGAAACTGATAAATATAAACTTAAATATTGTTTTATTATCGAAAACAAACATGAAGATTTATTAGAAGAAGGTGTTCATAAATCATATGAAGCCAAAGATATGCTTAAGATATTACTTAAGTACTATAATATTGGTAATGAAGAAAATTTCATAGAAAACGGTAATGAAATAGGTGTATATTTTGACGGTAGTTATAATTCTGATGGAAAATTTTATAATAATGAAATTGTTGTATTCATACTTGTTATACCAAAGGGTTTTAAAGATTTCGAAAAGATAAAGAAGTTTTTTGAAAATTGTGGATGGATTTTAGCACAAGAGAAAGTATATTATAAAAATAATAATTACATATCTTATACTTTTCATAAAAACAAGCAAGTAAAGGCAATTGATGAATTACCAGAAGTATTATATCATTTAACGCCATTAAGTAAACTGAAAAAGATTACAAAGAATGGTTTAGTGCCAAGAACAAGTAATATAATGTCAAATAGACCAGAAAGAGTTTATTTATATACTGAAAAAATGTCTTTATTTTCTTTTCAACAGTTTGCAAATCATTTATGGAAAGCACAATTAGAAAAACAACTTAATTTAAATGGATTAAGTAAAGAAGAAATCGCTGAAAAATTAAATCAACCAAGAACAGAAAAATATTGTTTATTAGAAATAGACACTTCTAAATGTAATGATTTAAAAATATTTGGAGACCCTGATATGGATGGTGCTGTTTGGACATATGATAATATACCTCCACAAGCAATAAAAGTAATAAATAAAGATATTTAAAAATTATGAAGCCAGAGGAATTACGTATAAATGATATAATTAAGTTGGAATATCGTGGTATTCCGTGTTATGCTAAGGTTATTAAGGTTATTGAGAAAAATAATGTTTATAAAGTAAATACAAATGAACCAATTACAATTGTGTCAGTTAAGGTAATGATACCTAAAGAAGACAATAAAATTATTTATGAATCATTTATACTTACTGAAGATAAAGATTATGAACTTATTTATGGTGATGATTTAGTTAATGGATAATATGGATAATATGGATGAAAGGCAAAAAATACTTTCTTTAATGGGCAGAATGGGATTAATCACAAGTACTTCACCAGTAAGGGAAAGTAAATTTAAAACTGACATGTCAGAAACAATGCAACAAATTATTGAAGAAGGTATTCATAAATCTTATGAAGCAGAAGATATTTATAAGATTTTATTAAAAAATTATGATATTGGTTATGAAAAAACTTTTTTAAAACAAAACAAAGAAATTGGCATTGGTTTTGATACATATCGTGAGGACGGTGAATATGCAAGTGATGAAGTAAGTGTAATTGTATTATTTGTTAAGCCAGATTTTCAAGATATTGATAAATTAAAGAAGTTTTTTGAAGTTTGTGGTTGGAAGTGTGCAGATTCTTTTCAAAGTACTTATAAAGGATATATAGGCATTCAGTTCGAAAAGAATAAACAAACAGACATGATAGATGTTCCACAATTCTTATATCATTTAACACCTTCAAATAAAGTAGAAAAGATTTTAAGAAATGGTTTAACACCACATGCAGGAAATAAAAAATCTGACCATATGGAAAGAATTTATTTTTTACAAAATAAACCAAGCAAAATACAATGTACTTTATTTGCACAAGAATTATGGCAATCTTCTATTGAAAAGAAAAGATTTTTAAAATCTAAAACATATGATGGTATAGAAAAATTGAGTAGATTTCAATACTCGTTGTTAAAAATAGATGTTGAAAAATGTAATCCTAATATTACATTTTATGGTGACCCTAATGCTGATGGTGCTGTTTGGACTTTTGATAATATACCCCCACAAGCAATAAAAATAATATATAATAATATATAATAATTATGTCAATAAGAGTTAATTTAAAGAAATTAAATGAAAAAGCACAATTACCCAAAAAAGCAACTGAAGGTGATTTTTGTTATGATGTCTATGCAACTGATAGAGAAGAAATAATGCCAAATGTTTTTAAATATAAACTTGGTTTTTCATATGAAATAGTTAGAGACTACGTTACAATTGAAAGTTATGACAAAGAAGCATGTACAAACGGTTTAGATATTAATCTTAAAAATTCTCCTTTAAATATAAGTATTGATTTCAGACCAAGAAGTTCAATTTATAAGACTGGTTTATCACTTGCTAATTCAACTGGCACACTTGATGAATTTTATAGAAATGAGGCATGTGCTATTTTTTACCGTATAATACCAGGACTTCCAATTTATGAAGTTGGTGAACGTATTGGTCAGATTAAACTTGGTTTTACTTTACCTTGTGAATTTGAATGGGTAGATGATATTGATAATAATACTGAACGTGGACAAGGTGGTTTTGGACATTCAGGTAATAAGTAATGAAAATATGAAGAATATAAACAAAGAATTAGAACATCATGTTATTGTTGAATTTAAAAGAAATGGTTCTCCAATCTTAAGTGAGACACATGGATATGTTTCCGATATTGATGATATTATTGAATATTTTAAAAAAATAGTAGAACCACAAATTATTAAAACATATGATATTATAAATCATAAACCAGTTAATAATGTTTATCAAAGTAAAATAAATTTAAATACATTTTTTAAACGGTACACATTAGAAGTTACATTTGAAAAATCTGTTAAAACATCATATAATGGAGGTATGTTACCGAAGTCTGTTTTTAAGAATCCATCAAAAGGTATGTGGTTATGTGAACCTATTATTAATTTAAACATTAAAGCAAATAATGCAGTTAATGCAATGAGAATATTTTCTTTTTGTATAGGACATGAATTAACACATTGTTATGATTTATTATCATATGCAAAAGAAAATGACCAAGACCCTTGGTATAATATAAATAAAAACAAATATTTTTCCATTAAAAATAATATGAACTTTGGTGTTGGTAATACAAAAGCAATTGCTAATATGTTATATAATTTAAATAGAATGGAAAGAAATGCATATATAGCACAGTTAAAACAAGAATTGTTTAATATTAAAGATACAATAAAAGATTCAAAATCAGTAATATATGCGATTAAAAACACTGACTCTTATAAAAAATTTCTTTCATTAAATAAAAATATGGAAATAATATTATCTAATACTAATAAAGATGTTCAAAATAATTTAATTAATGATTTGAATTACATTATGGGGAAAAAATTCACAACATATAATCAATTAGTTAAATATTTTTCAAGTAGATGGAGAAAATGGAAATATAAATATCTTTCACAAGCATCTAAAATTGCATATGATATTTTTAAAAATGGTAAAAATCAATGGATTGATAATGGAATGTTTGGAAAAGATGAAATAATAATTAACAACGATGTTAGATAAAGATAAAGTAATTATTGTTGTATATGTTGGAACTAATGAACTTAGTGAAACATATAATCTTGTTATTGATTTGGAAAAAAATATAAAAAACTGTTTTGATGATTCAGTGAGATTAATTTTTGTTCCTGATGTGAATAACATTGGCATAAAATTTGAATGTATTAATCCTGTTCTATTAAATGAAGAACAATATAAGAAAGTAGAAGACAAATTAACTGTTTTAGGTAATAAAATTAAAAATTATATTGATAATGGAAAAGATTAAACTTAATTATGATGACATTACCATTGTTCCAGAAGTAGTAACAAACATTTCAAGTAGAAAAGAATGTAATCCATTTGATGAAGAAGGGTATCTACCAATTTTTGCAAGTTGTATGAGTTCTGTTGTATCAATGAGAAATGCAAGTGATTTTAATGAAGCAAAAATTAGAGTTGTAATTCCTAGAAGTTATTCAGTTGAAGAAAGGGTAAAATTTCTTCAATATGATTGCATTAATTTTGTGGCTTTTTCATTGGCTGAATCAAGAAATTTGTTTGTTGATAAACAAGTAATTTTAGAATCATCAATATCTCTTACAAAACCATTGAAAGTTTGTATTGACCTTGCTAATGGACATATGAAATGTCTTTTGGATACAGTAAAAGACATTAAGAAGATATATGGTAATAAAATTCAAATTATGACAGGAAATATTGCTAATCCTGAAACATATCGTGCTTATGAAGAAGCAGGTGTAGACTTTGTAAGGTGTTCCGTTGGTTCGGGAGATGCCTGTTTAACATCATCGAATACGTCAATTCATATGCCAGTATTTTCTTTATTGTCAGAGACTTATGCAATTAAAAAAGAAATTAATGGTAAGTGTAAAATTATTGCTGATGGTGGAATTAAAGGATATAGGGATATTCAGAAAGCACTACTCTATGCTGATTATGTTATGATTGGTAGTTTATTTAATCGTGCTATGGAAAGTGCAGGTAAAACCACATATGGTAGTTTTTATTGGAACATTCGAGGAAAAAAGATATATAGACCACTTAAAACTTTGTTTTACTATGGTAAAGAAGTACCAAAAGATAAATATGAAGAAGTTTATAATTTAATTAAAGATAATAAATTAACTGTTTGGAAAGAATTCTTTGGTCAAAGTACTAAAATCGCACAAGCAATTACAGCGTCAGCAAATACACAAACACTTAAGGAATTAAAAACTTCAGAAGGATTATTGAAATATCAAAAAGTTGAATATACTATTAAAAAATGGGTTGAAAATGAAATTGATTATCTACGTTCTTCAATGTCTTATACTAATTCAAGAACACTTGAAGAATATAAAGATAGTAAATGGGTACAAATAACACAAATTAGGTATAATAAGTAATGAATTTTCCTGAATATTATAAAACGATTTCTTTTGTGAATTCAGAAGGTAAAGAGTTTGTTGGTTATTTAGAACCACCATTTAGTGATGAAGATAATCCTTGGTTTTCTGTTGAAAACAATAGAAATGAAAGACAAGGTGTTGGTGGAATTATGTTTCATCCAGACGATATAGTTATATGGAAATATATTTAATATTTGGCACGATTATTGTAATAGATAATCGTGCTTTAAATTTTATTTTATTATGAATGTGTTAAATTTTATTTTATTTCTTATAGGTGGAGTTATCTTTGTCTCATCTATGTTTAATTGTGCTACTTATGGTGCACTTTTCTTTGATAGAAACTATTATTGTATCGAAAAATTCAGAACTGTTCAAAAAGTAACTGACTTAATTGGTATTATACATTGGTTCACATGTATGATGTTTGCAGCATTTCTAATGTTTTATACTGTAAATAATTTTAAATATAATGTTGAAAACAATGACTTTGTTCTTAATATGTTTTGGTTCACATGTATGGTTTTTGTAGCATTAGATATGCTTGTTAGTGGATTATTAATAACGAAACATAAAATGACAACTGTTAGAGATGATATTATGCATCAATGGAAAACACAAAAACATATTACAAAAGAAAATAATCATGAAGTAAATCTTTACAATGGATGTAAACATGTAACAGTTGATTATCCAAAACAAACATCATTTATTGTTATTACATTGATAATTTTTAACTTTTTCATATAAAAAATAATTTGATTTATGAAAATTAGACGATTTAATTGGAAAAAAAGAAACACTAACGAAGAAGAACGTAGAAATCCAACAGATGAAGAGTGTGAAATGTTGATTAAAATGTTTGAAGAATGTAATTGGTGTACCATCCGTGATATTTTAATTGAAAGTGGATTAACTGATGAGGATTTTCCATGTTTTGCTAAGGATTTGGTGAAGGGAAATTTGATGGCATTTAAGCCAAGAAGTTTACAAAAATAAAAGCCGTAGAAAAATTCTACGGCTTTTTATTGTTTAAACTGTAAGTGGTTGACCCACATTTTTAGGAACATTTCTTGTTGGAATATTTGATTTTACTCTATTACCTTGTCCTTGTGTAAATGCTGGTACAGGTGCTTGTACTGGTTGTGCAGTAGATTGACGTTTATTTACTGCTGTTTTTTCTAAACCATACTGTTTTGTTATCTTATTTGCTTGTGCTTTTAATCTGTTAGCCATAGCCATATATTCTTTAGCTTGTGCTAATAATTGTTCTGCTTGTTCAGATGCTGTATTAGGCATTTTTGACAAAGGATTAGTCATGCTTCTTCTTGTATCATCATAATCATGTTCGTCTTTAAAACCTTCAGTACCTCTATCCATTGATTTTTGATAGTTATATCCTTGTTTTGCACCTTTAAAAGCACCTTTTAAATTATTCCATAATCCTTCATCCATATCAGATTCTTTAAGAATTCTTAAAGCACTTTCTGTAATTATATTATGGAGTTCTTGTTCTGTTATTTTAACAGAACTTTTTTTATTTTCATTGATTTTTTTCTTGTTTTCTTGTTTCATTTCTTTAATAACTTCAACAATACTTTCAGAAATGATATTTTGTAATTTATCTTCAGTTATTTTCATAATTTAAATATTTTTAATATAAATAGTAAAGAAACATATAAAAACTTTACTTTTTCATAATAAAATTTATTTTTATAAAAAACAAATATGGAAAAAAACATAAATGAAGATATTATTGAAAATAAAGTAGAAGAAAATAATAACATAATATTTTCTAAAAATAAAATATCTGATTATTCTATAATTGAATTAATACAATTAGAGTCTGCTGCTCGTTTACTTTATTCAATTAATGAAAATGAATATATTACATTTAGAGGACAATTATCACCAACAGGTGTTAAGATGTATAAAGATTCATTAAATAAAATGGAAAAAAAAGTAAAAAAATATGGTAAAATAAGACAAAATTTACTTCAAGAAATTGGATTAAGAATAGAAGAAATTGAAACATTTTTTGAAAATGGAAAAGAAGAAAACGAAACAAATGAATTTTAAACGAAATATAAAATCTTTCATTGATGGTATCTTTTACGGTTTAAAGGGTGCTGATAATGTCATTTCTACGCAAGCATCATATGGTAGTTCTGATACAGAAATAGTACAATCACAAATAAAAGACAATGTTTATAATGATTTATTAAGGGGTGAAGAAACACAAAGAGTAAAAGAACTTAGAGATGAATTTTATAGAACAATTGATAAATCTAAAGATTTTAAAGTTGAAATAAGTGGTGTTAGTAAAAAAGATTTTGAAAAAAATTTAGATAATGAAAATGTTACATTAACAGCAACAGCAACTAAAAAAACAGCACTTGATTTTGTATGTAAAATTGAAGTATATAATCCAGAAAAATTACATTTAAAATGTATACAAGATAATATTCAAGTTCCAGAAAAGGGTGCTTTTTCACAAACTGACAATACCGAAAATTTAGAGAAAGGAAATCAAAATATGTTAGTTGGTTGTATGCTTAGTGATAAACATGTAAGTATATTTAAGATAAAACGAGACGGTTTCTTACCAAGATTCAAACTTGAAGATTATTCTAACAAAGTTGTTATACGTGTTTTAGATGATAACACTTCACTTGTGGATTTTTATGTATCAGCATACCCAAGTCAGTTTGGTTTTGTGTATGAATTAGGAAAAAACGGAAAAATACATGCTAAAAAAGACAATAGTTCTTTATTAGTTTCAGAACTTAAACGTTTATTAGAAAAACAAATAAGAACTTCTGATGTTGTGGAAATGTCTGAGTTTAGTTTTGAAACAGAAAATGCTTATGGCGTACCTAATCCTTCTTATTTTGACTTTGATAATATGGAATATAAAGGAATTGACACATTTGATGGTAATTTTGTTATTACATTAAAAGCACATAACAAACACATAAGTTCTGCAATTGAAAAATATCACACTAAAGAACTTGATGAAAAACTTAAGAACAATTCAGTAAGAGAAGGAAAAGATGTTGATTTATATACTGTCATGAGACATAATGAAAAATTATCAAGTGAAAATAAAATAAATGAAAATAATTAATTAATATGAAGATAGCAATAGATTTAAATGATGTAATACGTGATTATTCAAATAATTTTATTTCGATGTATTTAAATTATTTTAATCATGATTTTGATACAACAGATTTTGAAATGTGGACAAATGATATGCAATCTTTATTAGATTTTAAGACAGAACGTGCTTATCAAAAGTTTATCTATGAAGACTATCCATTTGAAATTTTTTGTAAATGTGGTACATGTACAAAAAAGTTACCTGTTGAATTAAAAGAATGGATAAGTTGTTTAAGAGATTATGAGTTTGATGAACCTGTTGAAGTTATGTTTGTTTCTCCTATGGAATATGGTGCTTCAATTAGTTATACATTTGCATTTATTGGGAATCTTGGTTGTGGTATAAGAGAAGTTTATTTACCATTTGATTCTACAAAAATTTGGGATAAATGTGATGTTTTAATAACAGCAAATCCATCATTAATTTCTTGTAAACCAGAAAACAAATATGTTATTAAAATTAATACAGAATATAATAAAGAATCATTTAGTGATTATAATTACAAAAGATTAAGTGATTTTTTATCAGATGAAGAAATTTTAACAGAAATAAATGAAAAAATAAATAAATAAGAAACTTTAAATATATGTCAGAATTAACAAAAAAAGAAATGATTAAAACAATAGAAAAAAACATTGGTAAAATCAATGATAAATCATTTACGATATATTTCTATGTTTTTGATACAAAGGGTAATCCTTCAGGCTCATTAAGTTATATTTATCAGACAGCATACACATTGAAAGAACTTGGGTACAATGTATGTATGTTACACTCTGATGATAAATTTATTGGTGTCGGTGATTGGCTTGGTGAAAAGTATGCTGAATTGCCACATAAGCAACATCAGACAAGTGATGGAAAGATTAAAGAACACATAGATATCAATGCTTGTGATTTTATAATTATTCCAGAAATTTTCGCAAACGTAATGATTGCTTTGAAGAATGCACCATGTAAAAAGATAGTACTTGTTCAAAACTATAATTGGCTTTGCGAATCAATGCCTATGGTAGCAAGTTTTCAAAATTTAAAAATAAATGATATTATCACAACAACTGAAACACAAAAGAAATTGCTTGAAAGTTATTTCCCGAATATGAATATTTTTGTTGTATCACCTTCGATTAGTCCAATTTTTAGGGATAGTGATAAACCAAGAAAATTAGTTGTTAATATTGTTTCTAAAGACCAAAGTGATATTCATAGAATAATTAAACCATTCCACTGGAAATATCCTATTTATCAGTTTATTTCTTTTGCTGAATTAAGAGGTTTGTCACAAGAACAGTTTAGTGATGCATTAAGAGAAAATGCTATAACAATTTGGATAGATAAAGAAAGTAATTTTGGCTATTCTGCTTTGGAAGCAATGAGAAGTGGTACAATCTTACTTGCAAAAACACCTGAAACATTACCTGATTGGTGTTTGGAAACAGATGAAAAAACAGGCGAAAAAAGGTTAACTGATGCTTGCATTTGGTTTGATGATATTAATACTGTTCCTGATATGTTAGCAAGTGTTATTAGAACATGGACATTAGATAGAATACCTTCAGAAGTTTATGAATCTGAACATAAATTGGATAATTTATATACTAGAGATATTCAGAAGAAAGAGATTGAACATGTTTATTTAAACACAATTATTGAAAGAAGAAAGAAAGATTTTGAAGAAGTTTTAATACAAGTAAAAAATAAAGACGAAAAAGAAGATAAATAATATGAAGAATTTAACTGTAATAGTCCCTATACATGAGTTTAGTGATGAAATCGAAAAACTTTTAAATAGAGCAATTGATAGTTTTAATGAAACTGATAAAGATAAAGATACTGATTTACTTTTTATTGGACCAAAAGATGTTTTAAAATCAGTAAAAGAAAAGTTTGATGGTGAACGTAGAATATTTGTTGAAAATGAAAAAACTGATTTTTCTTCACAAATAAATAAAGCAGTTGATTCTTGTAAAGAGTATTTTTCAATTCTTGAATTTGATGATGTTTATACACCTAATTGGTTCAAAAATGTAAAGGAATATTTAAATAATGATGAAGGCATATCAATTTATTTGCCGTTAACAGAGGTTGTTTTATATAATAAGACAGATGAACCTATTGGTTATGTAAACGAAGCACCTTTAGCAACTTCTTTTTCAGAAGAACTTGGTTTTCTTGATTTGGAATCTCTTTTAAACTATATGAATTTTAATACAACTGGTGCTATCTTTAAGACAAAAGATTTTATTGAAGTAGGTAAATTGAAAGAACCTATTAAATTATCATTCTGGTATGAATTCTTATTAAGAGCAGTCAGAAATGACAAGAAAGTTTATGTAATACCTAAAGTTGGATATAGACACACTTTAAGTAGAGAAAGTTCTTTATCGGAAATATATAATAAAACTATGAATCCTAAAGAAGCAGAATTTTGGATTGAACTTGCTCAAAAAGATTACTTATTTAAAAAGACAAGAGATATATCACATTATTTATACGAAGAATAATAATAAAGTATGCAAAGAATGAGATGGGAATTATCTAAATAGTTCCCATTTCTCGGTATCAACGGTAAGACTTATTTTATATAAGTAAAGTTAATGAGAAAGTACATAATTATTATGTAGATAAGATGCCTTTTGCTGTAATAAATATACATAGCAAAAAATGGCAAAAAGAGGTAGAAAACCAAAAGAACGTAAAGGTTATTTTTATGAAAATGAAGAACAAGCAGTAATTGACTATATTTCAACAGATGATGGTGTTAAGAAAAATGAAATATTCAATAAGTATCTTTATCCAGCATTTGTTAAAATGATTGAATCTATTATAAGAAGATATAATTTATATTGTTCAGATGAAGAATTTGTTCAAACATTTAATGATACATTATCATATTTAATGTCAAAAATATCACATTATAAAAAAGTAATGTATATATATGAACAAATTGAATTCATACCTGAAAACGAAGATGCTGTCATAATTAATGAAGATAATAAAAAAGAATTTTTTAAAACAGCTAATGTTAATAGTCCTGAATATGTGGAAGTAGATTATTTTGGAAACAATATAGAATATTATAAGCTTAAAGAGAAAAAAATGAAGGCTTTTTCATATTGTCAAACAGTTGTTAAAAATTATCTTATGTTTAAAAGAATACAAGTAGTAAAAGAACAACAAAGAAATACATCATATGATACGGTTTCTGATACATTTGAAAATGATGCAAAATATTCAACAGAAATTATTGATTCATATATTTTGGCTGAAAAATTAATATCAAAAACCTCTAATGAAATTAGAAAAATGCTTCAGAATGCTGAAGAAAACAACTTATCAGAAAAAGAAATAAAAGTTGGTTATGCATTATGTGATTTATTTGAAGATAATAAATGGGAACAACTTATTAGAGATGATGATAGTAATAAATTATTGAAAAGTTCCGTTTTAATGTTTTTAAGAGAAGCAACACTTATGACAACAAAAGAAATAAGAGATAATTGTAAACCATTTAAAACATTATATTTTCTACTTAAAAAAAATGAACTTGAATAATTTGTTTTAAACTATTTATAGTTATAAAGTATTAAATATTATGGAAAAAAGATATAAAGTAAAATTAAATTCAAATGATAAAATTGAAGAACTTCTTCAAGAAATTTATAACGAAGCATGTAGACAACTTAACCAAATTCAAATAGAAATGGATAAGTTGACTAACAGTATAAATCTTGGTGCTGAAGAAATAACAATCGAAGATAAGACAAAATATTCAAAGGCAATGCATGATTATTTAGGGGATAAAGACCGTGCAATTAAATCTAAATTTGAAATTGCTAAATTTTTAGGTGAAATTGTTAAACATAATGGTAGTGTAAATGATACACTTAATGACCCAGCATTTGCTAAAGCAACAAGTCTTAATATTAAAAATTTGAGAAATGCTGTTTTATCTGATGATAAAGAAGAAGATACTGACACATATATATTAAAACATTAATATGGCTGCATTAACAACAGAAGTAATAGGTACTATAGGTGCAATTCAAACACTCATAGAGAACTTTCCTATGAGTATTTTTGAACTTTTTGGAAATAAAACATATACAAACCCAATTGACTTTATAATGGATGTATTAAGACAATTGGGTATTAGTGATGCTGTTCTTGTTGATAAACTTATTGAACTTTACTTTAATGTTCCAAATGCTGTTGAATTATATGGAGATGTATCAAATTATAAGTATAAATTTATAAAAAAACCAACAGAAGAACAAATAGAACAAGCAGTAAAAGAACAAGATATTCCAAGTAAAATAGATGCTAATAGTCCAAACTATATTTTCATTGTAAATGAAAATGAAACAAAATCTTATTATAGAAAAACAGCACCTGTTCCAACTGAACTTCAAAGTGAATTTTTAAATGGTATTGAATTTTCTGTTAAAGGGATTATACAAAACATATTAACTGGTTTATTATCTTGTTCTATTATTCCTGAAATACCAGAATCTTATATGGATAATAGTAATATACAATTTATTTTTCCAAAAGATTCTTTTGATATTAGTGGATTATTAAATATTAATCCTTTAACCGATATTGGTAAAAACTTTTATTCAGGTGTTGATGATGAAGACTTAACAGTAAACAATTTATATAAAACAAATGATTTAAATGCTTTCATTTGGTATTCTATGAATAGAGGTACAACATTAACACAACAAGAAAAAAATAAGATGATGTGGGATAGTAGAATTGTATCTGAACGTGAAGGTAATGAGGAAAATAGAAGAATATCTTCAGAAGATTGGGATAATTGGATTAATAGTAAAGTAGAAACAAATAGTATTTTTTATTTGAATAATTGGCAAAAATATCTTGATGCATTAAGTGGTTCTAACAAAACTGTTGATATTCCTTTACATCCTATATTACAATTTGAACCAACTGATTTTTTTGGATATAATAAAGGTATTAGAGTATCATTTCCAAGTCAAACATGGCATAAAGACGAAGGAATATTTAATAAAAGTATTTATAGGTTTAATATAGATTATTTAAATAACATACAAATATTTAATCCTAGACTTATCATAACTGAAATGATAAACACTTTATTAAATGGAAATATAAATCTTGGTGTTAATTTAAATTACTCTATACAAACTAAAATATTAGAAGGAAGAATTAACACTATAATTAAAAAAGCATTAGAAGAAGATGATGCAACAGTTGAAGATTGTTTCTTTAGTTTCTCAAATGATGAATACAATGAAGCACTTAAAAATATGGAACTTCAAAAGTATAATGCAAAAGAATTAAATAGTGAAACATCTCCTGCGATAAAAATAGATGAAAACTTTGGATTAAATGCTATTAATGAAATTAATTCAATGGCAACATTAAATGAAAAGATTTCAACTATTACAAAAACTGTTTATGATATTTCAGCAATACCAGCACAAGATGCTGCAATTGAAATTAGTGATAAACTAAGTTTATCTTATAATGAAAAGTGGATTAATGATGTTGTTATGGCTCTTGTTATGCCATTAGCAAAAGCAATACTTACTCCAAAAGTAATGTTATTATTTTTAATAAACTTTCAAATAATGGGAATGATTAATATTAATGACATTAAATCACTTAACGATGTAATGGATTTAATATTGAAAAAAATGATAGCAATTATTATATCATTAGTAAGATATATTAAAGATAAAATAATTGAATTTTTATTAAAATTATTCTTTGATGTTGCCGAAGAATTAATTGTCAAATGGGGTATACTAATTTTAAAAGAAAAACTTGATGCTTGGTTAACATTACTTGCTGAAGCAATAAGTTGTATTCCATTATTTAATTTTGGTAAAGTATTAACTGAAATTGATGATGTTAATTATGCTGATATAACACAAACACAGGATATACCAAAAACTGAAGAAAAATGTTAATAAATTTTTTAAAAAGTAAACAAATATGAATTTAGATAACATAGCAAGAACAATGAAAAACGCTTTCACTAAAATGAAAACGCCTGCTGAAATTTTACCACCATTCTTACTTTATTGTGTTGCAACAAGAAGAAGTGGTATGTCTGCTTATGAAACAACTTCTAAAATCATATCAGATAATGCTGCATTAAATATTTTAACAGGTGAAAATCCTGATGGAACACCTAATGTTGTTAATCAGTATACTTATAATATTGTTAAACATGTCTTAGATGAAATAAAAAATAATGCTGTTGTCCAAGTTTCAATACCAGCAAATTCTATTATGGTACAAACTAATGGAAGTAATGCAGGTGGTCCAGTTGTTTCTGTCGGACAAAATATAATAAGTACAGTTGTAAGAGGAATTATAAGATAATGGAAAAGAAAAACATAAAAGAATTAAGTAATTCTGAATTAAATATCTATAAAAAAGAATTAACAAATGAATTTGAATCCATAAAAGGAAAAATAGATTTATTAATTAAGTCACTTAAAGAAACAGAAAAAGAATATTTAAAGGTTGAAACAGAATTAAAAATAAGAAGTAATAGTATATACTAATATGGCAGCAAATCAATATATACCAGGTAGTAGATTGGTAAAGGTTATTAGTATTGATGATGAAAATGGTGGTAATAGAATTAAAGTTAGATTTACACCTGAAGATAATAGCCGTAGAGACAGTGAATTACCATATGCAATACCATATCTACCAAAAATGTTACATGTTATGCCTAAAGTTGGTGAATATGTAATTGCTTTTTCAACCAATTTAACGGATTCTGAAAGTCAAAGATTTTATATTGGGCCAATTATTTCCCAATATAGTCATATGTTAGAAGAAAAAAATTCTCTTGAAGCGTTGTCAATGGCTAAAGGTACTAGAGTTACACCAGATGTTTCAGAAGATTTAAAGCCACTAACAGAAGGTGCTTTTCCCAAAAAAGAAGATGTTGCTTTACTTGGTAGAAAAAATACTGATATTATATTAACTGAAAATGATGTAAGAATTCGTGCAGGCGTTAGAAAAGTAGAAGAAGGAAATAGTAGAAATGTAAACTTTAATGGCGAAAATCCTGCTTATATTAAATTAAAATATTGTCCAGTTGAACAATATGCTGATAATGACAAATATAATAGTAGTATTGCAATAGTTGCTGATAAAGTTTTACTTCTTGGTAATAATCCTAAAGAAAATGATAATAAACTTACAACAGATAAACATAATTTAATTAGTGATGAACAGTTTAATAAATTAATAGAAAAAACCCATGAACTTCCATTTGGTGATACATTAGTTGAATTCTTGACAATGTTCAGAGACGCTTTTATTAATCATGTTCACCCATTTCCAACAATGAAACCATGTTATACAAATTCAATTGAAAATTTGCAAAAATATGATTTAACAAAAATGTTATCAAAAACTATTAGAATAGATTAAAAAAACTCGTAGGTAATTCCTACGAGTTTTTATTTTCATCATTAGTTAAATTGTTCTTATGTAAAATTAAAGTTCCATCTGGTAAATGTTCAAAATTTTTTAACGGTATACAGTTTGATGTCTGATAACTATAATCCGATTCACCAAAATAAATGTATATTAATTTCAAATAATCTCTATTATATGTTTTACAGAATTTTAAAAGGTTTTTAATATCATCTTCGTCTGAATCAAAAACATCAATCCTTTTTATATATTTAACCAAGTCTTTAATATTGTATATTGAATCATCATATGATTCTAAAGATTCTTCTGCTTGGTTGTAATATTCTATATCATGCCATTGATTATTCCATTCTGAGTCATTTCTTAATTTCATATGTGCATCTTTTGCTGAAGCACCTTGAAATTGGTTTTTTAATCTTTCTGGTGAATAATATTCAAATGGATATATATTACTAATATTATGCAATGAGTTTAATTTTTTCATATCAAATTCAATTCTAACACCACATCTTGAAGGATAAGCAAATCCTTCATAAAAAGACTTGTGCCTTGTTAAAGACATGAAATTATTCCCATTTCTCATATGTTTTTGTTTGTCATTTAAGGCAAACATATTAAACCTTATAATTGCTAAAAGTGAAGAGAAATGCGTGAAATGATATAATGTATCATAATTAGTACCTTCCATAATTTGAGTAATTACGGAATTTACCATTTCTTTTATATCATTTTCTGTTATAATAATTTTACTCATATCTTTCTGTAACGTCACTTACAACTCTGAACCTTAAAATATCTTTATAATATTTCATTTCCCTACCTGATTTAACTCTTATATCAATATGATATTCATTAGGTATTAAATCTTCAGTATATATAACAAAAAAGTTCTTAAGAAAACCTTTTTCTACTGGTTGATAATCAAATACTGTTAATTCTCTATTTCCATCCTTAACATATATACGATATTCGGCACTGTCAATGAGCTTAATTTTAAATGTTTCAAATTCCTTTCTGAAATCAACAGTAACCTCTCTGATTTCACCTCTGTTTAAATCTTCAGCATCATTTATACCGTATATACTAGGAACTAAATTTTCTTTTGTACTTACAACGTTTCCAATAGAAATAAATCTGTTCATTGGTTGTACCTCAAATTCCATTTCTACATCTTCTATTTTTTCACCATTTAAAGCCAAATTAAGCCAATTATCGTAAAGTATAGTTCCATTATCCACATCTTCAGGTAAAGTCGAAATTTCGGCAAAATAGACACCTTTTTGAGCCTGTTTAACAGGATATTCAATATCATTTATCATACATGTAGGAATTTCGTCAAGATTTTGTGGAATTCCGTTTATATTTGCATAAAGATATAATCTATTTTCTTTACCTTTTGTAAATGTTGCTCTATCATCTTTAATTGTTTCGCAATATGTGCATTCTATATATGGATGAAAAAATGTATTAGTTGTATCAGTAAAGAAACCAACATATTGTGTAATGTCAGGCTGCATTTTTTCAAAACGAGGGGTAAACATTAACATGATACCAAAATTATGTTCACCATTTATGATGTCAAGTACATAATTTGTTATGTCTAAGTCCAAATTTTCATTTCCAAAATCAAAATGTTGCGTATCTAAAATATATGAACTTACTCCACTATTGAATAACTCAATTTGTTCGGAAATGAATTCATCAGAATATACACCACCTTCAAGAAATATTTTAACCTTTGTATCACCACTAAATTGCCAAATATTTCTATTAATGAAGTTAATATCAGGACTTTCTATATTAATTTTTTCTTCATCAACTGGCCATACTTTTCCATTTTCTGAAAAAAACCAAGAAGAACCTTCATCTGAAAATGAACGGTTATTGTTAATCCAAAAATCTGCAACGTAGTCAAATCCTCTTCCCTGGTCAAATACGCAAGGAAGTTTAAGTGCAATAACATCAAATGATGCTGCTCTCTGTTTTGGTTTTATACCGTTTTCTAATAACTTTTCATAAGGATATCCATCAACTGAAAAACAGTTTGTCATTTTTAACTTAAATGTTAATTTATCTAAATCAGCAAACGTTTTATCTTCTACAAGTTTTAAAATTTCTGATTCATCAAAATGAATAAGTCCACGACTTGTAACTTCACCATAATTAAGTTCCAAAACAGGATTTAAACCAACATTGGCAAATGGATTATTCTTATATATTGTGTTTGTCTTGTCTAAGAATAAATGTCTTATCATATTAATATGTCATATTTTAATATAAATAGTTTTGTTAATATAATTGTCTTTTTAAAAATTTTAATTATACCCCTTGATTTTCTCATTATTTTTTTTATATTATAAAAAAATAATATAGGAATGAAAAAAATAGGTAGTATTATTAAGTTTAACAATAAAGATATGAAGTTAAAAATAGGAACTGTTGATAAAAAGAATCCAGAAGTAATATATTTAGAAGGTGGATTTTACGTTAAACCAATAGTTCAAAAAGAAAAGAATGAATACAAATATGATATTAATCAAATTAAGAATGTTTTTGAAGATTTGATTAAAGATTGTATTAACAAAGAACACATGTTTGACAAAGAATATATGTTTTTTAGTGACATAGCTTATGAATGGTTAAAGTTAGATAAGGAATCATTTTTATCTTTTCAAATTTATTTAAAACCATCAACTAATATTTTAGAAAAAGAAAAAAATTTTTCAAATGTTATGAAATATGTTAAAGATAATTTTAACTATAACATATCAGTAAAAGACATATTTGAAAAATATGGTTATGAAATTTCTAAAACTAAAGCAAAATAAACTATTTATTAATAAAATAGTTTTTATTTATGCAAGAATTTTATTTAAGAAAAGGAAATACTGCTATTCCTCTTAGAATGGAAGTTATAAATGATGGAAGATATGATTATAGAAAATCATTAATTAATAACTCATTAATGGATTGTAAAGTAACCTTCTCAATGAAAAATACTGAAACAGGTTTACTTAAAGTTTCTAAAATGCCAGCAGAAGTTGTTTTAGCTAAAACAGATAGTTGTGAAGAGAAATATATCTTACAATATAAATTTAAACCAAGAGACGTTAAAGAAACTGGTATTTTTGAAGGTTGGTTTGATATAACATTTAATGGAAACTTAACAGAAAAAGATGAAACATATTTAACAGGTGACTTCAGAGTCCCAGTTGAAGAAAAATTATTAATCTTTGTTAATGAATAAAGAAAATGGAGAACATTAATGTTCTCCATTTTTTATGATGCTAATTCAGGATAATTTCTTATTATTTTATTTCTAATACTTTTAACTTTTTGTTCATAATTTTTATCTTGTGCGTATCTATGTCCATTCATATTAATAAACCCATTTGGCTGTAATAAAGTATCAATATCTTTATTTTTAAGATAATCACGTTTCATTAAATTAATATATGGTAAAATACTTTGATTTTGATTAGAATAAGTAGAACGATTAGAACCATCATCCCAACATCCTATTGAAAATACACTACCTGTTTTTCTTGCTCTTTTTCCAAATCCAAAACAACTTTCAAGATGTGCTTGTGCCATTAAAAGAGGTAAATCAAAACCAGTTTGTTCACATGCGTTAACCATTTCTTCGGGTGATAATTGTATATTTTCTGGGTTGAAACCTTGGTTTTTAACAGCCTTCTTCATATAGTCTTTAACACATTCAACTTTTTTTTGAAATAAACTATCAGATTGATTGTTTATATTTTCAGTATTATTTTGTAATTCAGTTTGTGCCATTCTATATAATATGTTTTTTTGTTTTGGACTAATATTAAGATTACTAATAGAAGCAAGTATGACTGTTGAAGCCACACCTGCTACTATTGCTTGTTTATATTTTTGCCATAAAGCATTTAAATCAATAGATTCATTTATTTCACCAAATTCGTTAATATAACTTTCAAGTAAATAATAATCCTCTATATTCTTTAATTGCTGTTCAGTTAAAATTAATTTAGTCATTTTTTAAAAAATTGAAGTTATTTCAATGAAGTTGCAAATATCATTTTCAACAGTTTCTTCGACATAAACCTTTTTACTAACTTGTTCCATTATTGAAGAAAGTTTGTTAGCTGAATCCATGTCACCTGTCTTTTGATAATTTTCTTTTGCTTCATTTATCTTATTAGTACAAACTTCTTTATATTTGTTAAATATTTCTTCTTTATTACTTGATTCAGAAAGTTCTTTAACCATTGTTTTTTCTTCGTCTGTTAATTCTTTAGAATATTTTTCATTAAACTTATTCATGAATTCTTTTGCTACTGTATCAATATCCTTTGATTCAGAAATATTATTTTCAAAATCATGTTTTTCGATTTCTTCACGGATAACTTTTACTGCTGAACTATAAGAAGAAATATTTTTTACATTTTTTTTGTTTTCAGTAATAAATGTAATTGCCTCATCTAAATTTTTCTTTTCTTCTGGTAATAAATCATTAGCCTTTTCACCTATGTAAAAATATGCTTCTGCAAGTATATTACCAATTTCTTTTTTATCAGAATTAATTTTATCTTTATTAAGATTAAAATTTTCTAAAACAATATTATTGATTAGGAAATCAACATCAGAATTTTTACTAGTCTTTCTAATATTTTCATAAATAGAATGTAAAGTATTTAATTCTTTACTGTTTTTTATTGTATCAGTATATCTTTTAATAATTTTTCTTCCTTCAGAAGAACTAAATAAAACAGGAGAAAAATTTTCAAAACATTCTTTAATATATCCAAATGGTTTTTCAGATATTTCACATGCTTTATTTAAAGAAACAATATATTTGGCACGTTTATCACATGCTTCATTTATTTCTTTTCTATATTGTTCAATTGAATCAAGTGTATTTAATGTATCTATATATTTATCTTTCATAACTGTATTTTCTTTATAAATAGTTTTTAATCATCATCTTTTTCTAATTCTTCATAAAAATCTTCGTCAAATTGACTTTCAGAAATACCACTATCATTTAATGAAGTTTGACCATTATATTCATTTTCTTCAATTATATTATTAATTTTATTGAAAATATTGTTTACCTTTTCATTTATTGTTACATTTTTCCCTTCAAAATCTTCCGCTTCTTCAACATATTCAGGGTCATTTTCAATTGCTTCGTTTAATCTTTCAAAATATTTTTCAGTAAAACTTTTTATTCTACTTCTTTCATTAATAACAGGTTTTGAAGTAACGTTCTCCATTGGTGCACCATTGTCAAGAGAAGGTGCTTGTGACATATCAGAACTTGTTTCTTGTCCACTCATATCAGGCATGTCTTCAGTACCAGCACCGCCTAATGAATCCATTGGTAATGAACCCCCATCAAAACCACCACCTCCTGGTCCGCCTGACCCTGGTCCACCCATACCATTATCTTGTTGTTGCATTTGTTGATTGTTCTGAGGTGAATTTATTGCTTCAAAATCACCATATATTCTGTCAACATTATCAAACATACCTGTTTTCCTAATTATCATGGCTGTTTGTTCTAATTCAGCAGCCATTGCTTTTTCCATTCGTATTTCAAGAAGCATATCCTTAATCTCACTATCAGTCATTTTCATAATTTTCTTTAATGCCATGTGCATAGACATAAGAGGAATACCAGTTCCTGGGTCAGATACAGCAGCAGTTGCTGTCTGAACACGTTTTGTAATATCTTCTAATTCAAGTGCTTCAATCTGTGCAGAAGGATTATTCATGGAAAGTGTGAAATTAGTAATTTCGTCATCAAGACCCATGAAATGCAAATGAATCATTGCTATCTTATTAAGCTCCATTAATAAGAATTGTTGTATAGAATTTACCATACGTGAAAAACGAATATCAAGCAATGAAAGATTTTGTCCCTTACCTTGTGCTTCTTGGAAATTAAGGAAAGTTTTTGGAACACGTAATGCTGAAAATACTTTATTCTGCATATAATTAATATCATCCATCTGTGTCTGATTCTGTGCACCTGCCAATGTTTCAATTGGTGTTGGTGCTGATGGGTCTCTAACAGGAATAAAATAATCACTTGAAACATCAAGGAAATTTTTTCTTAAATCAATTTGGCCAGTTGCTGGGTCAATAATTGGCGTTCTCTTAAAATTGTTAGCAAAATCTTGAATAAATCCTGGAACATCAGCATCATCAATAGCACCTACATAAACTTTAAATACACGTCTTTCAACACTTTTATCAAGACGATAAATAAGCATTGCATCTTCCATCATACTCCACATTCTCCAAGCACGTCTTGCTTTATGAAGATGTGAAACACCATAAGGTAAAAATAAAGAGTTCTTAAGTAATCTAAAATGCGCTACCTGCCAATTAAAATATGGATGTGATTCATTATGTCCAACCCAAACAAATCTCGTTTCATCTGGTTTTATATCGTTAACCTGATTAGGCATGACACCTGCTGCTGAAGTATAACCGTTTTCAATTCTATCCATCTCATAAACAGGTAATTCCTTCCATCCTAAAATACCATTATTTTGGTCAACATTAAGAAGCATAAATTCATTACCATATTTTATCATACTTCTTGCTACCATTGGTAACATTACATGAATGTTCAGTCTATTGTAAAATAAGTCTTCAAGAATTGCTTTAATTCTTTTTGATTTCGACTTAACATGAAGCATTTTTCCTTCTGATGTGAACGAACAAGCTTCTTCCTGTATGATATCAAGAGCAGCACCGATTTCTGGTGTTTCATCCATTAAATCAGCATCTCTATACATTAATTTTACAGCAGTATAGCCAGCAAGACTTTCCATTGCATTATCAGCACCTGCTTTTGCCCACTGATAAGATAAAAACTTCTGTTGTTTATATTGTTGTAACTTCCTTTCGTAATCGGCTCTGTTATTTGTAGAATATAAAATGTTATTACCTGAATAATCAGCAGTTGGAGGTAACTTTTGAATTTCAGGTGAAACACTTGTTCCGAAAAGAACACTTCCTATATTCTGAAATATTGTGTTTCTTCTATTATTAGCCATATTTAATAAATTTTATTTATTATAAATAGTTTAAAAAATTGTATTATAATCTCTGTTATAATATAGAGAAATATCTTGTAAAGTAAATAATTAACAATTTTTACTTGTTTTTATTCTAATTTTTATTATTTTCTTATAAAAGAAGTTAAGTATGAAGAATTTTTATGAAATTTATCAGAAATACATGTCAATGTCAAAAGAAACATTGGCTGAATTATTGGCAGCAAAAGAAATGAATGAAATAGAAGATATTCCACGTACTGTGGCAATTGCGTATCGCTGTAAAGATTTTAATGATTGTATAAATCCATTTAGAGATTGTATTGGATGTCCGTTAAATTCTACAACAGACGGTTTTACATCAGTGTCTTCAAATATAAGAAATAATATAAAAGATAATGATTTTATCAATAAAATTAAAAAAATGACAGATGATTAAAAATCTGTCATTTTTTCTTTATTCAATAAACATTTAAAACATCCGTTTCCTTTTAAATGTTGATAAACTGTCTCGTAAAATAAACCATGTTTATTACAAATAATAGGAATACTATCATATGGTTTTAACTCTTCTTGCTGAATATATTTATAATCATATAAATTATCATATATTGCTTTTGCTTGTTTTATAAATTCTTGCTTGGTCATATTTCAAATTTCATATTAACTAATTGTATAAATTTTAAGTGGAATATGTTTTTGTATATTAACCATACTTTCCATCATTTCAGCATTTTCTTTCATAACATTTGAAGGTCTTAATCTTTCCAAACGTTTAGTTAATGCATCCATAGTCTCTTTATATTCATCTTTACCTTGTTGTATTAACATTTGATAATCCATAACCATTTCGGCTTGTGGAATACTTACTTTACCACTGAACTTACCACGAATTAAACCAAGCATCTCTTTTGCTTTGGCTACAAATAATTTTCTTACAATGGTTTTAGACGGACTATTTAAAAACGCATAATCAATAGAACCCATTTCAACCTGGTCAGGACGTAAAATAACATCATCAGCATGTAGTCTTGAACATTCATCTGCTTCTTCTTGTGTTGCTGTGTCGTAATATGTGTACCATACTGCACAATTAACTAATCCATATACATTATTTTGTATTCCTGAAAAACCAAATGATAATCTACTACCAGGTGTTGACATTAAATGTACTAAATGAGTACCATCTGGACCAGCAGTAACTTTATATGTTAAATCACTACTAAATAATGTACGTTTAAAATTTAAATCAGCAGCCGTATAAGCAATATCAGAAACTTGTGTTGTATAAAAACCACTTCCCCTACCATATCCAGCAGGAAAGCCAATAGTTCCTAATCCTGGCATTACTCCATAACCAGCACCAACCATATTGTTACCAAAAATAGCAGTATCTGTCATAGAAGGATTAACCCACATAACTTTATTAATTGTTCTTCCAGAAGGGATAACATAAACTTGTTTACCTTCTTCAATAATAAAGAAGTCTTTCTTAAGTTCCCATGGTCCTTCTTGTTGTAAACCAACTTGTTTTGAAAACCAATATGAATAATCTTTTGTTAAATCAAGTGTTCTAAACATAAAACCTTGCATTAATGCAGAACTATCAGCACCACTTTTACCATAAAATGAAATCCAATTATTATCAATTATCTCATTTTGAACTTTTTCAGCATAATCTTCAATTGAAAATCTAAGTGCTTCACAAAGTTGGTCATCAGTAAGTTCAACAGCACGGACTGGTGCTCCTAATATTTTCCTGACAGACTTGAAAAGTTCTTCTATTTCTTTTGTTATTTTCATTTCTATAATATTTTACTATAAATAGTTTTATTATTGTTAAACTAATAACCATTTATAACTGTCAATAACAGTATTTCCAACTTTTTGAATAGTTCTGTTATTATAAATTGGTAAATAATTCTTTTTGGGGGTTGCTGATAATTCTTCCTTTCTATATGGATTGTTATACGTTGATTGTATGTTTTGAGCACTGTTAATCCACGCTCTAAGAAATACTTCATCTCTTTGTTTTGCTCTCTCTAAATCACCAAGATGGAATTTAGCAACAAAGTAACCCATAGCAAGACATGTTAATGTATCATCATGACAACCATCCTGATGGTCTTGTCTACCATTTTTGAATATCCATGTGTCAAGTTCAGAAATAACTCTCTTACTTCTTATCTTAAATTCATTTGTTCTTACTGCATTTGCAAAATGACTTAACATTTGGAAACGTACAGCATTACTATGGAAACCAGGAAGTTTACCATCATTGCCAACTTGAAGTGTTGACTGTTCTCTTTGTATTGTATATTTGTTAAGATTAGGGTCATCATAATACATATTCTTATATTGTAATCTCATAAGTGCTAATATTGTTGCATCACCATAACCACCTAATGATTCAACAACACAATATGCATCACCATATAATGTACCATACCAATAACAAATTTCACCTAAATCATCACCTGTCATTTTACCATTATATTCGAGAACTTGTTCAATACATGGTAAACCATTATCTTCTCCATCTAAATCGAATATTTCAACAGCTGAACGGTCATCACTGTCACCTCTGGAACAGTCCACTGCCATGATGTATCTATGTCCTGGAATTGGCGGTTTCCATACCCATGTTTCTTCCAAGTGGAACATGTCACCATCTTCTTTCTTACTAATTGGGTCTCGCATGTTTAAATGTTCCTGCATTTCAATGTATTCAGGCTCTACAACGTTAGAAGCAGAACCAAGGAATGATACATCAAGTTCCTGTGCAATTTTAACTTCATCATTGTTAAATTGCTGACACATTTTAACATACCAAGGTGAACGAGGTTTCCATCCATTTTTTATCATTTCTTCCCAATGTTCGTTATCATATTTAACATTTCCCTCTTTGTCTAATACTGGTTCTTTATAAAACTCTGTTTCACCATCTTCTTTTTTTCTGTACCATTCAAGGAACTTGTTATAACGTGGGTCTTGATACCATTTCATTTTAACAAGTTCAAAATTGTTCCATTGGTCAGTACCTTTAAGTTCTGCTAATCTACATGTTTCATAATAAAGTTGGTCTTTACCGTTTGGAGTACTAATCATTATTATGTGACCATTATTTGAAACTGTTGGAATAGCAGAAGCATATACATCTTTACCATTTTCAATGAATGCGGCTTCATCAAAGATGAGCCATGTAACTCCCTAATTATCAATAATTTATAATATTATTTAAGTAGTTTTTTATCTACTTTCTATCTTTTCAGATAGGATTGGCGTACATTTTCATCCTTTATTAAAAAGGAGTTCCGTACTCTTGGGAAGATTATATTTATTCACTTCCTACGCTCTACGGTGTTTCTGAACCTTACGCAATTTCAGAACTTACCTCGGTATTCTCATATTTGTGTTTCACAACAGAAACTTAGACTTCACCGATTTTACGGAATTTCATTATTGCAACTTACGCTGCAAGTCGGCAGAGTTGTTTACCGACACCACGAGAAGCATCTGGACCAGAAGAACGTGCAACTACACGGCATCCATTTTTTAATTTTAATTCTTTTTGATTACAAATTTCAAAAATATCGTTTTTATCTGGTGGTAAATTGTATTTACTTTTATCAGTTATATAATCATCACCCCACATCCATGCAGGAAATTGAAGTAAAAATTCACGAATTTTTGTTACCATTTGTTGTGCAAGGTCAAGTGTATTACCAATAACAAGAACTGTTTGTGGTGACTCAGGGTCTGCAAGACACATTTCGCATGAAATAAATCCACCTGCTGTTGTCGTAATACCAGCCTGACGAGGTTTTGTTGTAACAACGTTATTTGCATTACCTAATATTGTGCATAAATCTTGTTGTCTTGGAAACAAATTAAATTGTACCATTTTTTTCTGATTAGCATCATATGTTTTAAGATAATTTTGTATCATATAAATACGTGATTTATCTCTAAAACATTTAAGATACTCTTTCTGTAAATAATTATAATCTATCATGTTAAACATTTTTAATATCACTTATTAATTCATTGAAAGATGTATATACTTTTTCAAAATAGTTTGTAATATACTTTTTCATTGAAGGAGGCGTAAAATAAAAAATTCTTATACCATTATTAATACATCTATTATATTTTCTTATATCTAGTTCTCTTATTCTTTTAAATCCAAGTTCACCACCAAATTTCTCAACAGGAACATAATGTTGTCTACCGTTTAATTCTATTGCTATGTTATATTCAGGTAAATAAAAATCTAATTTTTGAACACATCTTTTGTCAGAAAGAAATGGAAAAATTTTTTGATACTCAACATTACCAAATATATTTTTTAAAGATTGAAAAATTTTTATTTCAGTTAGATTATTTTTATTTCCACAAATATGACAACCATGCCCAATTAAATGTTTATGTGGTGTTTGTGAAAATTCACCATGCAATGGACATATTATAGTTACAGGTGTAGTAGAATTAACATATATTACTTTATCATAATTATATTTATTTCCATGAACTTGTTTTGCTTTATTTATAAACAAATCTTTAGTTAGTCTTCTTTTATAACCCTTTGAAATTGCACCACATTTAGGACATCCATTACCTAATAAATGTGCTGAAGGACGTTGTTTAAAATCACCATGTTCTGGACAAGTAATACAAACAGGTGTTAAACTATTAACATAATTAACTTTTGAATAATCATACTTATTCCCATGAATTTTCTTCGCTTTTTGAATAAAAGAAATATTGTTCAACTTTGCTCTCGAACCACATTTAGGACAATTTCCACCTCTTAAATGTTCATGAGGTGTTTGCCAAAATTCTCCATGTTCGGGACATATAATACAAACCTTATTTTCAGAGCCAATATAATTAACTTTAGAATAGTCATATTTATTCCCATGAATTTCTTTGGCTCTATTTATAAATTGTTCTTGTGATAACTTTTTTGGCATATTTCTAATCTTTTACTCTACTTATAAATATATTAAATAGTTTAAAATCTTGAAAAATCCAGTATTTTTATGTATATTTGTATTAATAAAAAACTATTTATTGAAAAAATAATAATTTATAAAGAATATTAACATAATATGAAAGACAGTTTAAATGAAATAAAGTCATTAATGAAACGTATGGAAGAAACACCTAATGGTGGTAGTGGTTTTTTAATGGAATCAATTATAAATGAAGTTGCTTGTAAATGGAGAGAAGTTGTTGGAGAAGAATCATTTTATGATTTATTGAATGGGTTAAAACAAGGTAGTATGGTAACTTTCGGATATTTATCTACGGCAAAGATAGAAGTTCCAAAAGGTAAAAGATTAAATCCTGCGACTAACAGAATGAATCAATTTGATGATTATGAAACACTTGGTCATAATCTTGGTGAAGAAGGAAAACTTATGAATGTTATTAAGTTAAGTATTTACAACTTGCCCTGGCAAACAGAAGAAGATATTAACACAAAATATAATAATTGGAAAACTAAGAGAGATGAACTTGGTAGTAAATATGGTGTTGAATTTGGTAAAGCAAGATATGCAACACAAAATATGAATACAAATGAAAAAGGTGGTATATCATCATACAATGGTGAAAACCAAGAAAATTTAGGACATACATACACTAATTTAAATATGAAAGGAATTAAACCAATATCAGTACAATATTATCTTGTTATGGATAATGGTGATGTAAAACCAGTAAGTACTGAAAAATTAACATTACTTCCTTATAAACCAACAACATCTGCTGTTGATAAATTAAAAGCCGCTGGTGCAAGTGAAGAAGATGTAAAACCACTTTTAGATATGCAATATCAAAGATTTGAACATTCATATGTTTTATTCATTTCAGCAACACCAGATACAGGTATTCCTACACTTTTAATTAATAACAAACTTTCTAATAAACTTACAGGTGAAGGTGTTAATACTGAACAAATCATTAGAATTGCACAGGATAGATATGCAAAATTCACAAATCAAAATGTCAATTTTATTCAAGATGATAATGCAATTTTAAGATAATATTTATAAGAGACTTGAAAAAGTCTCTTTTTTTTTGTACTTTTGTAAAGAAAAATATTTTGAAAATGGAAAAAACATATAAAGAATTAGTTAAAGAAAACGAAGAGCTTGAAAAAGAATTAGACAGTGTAGAAGATTCTTGTGCCAAAAAGGGGATGTCATGGGATGATATGCTTTTAGAAACAAAAGATTTAAGGATTAAAATAACACAAAATGATAGAAAAATAAGACAAATTCAAAACCCGACACTTCAGTTTGGTAAAAATTGGAATGGTGAATTAATGACACTTGAAAAGTTCATAGCATTAGTAAATAGTGGTGTTTTTACTGATAATGATGGGTTAGGTAGATATGCAACTGAAGTAGGTGTTTCAGATATTTATATTTATCCTTCTGATATTTTGGATAATGTTTATAGAAAAGATTTTTCACATGTTTTATGGCTTAATAAATAAAAATTATGAATAAAGTAACAATTGCAGCAAATCAAATATCACGTGTAGTTATACATCCTATGTGTAAATCAAGATATTGTAAATTACAATATGAAAAGGGAGAAGTTATGAGTAAAAAATTTGTTTTATTTCCATATCCGCACTTTATTAATAAAATTGCTGAAGAAGATTTATATTTTGATTCTACTGATATGTATGATAATTTATACACTGAAGAACAAGTTCGTAGTGATTATATCTTAATAGATAAAGTTGCTTATGTACATCCTTATATGGAAATATATTTTGTTGATGGGAAAAATATTTCCTATCGTTATGATAATGACGAATTAATGTATAAAGAATATAATAAACTTAAAGAAAAATTTAATTTAATAGAATTTTGATATGATTACAATTAGTAAAGACTTTCAGGGTTGGCCTGTATATGCTAAAAACTTAAAAGAAATTTTATTAGAATTGGGTTTTGAAGAAAAAGATGGAAAAATGTCAATTTCATCTGATAATGAATTACTTCAGGCATATCCAAGATTATTAGAAGATGACGGAATGGCATATGGTGTTAATGAACAGTATATTACTGAAGTGGACTGTCAAGATATTTATGAAACAGAATTAAATTATCTTGATGGTGAAGCAAAAACAGAAAAATTAAATGACACAATTTCATATCCAAAAATAATAAAATATAAAGTTGGTAAAGAAAATATTAAAGTGTTTAATATATTTAGAGAAAACCCAACAAATGAAAAACTTGTTAATGTGCTTAATAAAGAACTTAATGATGAGAACTAAAACTAAAGAACAAGTTACTAACTTTTATAAAGAATATATTGAGTTATGTAAAAAACATGGTCTATGTATTGAACCTGAAGTCGTTTACTCTCCCATTAATGTAGAACCAATATATAGTGATATTGAATTTAAAATGTATTGTGATGACTTGAAAGAATGGTTTTTTTCAGAATTCCAAGAAGACGAAGAAGATGAAGATGAAAACTAAAAAGAGACTGATTAACTTTCAGTCTCTTTTTTATTTCTATTTTCTTTTATTCTTATTTCATTTAATCTTCGTAAACAAGTATCTAAAGCATGTCTCCAATATCTGGTACAAAATTCATTATCATTATTAAAACGTAAAAGCTTAGTTGTATCTAATACACTATATGTTGAACGTTTAACCTTATCAAATGGCTTTAATCTCGGTTTTATAACATCATGATATGTTGCGAAATACTCAATTTCTTTTGCAATATCATACCAACTTGCAGTACCAAGATTTGCATAATTTATAATTGGTAAACTATATTTTTGAAAACCACCCCATTGTTCAGGATAAAATTCCATGTTTTTATTTTCTATTGTATAAACAATATATTCAGCTAAATCTTTTGCATATGTAGGTGAACCAATTTCCGTTAAAACAACTTCTGATTCTTCATTTTTTAAACATCGTTCCCAAATGGTTTTAACAAAATTTTTACCATATTCAGAATATAACCATGAAGTAATTATCACTACAAATTTTAACTTTTCAATATTAAATAATTCTTTTATTCCTTTAAGTTTACTATAACCATATTTATTTATATCATTACCATAATAACTATAAAAAAAATCATCAGTAAATTCCCAATGATATTTGGTTTCTTGAATTGGTTTACCTGCTGTCGGATAAATATAATCAGTTCCAATATGGATAAGAAAAATATCATGCTCTTTACATAACAAACCTAAATTTTTCACTGCTTCTATATTAACTAACTTAGCCTTTTCATATCCTTCTTCAGTTTCAGCACCTTTTACATCCGTATATGCAGCACAATTAATGATTGCTTTGATATCATTATGTTTAGAAAGATAATCTTTCATCATTTCATAATTGGTAATATCAAAGTTTTCTCTTGTTGTAAAAATATATTTCTTATTAATAACATAAAAACTATTAACAATATCTTTAATACATTGTCCTAATTGCCCATTAGAACCTGTTACTAAAATTTTATCTTTTTCCATAAATTGTTTTTTACAAATATATAAATAAATATCCACAAAAACAAGAAAAAACACTATTATTTACAAAACCATCAACATTAACATAACACATGTTGTTAATGTGGTTAATAAAAAAGAAACCACTGAACATTCAGTGGTTTCTTTCTAAAATATTGATTATTAATCACTTATTATCTAAGTTCATTAATATCCCAAGTCTGTAATCCATCAACGTTCACGGTGCCGTAAAATCTGTTATTAACACATTTCTTAGCATATCTTGTGAGGATACCCTTAACAGGAGCAAAGTTCATAGGATTGTAGATAGTTGGTGTTAATTGCATAGGAATATATGGTGCGTAGATATAACCAGTATCAAGTAATGATTTACCTTTATGACCGATAATTATTGACCAGTGAGGTGAATAAGGGTCACGATATACTTGATAACGACCACCAAGTGAACCTACTCTTTCAATACCCATATTGTATTGGTCTGATTCAGCACTTGCATCTGATACATGGAAGTATTCAAGATTGTCAAATACTGCTGAGATTTCAGAAGAAACTACGATAAAGTTTGCACCACCACGAAGAGTTGATTTATGGATTTGTGCAGAAATCTGGTTAACTTTAGTTACAAGTTCCTGATTCCAGTCTTTCTGAGTGTAGTTAGTTGAGAAACCTGCTTGTCTTCTCCAACCGTTAACATCCCAACGTGCATGCCAAGGAGCAAATTTACGAAGGTCTCTAAGGATTTCACGGTCAATTTCTGCTGCGATTTGTTCAGAAAGAAGTGCAGTAAGTTCTGCTTCAGCATCAATATTATGGAATGCAGATACGTCTTGTGCAAGTTCAGGAGACCAAGTTGCACGAAGTTTTCTTTCTTCAACTGATACAGTTACACTATCAAGTTTGAATGATACTTCACCAATTTCGGTTTCAAGTTCAAGGCTGTCATACTGACACCATGCTACTTTGAAGGCTTCCAAATCAAGTGCTTCTGGGTCAACACCAAGATATCCGTCCATTGACATACCCTGTGCTTTTGCAGGTTTTGTTAAGTCAAGGTCGATATAAATGCAACCTTCTGCATCACATGCACCAGCATATTCAACGATACCTTTACCATATTTTTGTGTAACAAGACGGAAAGGAATTGATTCATTTGCTACGAAGCAAGTACTTGCAGAGTTACCAATAGTTGTATCAGCAACTACTTTAAGAGAAGCAAGGAATGCTTCAGTATCCATTTCATTACCATCAGGACCAGTAAGTTTACCAGCATTGTATGATGAGAAACCTTTTACCTTAAGGATAAGGTTACGGATTGTACCGTCTGAATATTCAGGAATATCATCAATTGTTGCGTCTACAAGTTGACCACGTTTGAAAACAACAGGAGTTGCATCACCAACTTTGATGTGGATTTTACCTTTTGAATTATCAAAAAGGAAGTCATTGTAGAAGAGGTCATAAAGTGTTTTACCCATGTAACGAGTTACTTCTGGACTAACCTGACGTACTCTTTCGCCTTCACGTTTTGCTGCATAAGCTTCATCGTAAGAAGTGAAACCACTACCTACAACTTCACCTGATTTAATGTCATAAATTTCGAAAGTTTGTTCATTAACAGTTTCATCTGGAAGATAGAATCTGTTATAAGTGCTACCGTCTCTACGGTCTACTCTTTCATAACCCATAAGGCCTTTGTGACGACCAGTTGCACCGTCTTCGATTTCTTCTGATGACCACTCTCTTTCGGAAGTGACAGGAAGAAGGAAGAAGAGTTTACCAATTGGAAGGTTCATAGCCTGTACAGATACGATATCATTAGCAAGGAGTTTACTGAAAACTCTACGAATGATAGGGAATACAACAGTTTCGAAAGAACCACTGTTATTAGAATCAGTTGCTTCATTAAGCATTGATTTTGCTTGGTTTTCGAAAAGAGTTGCAACATTTTCCTTAACAACACCAACAAGACCATCAGTCATACCGAGTGAAGACCATCTGTCGTTAATTTCTTTTCTAATTCTTCTCTGTTCATTAAGTTCAATTGTACCTACTTGACCAGATTTTAAAAAGTCTGTAACCATTTTTAAATATTTTAATTTTTATTTATTCTTTTATTTTGTTTTTTAATTTTAATTACATACCCATTCTTTTAATGAGGTCTAATGTTTCCATAAGTCCCTTAGATTTTTTAACTTCATTAAGTGCTTTATTTGGTTCTGCTGTCATAGCAGATGCACTTTCAAGTGTAAGGTTCTTATTAGCATTTTTCTTAAGTTCTTTGTTAATAGATTCATAAAGTGCATTTGACTGTTCAATAGTTTTTGCTTCATTTGAGAATCTGTTAACAATTTCAACTCTTTCTTTTTGACTTACTGCATTTTCAGTAAAGAGTTTTGTAATTTTTGCAAGGTTTGTATTTACTATATAAGATTCCCGAATGTTTTTACCAAGTTCTTTCGCACATTCTTTAAGTTGATTATTTTCTTTCTTATAAGCTTCATTAATCTTCTTAAGTCTTACAATTTCTTTCTTGTAATTTTCAACAATCTCATCGTAATTACCACCAGCTGAAACGTGACGTTTTACTTTTGGACCATGTTCTTTTCTGTTATCAGGGATATGAGACTTGGAATTACTTCTCTGTTGTACTGCACCACCTATGTTAGTGCCTTCATCAACAACAGGTTCATTTACTGAACAAGTACCATCACCGCATTCATCAACGTCTTCATTGACTGTTTTTTCAAAAGGTTCACCTTTATCTTTTGAACTACCAGCCCAAGGTTTTTCAGTTCCTGTTGGCACACCTTTTTCCCAAGATTTGCCTGATTTTGAAGGTTCTGAATTGGTAAGTCCCTTAATAGGGTCTTTAGTTTGATAATTATCTGTATAACCAAGGTCCACTTCAAATACTAATTGTTTGTTTTCTTTCATAGTTTTTCTACTTTTTTTATTTTCAAATCTTGGTTCGTTTAAGCCTTCATCGTAATCGTCAAAACCTGCTGGTTCTGAATCTTCAAAATCTTCAAGGTCTTTTTTAGAAGGTTTGAACTTAGGTGCTTTTCTGATATATTCATCTTCAAATGAAGTGTCAATATCTAAATCGTCATCATCATCATCAAATATTCCTTCTTTGATTACGCCTTCAGCCATTTCCTCACTACTACCTTCCATTGCTGAATCATCTGTAGAATCTTCACTGTTAAGGTCGATAACATATTCGGCTCCAGTATTACCATCTTTTAATTGTACAGTATTACCATCTTGTTTAACAACAACCTGGTCAGAATCCTGCATTAATTTGTAAACTTTAACAATTTGGTTGTAATCTTCCTCGCCTGTGAGGTCATATGTATTTTCATCACCTGTTTGATATTGTGAATAATTAGACCAATCATCTGTGCTATCACCTTCACCCTCAATTGGTGCTTCCTGAGCGTTAACATCCTGAGCCTGTTCATCACCTGTCTGTGACATGTCATCTACTGGTTGTTCCTGTGACATTTCGTCATCGTTTACATCCTCTGATACGTCACCAGATTTTTCTGAATCAGTGTCTTTATCATTCTCTTTATCATCAGTGCTCTTTTCAACTACTTCATAATCGTCTTTTTCTTCTTCATCATCATTCTCAATTGATTCACGAAGAACGTCTTTTACAACATCACCAAGCAATGTTTTCAAAGTATTTTTACTTTCTTCTTTTAATGCATTCTTAATTGAATTCATTTCAAGAATTGCTTCAGATGCAATATTTTTATCTTTTTTGCTCATTTTATAGTTAAATTAGCATTAAAATCTTATTATTTTTTAATATAAATATTATTAAAAAGTGAAAAAATCGTTTTAATCACTTTATTTTTAATAATATTATAAGTTTTTTTAAGAAATTTTAATTTTTCCAACCTTGTTTTTTGTATTTATCTTGTTTTATCTTTATAACTACTCTTCCAATTTTTCTAATAAACTGATTAATTTTTTGATTAACTTTATTAATAGTTAAATTATATTTTTTTAATTCATTTATAAATTCAATATTATCAAAATATTGATTATATATATTTATCATATCTTCATATAACTTCCATGCTGAAGAATTTTTTAAAGAAGTCATTGAAAAAAATTCTGGTAAAGACATTAAATAAGCATATAAACCATTAACAAAACCATCTTGCTCTGACTTTATACATCCATATACTAATCTTGCAGTTTTGTTTACAAGTTCATTTTCTGAACACATATTTGTTTTTATTTTGGCATATGTTATTGAATCAGAAAACGGTTTTTTCATTATAACTTGTTGATAAATATGTTCTAATTCATGTTGTATGCTATCAAATGTTTCATTTTTAACAATAGTTCCTGAAATACATGGAACAATAATTCCCATAAAACATGTTTTTTTTCCTAAATAAACACTCCAAGCATCAGAACTTACGTTTGAATAATCATAATATTCCCTGTTATAATAATTATAAAATTCAAGTGAACAAGATATGTTTACATCTAATAATGAAAATCTAACAGTACACTTCTTTATTGAATAATTATCAAAATCTTCACTTTCATTACAATTTAATAAAGCATTTTCAATAATAGAAAATAATTCATTTGTTTTTTCAATAACAAAATTAGAAATACCTAATTCTTCATTAATTAATTTATTAAATTGTTCTTCTGTTAATGTTAACCTTTTTGGCATAATTATTCATTTAACCAATTATTAAATTTATTTTTTTTGCCATTCTGTTATATAAATTGTAAAAAATCAGTAAAACACAAAGAGTCACTGATATTTTTCATAAATCTATCAGTAGGGTTCAGTATGAAAATGTGAAAATGGTTGGTTAATAGTTCCAATTATCAAATTCATCGTTTCGTTGTGCTTGTTCAAGCATTGCCTGCATTGAAATAACCATACTATGAATCTCTGACTGAAGGTAATTAGGAACTTTTTGTTCCAACTCATATAGACGGTGCATTTCTTCTTTTATAAGTTGTAGGTAGTTGCCTTCATAGTCTTCTTTCAACACTTTCTTTACACTCTCAGCAACAATTTGTCTGAGTTGTTGTTCATTTAGTTTAACTACGTTCTTTTTCATATTTTTACCTGTTTAATTTGTTTATTATAAGGACATGAAGATGGTGGCTTAACCATTTTTACCTTTTTTGAATCCATATTGAAATCCTTTTGCATCTGCTTGTGCCATATCACCACCATATAGTGCTTTATTCGCATTTTGATAGCCTTGTTTTTGGCCAGATACCATAGCATCATCTGCATTATCAAAAACTTGTCGTTGCTTCTGGTATTCCGCATTATTTCCTGCTTGTCTTGCCGCTTGTTTTCTTGCCATAGCTCTCCCTTGAACAGCAGCCAATGCATATCTTCCTTGTGGTGTATCACCAATTTCTTTTAACACTTTCTTTACACTCTCAGCAACAATTTGTCTGAGTTGTTGTTCATTTAATTTTACTATATTCTTTTTCATATTCTTAATCATTTAACCAATTATTAAATTTATTTAATTTTTCGAATAACGGATTTTTATTTTCAATTTTGTTAGATTCCACATATTGTTGTAATTTTTCACTACTATCACTAATAAAAGCACCAGGGGTTGACGGTGAGCTTACCACATCCCAACAGACGATTTCAAAATCATCTGCAACATAAAGTACTCCCATTTTTTGTGTAACAGTTCCTAAACCACGTGAAGAAACACCGATTTTTATATTATTAAGTAAAAGATGGGCTACTTGGTCTCCTTGACAAGATATAATACCATTTTTTCTAAATCCTTCTGATACTAAAACTTCAAGTTTACCAACAAGTGTATGTCCTTCCCAATGAAGTTCAATAATATTTATAGCAACTCGTGATAAGTCAATTACTGACTCACTAGGATGGTTACAGTTTTTAGTCCAGTGACATTTACCATTATCCATAACATACCAAACATGATTGTCAACTTCAACACACATAACATCTCCATCATAATCAATTTCAGAAACTTTTAAAAATCTTTTATCGGTATATATTCCTTTTGTTAAAGACCTATATGTGAAATACATTGGTGAAGAGTTTTCACCTTTTATAATTCTCCCCTCAATTAATCTATCATTATCTCTTTTCTCTTCTAATAAATTTCCAGAATAACCGATTTTTAATTGTATTTCATTTAAATCAAGAGTAAGTTGTTTTGAAGTGGAAAAAACATCATCTGATAAATATTTATTAACTCTTTTATCACCACGTACTCTACCATCACCCATAACAAACCAATCATAAAAAGTTTTAAGTATTTCCTTCGATTGTTGTTTTAATTCAAATGGAACAAATTTGTTATAACATAAACCAAATTGAGAAACATATTTACATAATCTCATGTCATTAATAACAAATGTTTTACAACCACTTTTAGTTTTGTTAATAGTAAATTTTATTCCCCATTCTTCAAGCATTTTTTCTATTTCAACACATATGTCTTCTTTTTTCTGATGTATATTTATTTTATTACCTTTACTTGTTTCTTTAGAATGCGAACCTTCTGATAAATAAATTCCCATAAATTTAGCAAAAATATTCATAGGAATAACTAAATCAGTAAGATATTTTTCTTTTAAATCATGTCTTATATTTTTTCCAAGTTCTTCTTCTTTCATTTTTGGTATAACCATATACTCATCATTTCTACCTTCCCATTCACCTGTTTTTGGAATATATAAGTGTGAAAGATTATCACTTTTCATTATTTCTTGTGCAGTAACAAACTTCTTAAATTTATTATTTCTATCATATAAAGGATAACCATGTTCAGGTGTTACAACATCATCAATGTTTCTTCCCTTAATATTAATCATTTTATCATTTCTATGATACTTAATAATATTTTTAATAGGTTTAATTTCAATTTTATTTGTTTCAGTATTTAAAGTTAGAATATTTTCACCTTCAGAAACTTCATACAAATGTTTCCATCCAGATTCTGTCAATATCATTGCTTCTGGTCTATAACATTCCCCTATTGCCATTCTATCTCTAATCATCTGTTGATATTTTTCAACTTCTCTTTTGAGAACATGTTCTGGATAAATTCTGCCATTTGCATTTTCAATACCATATTTTTGAAACACAGCATTTACAATAAAAGGATAAGGGCAATGCCATTCACCATCCTCTAAACCTTCATTCATTTTTCTATATGATTCAAACAGTTTCTTATTATCACCAACTTCAGAAGATATATATCCATCTGATTCAATTAATAAACCAGTACCTGTTTGTCCTTTTTTAATTTCAACTAAATTACTTTTATCCATGATTAATTTTCATTTATAAATTTTCCCATTAATCTTTTATAACTTTCTAAAACGATTTGTTTTAAATCATTTTCTGATAATTTAATGGTAGATTCATTATATTTTTCAAGATTGTTAATATCAATCTTGTTAGATTTTCTACTATAATCAGTTTTTGCTTTATGAATTTTTTTACCTGGTCTAAAACCATCACCATAGATTTCTTTTTCAGCATCTCTATTACCCTTTCTGACAGCATTTAATGCGTTTTTTGGTGATTTATGTTTTTTATTACCATGTTCTTCATTAACAGATTCAGTTAAAATACCAGCTTCGTTCATCATATTATATATTTTTCTAATATATGGATAGACTTTTCTAACCATTCCTCTTAATTCTGGATAAGTTTCATCCAAATCAGTATCAAATCTAAGTGCGTCCATTGTACTTAAAAATTCTTCTACATTCATAACAATAAAAATTTTTCTTAAATTTATTTATTTAAAATACGTTTAATACTTTCTACAACCATTTTTCTTAAGTCATTTTCTGTTATTTTAACACATTCATTATAATAACCTTTTAATGGGTGAAAATTATTTGATTTTTCTTCAACATTTCTATTTAATTTTTCAGCATAATTAAATGCATAATCCATATTATTTGTTACCTTAACAATTTGGTCTTTATCATAACCACCATCTATAAATTCTGATTCTGGTAAAACATTGTATATTTCACCATCGTCAACAACATACCATTTTTCCATAATATTGAATATTTTTATATAAATAGTTTTTATTAATTAAAGTTCTTCTGGATGAATATATTCATCAGTTATAATATCTTTATCAGTATTAAGTTTTGACATTTTATCAGAAAATTTATTATATTCTTTTTCGTGTTTTGCTTTTTCAATAAGTTTTGAAATTAATCTTTTACCTGTTGCTGTTTTAGCTAAAACTTCTGACATTATTTTATTGAAATTTTTACAAGAAAGAGAAGACAATATTTTATATAGATAAGGAACGGTTTTAAAATCAATTCCTTCAAAATTTTCACTAAATATTGTCCATAATGATGGTCCAATACGCATATCCCAAGGTTCTGCTTTTAGATAGTCTGATTTACTTAAAACAATATCTAATAAATTTTTGTCTTTTGGTAAACCATGCGAAGCAAAAAGTTCCATAAATCCACGAACACATTCAGATAATAAAACAGGAAATATTTCACCTTGTGCTATTATTTTAACTTTTTCATCCTCATTACCCAAGATTACTTCAACAGTACCAATTTGCATTTTATTATCTTCAGACATACCAAGATTTTCTCTTGTAAGTAAAAGATAATTATTTAACGCAATTATTTTTCTATATAAATCAGATAACTTTGGATTAATGTCATATATTTCTGATAAATACGATTTAATATTAGAAGAAACTTGTATTCCTGCTCCCATTGAAAGAACGTTTAACATTCTTCGTTTATTAACTTCAGATTTTATAGTTTCAATTTGTTCTAAATTATCATATTCAAAATCATTTTCATCTTGAACAGGGTCAAGTTTAATTATTTGTGTATCTAAATCAACATCATCAACCAATCTAAAATCAATTGTTACGGTATCATCTGGTATATCAAATAAATCAACTAAATAATTATAACATAATTTTTCCAATTCATTTCTGTATGGTTTTTCAAGTTCTTGACACTTCAAAATAAGTTTATTTAAAACAGTAGGAATATCATTATCAGGAACATCATTTATTTCACCAATTTTTTTGAGTTCTTCGACTACTTCTTTAAATCTTTTATTTAATACTTTTTCAAGATAACTGTCTTCAAAAACATTAGGTATGGCAGGATTATTTCTTAAAGATGTATTTCCTTTATAAATTGCATTAGTAATATCTTCTGGAAGTTTATCTAAAAGAATATTTTCTGTTAATACTTTTTTTTGTTCTTCTGTTATATAAATTGTTTTCATTATTTACATAGTTAGATATTAATAAATAGTTTTGTCTAAAATAAAAAAATCAGTAAGTCTGACTTACTGATTTTAATTTAATTTAATTTAATTCCATTTCAAAATCAATTGCATTTGGGTCATCGTCACGTTCACCATTAATTCGTTGTATAAATTCCTGTTTCTTATTTTCATCAGAATTATAAACAGTATTTACTATGTGTTGCATAGTATTCCAATGGTTAGATAAATCTTGTAATGCTTCATCACCAAATGTTTTTCTATATGCTTCGAAAACCTCAAACATGTTCATGTTTTTAAGTTTTTCTATAAGATTAATTTCTTCACCAAATGCTTCTCTAAGTTCTTTTTTGGTTAAAATATGACCATTTTTTCTCATTTCATTAAGACGAGCCAATTCAACTTGTTTTTTTGAATAGGATTTCCCTTCCCCAAGATTACCATTTAAAATATCTTCACTATTTCCCTGTACATTTAATTTGTTTATATCAACACCATTATTAACAGCATTGTTTACTGCACTGGTAACAGCATCACGAAGATTTGGTTTTGTTGTATCAACATTAATAACTGTTTCATCTTTATCACTTGTATTATTGTTAATACTTTTACCGTCCATTTTAATTGTATTTGGTTTTAATCCGCTACGAACAGCATCATTATACTTTTCTTGTGCATTATTACCCATTTCTTGTGCATTTGAGCCAGTAAAAGTAACATTTGTTTTTTGACTGTCCATAACTTCATTAAGTTGTGAACGTGTAATAATAATTTTTTTCATTATTAATTAAGTTTTGGATTACTGAAAGGTGAATTATTATTTTTTGTTTTTTTCTTTTTCTCTAAAGTATTAGTTTTCTTTTCTTCTTCTGAATCAGTTATATTAAAACTTTCATTTATTTTATCAAGTTGTTTTTTAGTGAAAACTACTGATTCCATTTGTGGTGTTGGTTCTTCCATATCTGGTTCTTCACTTTCTTCACCAATTCCAGCATCACTATCATCAAGAATAGAATCTAACATACCTTCTACCCATTTTTGTAAATCTGCTTTATCTTGTCCCTGATAGTTTCTGAAATCAGCGCATGCTTTTCCAATATTTTTTTGAATTTCTTTTCTTGAACGGTCAATATTTCCTGCATCTTCATTTCCCATATTCATATCCATGTTCATGTCAACATCATTATCCATATCAGAATTATTCATATCTGGTACTTGTTCATCACCATTCATTGTATTATCTAAATTATCCTGTGGCATTTGTGGTGCTGAATTTATGTCAGGAGAAACAACAGAAGCATCACCCATAGAGTTATCTGTAGGTGGTGCTTGTGTGTTCTTTTTTGGTATTTTTATTACTTTTTTTTCAGATAAAGTAGATTCAGTTACTCCGCTTTTTTTTTATTATCTAAAGTAACACCGTGTTTTAATTGGTACATAACATCCTTAGTGACATTATTCACTAATTGATTGAAAGGTGAACTGTCACCAATTTGTTTACCAAATGGTTCTTCTGAGTGAACACTTTCATCATTCCAGTCTTCACCATGTTCGTTTTTATCTTCACCTGTTGGTGGAAGTTCAATAGGTTTCTTTCTATAACCAGGGTGTTTACCAAATACATGAAGTTCATCTTCATTAATATTACCTTTTAATGATTTAACAACAGACTCAACAATTGAATTCATGAAGTTTCTTTTACTTTCATACATATCATCGTTTAAATCTTCGTCCTCGTCATAAGACTCTAAACCTTCGTCAAAGTCAGTATCTTCTGTGTCAAAATCACTTTCATCTGATAAAGTATCATCACCTAAATCAGATGTTTCGTCACCACCTTCAATATCATTAAGAAGTCCTTGCAATCTTTCAATTTCACTTCTAAGATATTCTGGGTCAGTTTCGTCACCTAAATCAACGTCTTCATCACCTTCGTATGATAATGTGTCATCGTCTAAATCAATGTCTTCGTTATCTTCTAAATCAGTATCCACATCTATGTCAATATCTTCTTCACCTTCAACTGAATCATCATCCAAATCAACGTCTTTATCACCATCTACTGAGTCAGTATCAGAATCAACATCAGTATCAATATCGTCATCGAAATCAAAATCATCATCAGAATCAGAGTTAACGTCTTCGTCACCTTCAACATCAACGTCTAAATTGTCTTCAGAACTTTCATTAACGGTTTTATTAAATGGGTCGTTATTGTGGTCAGTATCTGCTTCACCAATACCAGCTGATGCAGGAAGTCCTTTATCCCATTCTTTTTCGCCTTCTTCATTTACTGATTTATTAAATGGGTCATTGTTGTGGCCAGTATCTGCTTTACCATCAGCGGTTGAACCAAAACCTTTAAGTCCTGCATCAAAATCAGTATCACATGAACCACCTTCACATGATTCATTCATATCTTTTCCTTTTCCTGGATTTTCTTTAAATGGTTCTGCTTTTTTATCAAGACCAACATGACTTCCTTTATAATCAGGTTGTGCTTTTGCTTCTTTACTACCTTCTGGTTTATCACCTTTAGCACCTGTTTCAGCTTCAGGTTGAGAAGTTGTACATGCTTTACCACCTTTAACAGCATAATCAGTTGATTCATTCATAATCATACTTGCATTATACATAATCTGACGTTGACGAGCAATTTCTGCTTTCATTTTATCAGTTGCTTCAGCAAGCACAATTTCTTTCTTGAATGGGTCAAGAGTTGTTACATCAACTTTAGCATCATGTGCTTCGTTGATAGAAGAAAGTTTAAGTTCAAGATGCTTAAGTGCATTTGCATAACTATCATATCTGTAGTTATTTTTATTCATATAACCACCGATATAATCATAACCTTCTGCAAGTTTTTCTTTACCATCAGCAGCTTGTTTAATATAGAAATGATTACATTCTTTTACAATACCATATGTTTTACCATCTGCTGCTTTTGCGGAATATTCCAATGTGCTGTTACTCTGTTTCTTATTTTCATTTACTGTTCCATAAGTATAGAGTGCTTTCATACGAGCAATTGAATCTTCAAAATTATTCATTGTGTTATGTTTTTTATTTTGTTATTTTCATTTATTTTCTTATAAATATTTTCAAAAATTAAAAACTACAACATACTATTTAATTTATCATATGTTTTTGTCTTTAAATTATACAATTTATCTAAAAATTTATTTCTGCGAAGACACTTGAATATAACATTCTCATTGTTAACTTCTTTTCCACCACTTTTTTCAAAACCAATTTTTCTACTATTTTTTATTTCATCCCAAAGTGCATTTGCTTTTTCATAAACTTTGTTAAGTTTATATTCATCATTTTTAGATTTTTTGTAAAGATAAACCAATTTATCAATTTTATCCGTATATTCAGATACTTTATCTTTAATATAAGATTTATTAACTTTTGAAGTTGCTAAAACATCTCTATCAGGTTCTCTTAACCATTTATCTCTATCAAGCGAATAGACACCTGAAGAATCGTGTTTTTCATTAATATCTTGAACATAGACTTCAATTGGAAAACCAAATATTTTTAAATCTTTATGCTCATTATTCCAAGCAGTTTTTTGCGCCATAAAATATTGTTTTACAAATTCAACGTTTTCATCAACATCAGAATAATCTAATAAAACATGTAAATCAATGTCAGAATATTTTTCATTCCAATTGTAGTTTGCTAAAGAACCTGTCATAATAATATCCTTAACAATATTAGGGTCAATACCTAAATATTCGATAAAATCATCAGAGATATCAAGAAGTTTTAATCTAATTCTGGAATCAAGATGTTCATCAACCCAAAATTTAGGATTAAGTTTTTTCTTAATACTAAATGAAGATAAATCAACTTCTTCAGGTGCAATTTCAACTTCAATGTTTTCATTAACACTTTTACCAAAATATTTTGTATCATATAATTTTATTGCAGAAGGAGGGATATTACCTGTGTAGCAAATAGAGCCTTTTAGTGCTAAATCTTTAGTTGGGTCTAAATAAAAACAATTTTTGTCAAGTTGTTTTGTATCTATTTCATATATATCCATTGTATCTAAATAAAAATTATCCGACCATGTTGTTGGTTTAGTACTTAAAAAAACTAAATATTCAAGTTCGTCATCATCTGGTATTTCTCCATTTGGACCTTCATAACTCCACCAGTCACGATACTCATCACCGACTGAAGCATAAATACCATTTTTTAATATACTTTCACGATTTTTTTTATACGAAGCATGATAAAGTACAGGTGGAACAATTTTTAAACGTTTTAATGGTTCTAACTTTTCATTATCACCGTTCCATTTATCTTCAACTTCAATATTTTCATTGATTTCTTTTGGTTTGATATAAGGAAATGCCTCTTCTGCATTAACACCAAGTAGTTCGCTAAGTTGTTTTTCATTAAGAAAATCACCATCTAAACAATTAGGAATATTATATCTTGAATAACAACTTGAAATTCCCCAATTACTTACTAACACAACAAATCTACTCAATCCATATAAATCATATGGTGTGCCACCATGTTTATAACTTCCAAGTTCAGAATCATCCATATATTCTATTGAATCAAAAATTTCATCCCATTTTTCTTTGTTCTGTTCATAATCAATATCAAATTTCTCAATCATTTGTTCGTTCTGAACAAGATAAACGGTTTCTTCAGATATAATTTCATCCCAAGTGGATTCATCATGTGAAATGCACCATTCGCCATCACATAGTAAATCCATTTCTTCAAATGAATCAACATGTGTGATAGTGTAACCATTTCCTACTTTTCTTGTTTTTTCTACATAATTTATTTTAGGTGACAATGAAACATCAAGATTAGTAAAATTAATTAACTCTTCTATTGATAAGTTATTTAAATTGTTATCTAAATGTTGTCCAATATTGTACCAATTATGGTTTATTGTATATAATACTTTGTTAAGTATAGTATATTCATTTCTTGGTATTTTATCTTCAAAAAGTAATCTAAATACACCAAGTAAATATCTTCCAGAAAAGATTCGTGCATAAGGAATAACCTTATATACTTCCATAACTTTATTTCTTATATCCTGAAAATTAGTTAAACCAAATTTTTGTTTAATATAATTGTTTATTTTTCTATCATTAGAATTTTCGTTTAACTTATTTTCATTAACACTATTAGAAATATAATCACAAGAATGTTTTCCACCTTCAATAAAAGCAGAAGATAAATCACCTCTTTGGTGAACAACGTCAAGACACCTATTAATTAAAATTAATATTTCACCTGCTTCCATATTAGGATTATATAAGTTGATAATATCAAATAAAGGTTTAAGTCCATAATCACTCCATGCATCAGAACCATCAGGAAGCACACACCAATCGTAAAAACCAATGGAATCTAAATATTCACATCCATCACCATAGCCTTCAATATCTACACCAAAATAATCACTAACATCTTCTGAAGGAAAATATCCAGAATGTCCAGCAAAATCAGTAATATTATTAATATCTATTGCATTAGGAACAATTATATTAAGAAACCAATTATTAACAACATTATATGGTATTCTAGCCATTATAGGTGACTCCATATAACGTTTTAACAATGTATGATATTGTTGTGCTGGAATTAGATTCCATTGTTTTTGCTTAATTCCATGTTTTTTATCAAGACTAAAATCATTTAATAATTCAAAATGTGTTCTTTCTTCAAAAACATCTTCTAAATCTTCAATTGATTCATTTAATTTATTTTCTTTTAAAGTAAATGGCATTGTACCAAAATATTTACCACAATCTTTACAGATGTAAACAGGTTCACCATGAATTTGTAAGACTACTTTTCCACCACATTTATCACATTTTTCAGGTACAATTTCTCCTTTATCATTTTTGATAACTTTCTTTCTACCTTCAAACATACCTTTAAGTTGATTAGAGTATATTGAATAAATTTTTTGTCGTGGAATTTCGTTTCTTTGATAATTAAAATCATTCATATTGGTAAAGAAATGCATTTTTTCTCCCCAATCTGGATAAGTTTCAATTCTTTTAAGAAATTTATCCCAAAGTTTTATGTTATCAACATGATTTCCTAATAAGATGTCTATTCTATTAATGTAATTTGAGGCATCAACTATTTGGTCACTACCATCACGTAAAGTAAGTGAATCTTCTGCTTCATTTGATTCACCACCATCGGTTCTACCTCTACCTCTTTTTAAATCATCACCCCATTCTTCTTTAAAATGTTCATAGTTTGCATAAATATAATCATAAGGAGTGATATCAACATTTCTAATATTGTTTAAAAGTCTACCGTCTAATTCAATTCTAATAAGTGGTGAAGTTTCTCTTAATCCGTAACCATAACCTTCTGCATTACTTCTCATACGTGTAAGTGACATATAATAATCACCTTTACGTCCTTCTTCACCTTTTGAATCAGTTAAATTAAAAGTATCAGTAGCCATCATACTTATTAAATTCTGTAATGTTGTATAATGGTACTCTAAATCTACTGCTGATTCATTTAATTTAGATTCACTTAGTTTCTGATATTTTTTAATATAAGGATTAATATAAACATCTAAAACATTTGGATATTCTTTAAACGATTTCCAAATTTTGATACCTAAATCTGGAAAATATCTAAATTGTATTTTTGATAACCTATCATCTAAAATATCAGTTTCAATAACAGCTCTATCATCCAAATGTGTATAAATACTAGTTTTAATTAATCTACAATTAAATTCATTAAATTCTATTTTATTTTCATAAATATAATCAACATTTGATAATTGGTGAACCACTGATTTAGGAAAATCAAATGCAAATGTAAATTCGTAATTATATTGTTTTTCAGAAAGCCAAACTGCTTTTGGACCACCTTCGGAACAGATACGAGGAATAAAACCACCATGAATAGTATTATATTCTAAACCTTTTCTGTTAACACCATGATAAAGAGTAATAATTTCTTCATCGGATTCATTTATATGATAATAAGGTGAAATTTCACTATTTTCAGCACCAAGTTTATATGTATCAGATTCAACATTTTCTCCAATACCCACAACAGCATCCATAACACCAGCGTTGACTTTACCACCAACCTGGTCTTGTGCGGCAATTGCTTTCTTTAACTTCTTTTTTTGTTCTTCTGTTATGTATATAGTCTTCATTTATAATCAATATAATAATAAATAGTTAAACTAAAAAGAAAAAAGCAGACAATTTGTCTGCTTTTCATTAATAATATTTGTTTATATTAGTCTTTTACTACTTCAAAAACAGGAACACCATCTTCAGAGGTTTCAACAACATGATAGCCTTCTGCTACAAATGATACATGACCGCTTGGTTCACTATATGATTCTGCTGGATTATAATTGTAGAATTTACCACCATAAACATTAATTTTGGCTGTACCTTCTGTATAACTCTTATCAAGACAATTAAGCATAAACTTACAATGTCCTTTAATGTCTAACTCAGGTTCACCTAACATTTTAAATGTACCGCCATATACATTAATTGTACCATTTTCAGCATAAAGAACATGAGTATAGGCTTCAAAGTTACCACCATTTACATTAAGAACACAATCTTTTCCTGAAACCCAAACGCCATAACTATCAGTGTTATTAATAAGTTTTCCTTCACCGTTGATTGTTAAGTTTACACTACCTCTTAAGAAAATACTACCTGAAGATTTTGTGCCACATTTAACTTCATGATTATTAAGGTTGTAAATATATTTACCATTTGCAATAATACCGAACACCACACCTTTATTGGTATCAATATCTTCAGCAAAGTTATAAACACCTGAATTTGAAGTTAACTTATTAAAGTTAGTATTATCAACTTCAAGTGTATAAGGATTATATTCTATCTCTTCATTAATAATTTCATCGGCAAAATCTTTAATATCAATACCATAGAAAATAACTTTTCCTTTTAACACATTAAGTGACATTGCATGAAAACCTGCTTTAAGAATAAGTGTGTTTTCACTAACTGTTGCTGTGACATCAGTATATTTTCCACCCATAGTAACGGTTGAATTTGGTGCATATATTGTTGGACTACCCATTACTTCAGCATTACCATCATTGATAGTTAATTTATTAGTTCCAAGATATTTAACACCACTTTTATCACCAACGAAGTTAATACTTAATGTTACATCAGTTGCTACATTATCATCAATACCTATTATACCATGTACATCAGCATATGTTGATTGTGAAGCACTAATTGATTTACCGTTAAGGTAGATGTTGTTATATTTCCCTTTTAAATATACACTTGCACCATTATTAGAAACAATAGAAATATCAATTGGTTCTTCACTTGTATTCTCAATTGTTAAGGATTTTGAAGAATTTGTAGTAATTGTAGCACCGTTTTGGAAATTACCTTTTACTGTTGAACTTACTGAAACTGTTTCAGGAATTGTTAAATTATTAACAGTACCTTCATCAACAGTTACCGTTGTTGTTTTTGTAGCATTTTCTAATTCATTTATAACATTTTCTTCAATTACATTTTGTTCAGGTGTATTTTCAATTACTTCTGGTTGTACAACAGGGTCATCTGGTCCTGGTGTTGGTGGAACAGGAGGTGTTGGCGGAACAGGTTTTTCTTCACTTTTTTGTGCAATAAGAGTAGCACTAATTGTTTCCATTTGGTCAACTCCTTTTGCTGTATAGTCAAATATTGATACAACTGGTTCATCAACTTTTCCAACAGTATATTTTTTAAGAAGTTTACTTAATTTTGGAATTAAACCACTAAAATCTGATTTTTCTTTAAAACCGTATCTATTAAAATTGTTATTTCTCATCACAATACATATTTTATTGAATATTATAATTCAATTTTGCTAATTTCATTAACATTAATTGTTTTCATTTGGTCAACGCCTTTTGCTGTTTGGTCAAATATTGACACAACTGGTTCATCAACTTTTCCAATTGTATATTCTTCACCAAGTTCTTCCATAACTTTTGGAATTAAACCTTCGAACTTAGTTCCTTCATTATAACCATAATCTCTAAATGAATTATTTACCATAGTTTTTATTAATTAATAACGTTATTATTCTATTTTCTAAATAAATAGTTATTAAAAATAAAAACAATTTTTATTTATTTAATAAGTATCTTCTTAAAATATTTTGTGCTGTTCCACTAATTTTTGTATTATCTCTAACAAAAGCAATGTCTTCAAACGAAGCATTAGTCATTGCTGTATCTCTTTCTTCATCAGATTTAAAACCACCAATTGTGTTTTTTATTTTCTCATTAATATTTCTTGGTTTTTCTAACATATGATAGACAGTAATTCTTGAAGGGTCTATCTGTAAGGCATCAATTAAATAATTTTGTGCCATAATATCTACACCTTCATAGTCACCAACAATAAATAAACAATCTTCAACTTCAGACACAACATTGTTTAATACTGGTTGATAATTAATTTCAAATTCTTCGTTTGTTATATCTCTATGTCCTGAAATAAAATATGTTTTGTTAATGTCTATTGTTTTTTCTCTTTCTTTTTCCATTAATTTATAATACTCTTCCCATATAACATCAACATTTTCATCTTTAACTCTTTCAAATTCATAATTTGGTTTTATTACTTTGTTAAGTGTTTTACCATGAGAAGATTGTTCAAAACCTGATAAGAGTAAAACATAATCTTCCATTTTTACATCTTTATAATTATATGTCCATCCGTTTTTAAATGTAACATATAATTCAACTTTGTTTTCATTTTCATGTTCTACTGCTTTAGTAAAACAAAACATTGTAGAATCATACCACACTTTTTGTGTTTTTGTATTTTCATCATATATTTTATAAATCACCATATAACTTGACTTTTTCAAATAAAATATGTATTTTTGCAAAAAAAGAAAAGTAAAATTATATTAAATATGAGTGAAAATACTAACATGATTATTTCAGACGAAAAATTTTCAAATGAGTTAAAAGAAGTTCTTGATTATATGGTTGAAGAGATTGCTAAGGACGAACTTCCAACCGTTGTTATTAGTCCTGAATATTTTTTCTTATCAGTGTTAGAAATTGAAAATTGTGAAGCATATAAAACTTTAAACCGTATTATTCAAGTAAATACATTAGATGCAATAGAAGCATCAATAGTTAATTTTTTATCAAGTAAAGCTTTAACTGCAATTAAACCTAATAGAGCACAAAAATATGATGATAAACTCATTAATTATTTAAAACAATCTGAAGAAGAAATGAAAAAGTTAGGTGATTCAGAGATAACAAGTGACCATGTTATGCTTGCAATCCTTAATGATGATTCATTTGAAAATAGAATCAGAAAAATAATTAATGCAAAACGTATTGACTATACAACATATAAAGATTTAATCCAACATAAAAAAAATGATAAAAATAAGCCTGATTTAAAAATAGATAAAACAAGTTCAGATTTACCAAACTATAAATTAATTGGAATTGATTTGAGTCAATTGCCAAACGGTGATGAAATCATGCAAAAACTTGTTTTAGGACAAATCACACCAGAAGAAATAATAAATAAATATCCTAATGCCATATCAGGAACAATGCCAACAAATCAAACAACAAATTCAAAAAGTAAAACGCCAAATATTGATTCTTTTTGTACCAATTTAAATAATATGGTAGAAAACGGTAAAATTGACGAAATTGTAGGTAGAGAAAAAGAAACCGAAGAAATTATTAGAATTTTAGGAAGAAGAAGAAAAAACAATGCAATTCTTGTTGGTTCTGAAGGCGTTGGTAAAACAGTAATTTGTGAAAACCTTGCTTCAAAAATAGTTAAACAAGAAGTACCAGATTTCTTATTAAATAAAATCGTTATATCTCTTGATATTACGGCATTACAGGCTGGGACAACTCTTAGGGGTATGTTTGAAGAAAGAGTTAAAGGTCTTCTTAATGAAATTAGAGACAATGGTAATTATATTCTTTTCATTGACAACATCGGAAATGTACTTAATGACAAGGGGAGAAATGATTATGATATTTCTGGTATGATTTCACATTCGTTGGAAACAGGTGAAGTTCAGGTTATTGGTACTGCTGATTATAAATCATTTAGAAAAACTTTTGACAAAGACCCTTCATTAAACAGACGTTTTCAAAAAATTGTTGTTGATGCACCTTCAGTAGAAGAATCACTTGATATAATTAATGGAATTAAGCATTATTATGAAGATTATCATCATGTTGTATATACAAACGAAGCAATAAAATCTTGTGTTGAATTATCAAACAGATATATTTCTGAAAGAAATCTTCCAGATTCAGCAATAGATGTTCTTGACGAAGCAGGCTCTATTATTGGAACTAGTGCTGATTCTATACCTGAAGTTGGTAAACTTAAAAAACAAATTAATGATATTAAATTTGAAATAGATAAAGAAAAACAAAAAGAAAACTATAAAAGAGTTGATGAATTATCAACTATTGAAAAATCATTAAATTCACAAATAAAGGGTTTAACAGAAAAACATAAAGAAAAAAGATTAAATAATCCTGAAGTAATTGATGAATCCGTTATTCTTGAACTTATTTCAAAGAAAACTAAAATTCCAGTAAATAAATTAACATCTGACGATAAGAAAAGATTATTAAATATTAATAACAGACTTAAAGAAGAAGTTATTGGACAAGACGAAGCAATTGATACTATTTGCCGAGCACTTAAAAGAAATAGAATTGGATTAAGTAATAACAAATGCCTTTATAGTGCACTGGCTGTAGGAAAGACAGGTGTTGGTAAAACATTGATAGCCAAAAAATTAGCAAAAGAAATGTTTGGTACTGAAGATGCACTTATTCGTTTTGATATGTCAGAGTACCATGATAAAACGGCTGTTAATAAACTTATAGGTTCAAATCCAGGATATGTTGGTTATGAAGAAGGTGGTTTATTAACCGAAGCAGTTAAAAACAAGAAATATTGTGTGTTGTTACTTGACGAAATTGAAAAGGCTGACCCTGAAGTTTACAATATATTCTTACAGGTACTTGATGAAGGTTTTCTTACTGATAATTCAGGTATGCATGTTGACTTCAGAAATGTAATAGTTATTTTCACATCGAATGTTGGTACTAAGGCAGCAAATGATTTTGGTAAAGGAATTGGATTTGGAGAAAATGATAACAGTAAAAAAATATTACTTAAAGAATTAAAGAATAGATTTCCGCCAGAATTTATCAATAGATTAACAAATGTAATTTATTTTAATAATTTAACAGAAGATAATCTTAAAGAGATTATTAAACTTGAAATTGGTAAATTACAAAAAAGATTAAATAAAATTGGTTATGATTTAAAATATGACAAATATGTTATTGATTATATTTTAAATATAATTAAAGATGAAAAAGAATATGGTGCAAGACCAATTATGAGAGCAATTCAAGACGAAATTGAAGATAAAATAACAGATTTGTTACTTGAAAAAGATTATGAAAACGGTTATGTATTTAATGTAACATATCCACAAAGACTTGTTACACCTTCATCTTTAATGCCAGGTATTGTTGAAGAAGAACCTATTTATGATACACTACAAACAAGTTAAAAGTCAGGATTAATCCTGACTTTTTTCTTTTAATATTTTATTTTCTTGTAATTGTTTCTTTTTAATATAAACATAATCAGCAAATGGTTGTCTTTGTTTTCTTCCTCTATAAAGCCACTTTTTAAAGACTTTAAGAGACACACCTGTTATAGACATAAAACCATCCCATCCTGGCGAAAAATTAGCAAAATAAGCCTTTTTAGCGTCTTTTTTAGATTTAAACCCTAACATTACTTTTGTTTCATCAAATTCACCTTTATCGTTTGATTGGTCAACACAATAAACGTTTTCAAAATCTTCTATATCTGGTCCAATGAATACATCAACAGCATCACCGTCTTTACCTTTAGTCACATTAAAATAACCATAATGATTCTTCATTACGTTATACTTTTTTTCACCATCTTCGGTATAATAACGTTTACTACCAATAGGGTTTTCTATTGCTATTTTCATACCTTTAACTGATATGTGACCCATTTTATAGTTCGAGGCTTCTTTTTGGGAGTCAGTTGGGTTAAGATTAATATCTTTACATTTATCATTAATTTCTTTGTAAGAAATTTCCAGTAAAGTATTATATTGTGATTCTGTTATTATTAATTTTCGCATAGTATCTTTTCTTTTTTTCCCTTTCATTTCTTAAAATTCTTCTTCTTTCTTTTCTAATATCCTGTGTATATTTTATTAAACCATCTGGCTTAAAATTTTTAATATTTTCAATACCAATTTCATTTTCAGTTACAATTTTATATTCAATATTTTGTTTAGTATAAAACTGTCTAGCAACTTCAAATTTTATTACATTTATTTTATCATTTAATAATGAAGAAGGTTTTATTTCTTCTACAACAATTTTATTTGTATAAAAAATTTTAAAATCAGGAACATAATAATGAGATATTTCGTTTAAATCTTTATATGGTATTCTTTCAGTATTTTTTTCCCATGATAAAACAGTATTATCTTCATCTAATTGTTTCATTCTTGTTGCTTCCCAAATAGAATCTGCAATAAACCATTTTTTATTTTTGTTAGAGTACCAAGGTAAAGTTGTACCTTTAAAATATTTTCTACCCTTATTTGCTGACAATGTAAAAGCGTCTGAAAGACTTCTCATTGCACCTGCATTTTTAACCCATCTTGCAATAGTTGTTGTTCCATAACCATATATTTCGTGTAATTCACAAATATTTAAACCGTTAACATATTCATTAATGATTTTATCTTTTACAATATCATCAATTTTATTATGGGGTATATGTTTTATTTTAATCCCTTTTTCTTTTAATATTTTATAAATGGTAGCATCACTTTTAATATTGAACTTTGTTTGAATTTCTGAAATTTTAACACCATTATTAAAATATTTAATTATATTCTTTTTAGTTTTTTCATTTATTTTTTTATTTAATTTTCTAACAATTCCATGTTTATTAAGAACTTCGTAAATTTTTTTCCCTGATACTTTTAATTTTGAAACTATTTCTTCTATTGTAACTTTATTTTCATATAATTCTATAATAGAATTTATTTGTTTTTCTGTTAAAATAATTTTGTTACTGCGTCTTTCAATTTTATTTTTTTTTAATATTCCTAAAATTTTACTTTTACTACAATTGTATTTTTTTGCAAGTTTTAAACTTGATAAACCATCTTGATATTCTTTTATAATTAAACTTTCATTCATAAATTTATTATTTTATAATAAATAGTTTATTCCCATCAAAAGTTTGTTCATCGGATGGTTTTCATGTTGATTTTATAAAATAATTGTATATATTATATACAAATAAATATAACTGAAATTTAAAAATATGAATAAAAACTTTACTAAAATTATTTGTGAAGCGGAAAATGACTGGAATAATATTTTATTTGAAAGAGACTCTTTTTTTAAGAAAAAAGATGTTACCAGAAAAATGTTAAATGAAGCATACGGTTCAATACCTGGGCAATTTGAGTCTGTTGAAATCATTGCAAAAAAAATTTTTGATTCATTATATTCTTCTTCATATGAAAAAACAAAAGTAAAGAATATAGAAACAGAACATCATGTCAAAGGAATAGGTAAAATAAAAATTAAAAGTACTTGGTATAATTTACCTTCACCCTATGAAAAACCTGTTAGAGCAAAAAAAGTATATGATAATAAAGTACCATTAATTATGTTAGAAATTTATTATCAAAATGAATTACCATATGAAATTGAAACCACAATAGCACACGAAATAATGCATTGTTTTCAAGATACTTTACCAAAAGTAAAAGGTGTAAATGAAAAATCTATGATATTATATAGATATTTACCTGAAATGTTTAATTTTGCACCATCATACTTTTCGAGAATGTTTTTTTATGGCTTATATATATGTTATCATATTGAAGTATCAGCAAACGTTTCTTCAATTTCTAATTTTATGAAAAGATATTTTAAAGACAAAAAGGTTAAAACAATAACTACCAATGAATTTCAAGAAGCTTTGTATAAATGTGATAAATATAAAATATATGAAGATGTTCTGAATGTACTTACAAATATTCAACCAACACAAAAAGATAAAGAATATATTTTTCAAAAAATAACTGGAATATTTTTTAATTTTTTTAAAAATAATGAACCAATAAATTTTTATAACAAAGAAACTTTTAATGTGAATAAATTTATTCAAGAAAACACAAATAATATAATTAAAATTTGCAAAGAAACAATTTTTAAAATGCAAAAGAATATAATGTTATACAAAGAAAAGGGAGAATAGTTATTCTCCCTTTATGGTTTCAAACAATTTACTGAAAGGTTTCCAAATACGCCTATTTTATTATCAAACCAATCTTTAATTACCTGTTTCATGAATAAGTCTCTACAAACAGTATCTTTAAACATATTTTTAAATTTATCAATTAACAAATCTTGTAAATCCTCTTCATATAAACTTTTAAGTGGTTCACCATTAGATGCAAACATACTTACAATACGAACTTTTTCAGGCATACCATTAGCACCAATACGTTCAAGATTACCCTTTTTAAAATTGTTGTCTAGAAACTTCTTAACAACAAGTACTTTATCAGGGTCAATAGAATATGGTTTACCTGTACTTTTTGGAACAGGTATTTGTTGAACTTCTATTTCTTCATTCAACATCTTTATAAGTTTTTTTTCTTGTTCTTCTGTTATAATAACTCTTTTCATATATGTATAATATATCTATAAATAGATAATAAATCACGAAAAAATAATAAATATTTTTCTATGTTTTTTTATAACTTTATATTGTTTCTTACTATTTATTAATAGAAAGAAATTCTATGATTTGGGAAATATTGTGGAATAAAATAAAATGGTAAATCGGCATAAAACTGATTTACCATTTTTTGCTTCATACACAGCCGTGTAGTTTTGGGAATTTCGCTACAAAAGGACTGGTTTTTCGGGGATGTAGGATGAAATGCATCCCCATTTTTTTGGCACAAAAATTGTAGTATAGATAAATACTTTTAAAAAAACAAAAATAATTATGAAAATTAAAGAAAAAGTAAAAAACATTCTTGGTGAAGGAAAACTTTATGAAATTGAACTTTATGGCGGAAAAATTTCTTCTATTAATACCAATCAAAAGAACTTTAATAGACTAAATGGTAATTTTGATGAATGGCATGTATCATGTTTTGATGAAGTTACCAACAGAGATGATTCAAAAATCATAGGAAAGATTAAAGATATTTTTAATTGTGAAGTAAAAATATTGGCTATTTGTGACTATTATACATCTAATCCAGAAGAAAACGAGATAATTTTAAAAAGAAAAAATGAACTTCTTGCTGTAAGAGATGTTGATTGTACATACATTGTTTGTACCGTTAATAAAAAAACTAAATTAAAAAATTTCAATATTACCGAAGATGATAATATTGAAATTAGTGACTTTGACAATAGATATGAAATTTATTAATAATTAAAATCGTTTTCAGGTTTTGTAATTGTAACAGATGCTGATTTGTTATAAGATTCCCTCATTTTTCCAAAAGTAATAGGAATAATATAATTTATTCCAAGTTTCTTTGCTTGAAGACATATATCAGACAAAGTTGCACCACCACTAATATTATCATCAAAAATAACAAAAACAGTGTTTTTTATTTTATCTAATTCTTGTTGAACAATTTCTGAATTTTTGGAAAAATAACCCATTAATCCAAGTCTTATATCATTTGTTAATGATTTCATGGAAAATCTATTTTCAATGGGTCTAATTTGGAAATTAACATTTAAAACAGGATTACCACATGTTGTTTTAACACCTGTTAAATAAGGTTTTACTAAGTTTCTAACTAACTTTGTGTTTTCAATATTAGATGGTACTTTAGCATACTTTATAGGTTTAACCTGGTCATCTCTATAAATGACTTTTTTCATTTTTGTATAGTCATCCATATATTCTGAATTTATTAAAATTTCATCATATGCATTTGCTAATTGATAATACAATGGTGCTAATGTCTTACCTAAGTTTTTGCTAAATTCATTATCATTATTTTTTTGTTTTTCTATACTTCTATTTGTATATACATTTGTCATAATCCTTTTAACAAGTCTATTAATATAATTAACATATAAATCAATATATTGTGACATTTTTTTAAACTTATTAAAAGTGGTATTTACGGAGTTCAAATGTGTTTCACCATTTGGCATATCTTTATATAACGGTGATTCATAATATTCTTTATTTTTATTAATAAAATCAGTATCAATTTCAATATTTTTTAAATCTTTTTTGAACAATTCAGAATTAATTATTTGTGTACCACCTTTTACATTGGCAAAATTAAACTTAACCATTTGTTCAGCCATTTTTTGATTAAAATTTGAAGAACTTGGAACTGGATAAATTGATACTTTTTCTAATTCAGGATTACCAAAACTTTTAATACCATATTCAATTACTTTATTTACTTTTTGAAAAAATGTGTTTAAAAATTGGTTAAACTCATTGTCTTCCATTTTTAATTTATAATCTTCTTTATTACCTGTTAATTTATCTTTAACAGATATAGTTGTTGCATGTTTATCAAATTTATTTTTAAAATAATGCATAACTTCAGTACCGTTAATATCAGTAATGTTATAAGACATAATTCCACCTTTTAATGGCACTTCATATGTATATCTATCAAGTTGTTCCATTTTACTTGTACCAAGATAATCACCAGAAACTTTCTTTTTATAATTACTATTTCCCTTTTGATAAGTTATGTTTGCTTCTTTCTTTTTACTGTTAATATTATCAATATATGCATCTTCTCTTAAAATAGTTAATACAGACTTAACCATTTCAAGTAAATCATTTTTTGTTATTTGTATTTTTTGTTCTGTTATATTGTTCTTTAACATATCATTAATTGCTTTTTGACCATTTTCCACATTTGCTGAATGTACAAAATAATTAGGAAACTTTAAATTATGTTCTTTACAAAAACTAACAAGCCATTTAGCACAATCCATACCTGTTATTGGTTTAGTTCCTAAATCTCTATCAAATGATACAAAATCAGGAATACCGTTAGTTAAAATAAAATTTTTAAATTCTTCAAAATTTTTAACCCATATAAAATTAGCATTATATTTACTTAATAAATCATTGTAAAATGCTTTATTTCTTAAAAAAGCATTAGAATTACTTTTCTTTTTGTAAATGTAAAAATTCGGTTCACGTTTATCATCAAGCCATAATATATTTAATGTTTTTATCATATTAAATTCTTCATTCTATTTATCATTTCATTAAAATTATTCGCAACTTGAACTTTATATCTTGGATATAACATTCTTGTTACAATATTTTGTATTTCAGGACTACAATCTTTTAGTAAATTATATCCATAATTACCTTCAACATAAACTTCAACTGAACCTTCTTCACTCCTACTTGGTGTATATTTTACTTTAACACCTACACCTTTTACTGTAAAAGTAAAACAAAAAGAGTTATAATCAATGTATTTTTGTTCTACACCTGTTAAATCAATACCATATTCAGTTGGATAAAAACCAAAATTACTTATATTGATTATATATGCAAAATTATTCTTTAGAGCATAAACATAGTTAGCATAAGATGAGGAACCAATAAAATCGTATTCTTGTATTTCATTTAAGATAACTTTTTGGGTATCAGCATTGATAAGTGATTTTGTGTTGTCTTTTTTACTAACAACAATTACTTTTCCTTTACTTGTATATTTTACAACATTAGTTTCAATAACTTGTAATGTTGGGTAATAATAAAGATTTACGCTAAATTCCGTTTGTTCTTCATTTAATTCTTGAAAACATAAATAAGGCATATCTTTAAAATTATATTTATTTGAATCAGCAATACCGTAATTAATAAATTTCTTAATTGGTTTAAATGTTTCTAAATCAAAAACATACGCATATCCTTCTCCGTTAAATCCTTTTATAATAATTTTACTATCTAAAAACGAATGTGTATCAAATTTCGTAAATGGACCGAATTCAACATGTAAATCATTATTGTTTAATAAGTAATACACAATATTTTTTCCATCTTCACTATCACCTGCAATAAATAGATTTTGTCCTTCAGGTGATTTAAACCATGCAAAATCAGTATGCTGATTTGAAATAAAACTATTGGTTTCATAATTAAATATGAAAGAAGCATTATCAAAATTATGTTTATTACTTAATTTTTTTCTTATAACAATGTTCCCATTTCCATTTAAAAATTTATAACTAGCAAAATCAAATGGTATTAATTTTGTTTTACTTCCTTTTTGTATTATATTATAACAGTTATTGTTCTCATCGTTAGTCTCAACTCTTACAAGAAAATGTATTCCGTCAAGATTTTTTTCTATATCAATTATTCTACCTTCTTGATATTCTTCTGAAAATTCACTTTCTTCATTTAAATAATACTTTCTTAATGAACCACTAATAACACCTTGCTCATCTACAACAAACATCATTTGATTTTCAGGAACATCACTTTTTACAATTGTTTTTACTTCGTTTCCACCCATTGTAATAACAAACAAAGAATGTCTATATTCATCATCATGAATAACTTCTATAGGAACTTCATAACTGTTAAGTAAGCCACTTCCTTTAATTTGTGTATTCAAAAGCATTTTAATATCTTCGTCTATGCCAAAATCTATTTTATCATTACTTTCGCCAAAATCACCACCGCAAACATAAGATAATTTATCGTTTTTAACATATACAATTAAATCACCTTCTCCTTCTATTGTAAGTTTAATATAATTTTGAATTCTGTTAACCATTTCAACTCTGTCTCTGTCAGATGTATATTCATAAACAATTGAATAATAATCCTCATTTTTAGAATGAAGAATTGCTATTTTTTGTTCTTCATTTAAATATACAGGTTCTGTTTTTACTTCTTCCCAATCTATTGGATTTTGGTCGTCATAGTTTTCATTATATACATAATAATTACAATTTTCATTAAATTCATAATCATCATTCCATTCTGGCATTATAACAACACCATCCCATAATGCTGTAGCATTATCCCATCTTTCTTGACAATAATTTCCATAACGTGTTTCTTCATCCTCTTCATAATCACCATTTGCACGAAGTTTATCTAATTCTTCTTCAGTAAATGGTTTAAATGTTTCATAGAAGTTTACACCAACTACTTCCTGTACTTGTTTTGCTGTTCGTAATCCTGGATTATCCTCACCATTAAAGGCATGATTCCAACGTGTAGTAACATGCACTGGTTGACCATCCATATCAACTAACACTGAAATCATACTTAAACCATATTCATCAAGAGGACAATTCTCACCAACTTTCATTTCTATATTTTCAAAACCATTTTTTAAACAAAAATAAAATCTTTCTCCACGTGTTGTATATGAATTAAAATGTGATTTTTCATGTGTTACACACCATTTTCTTTGCAGTCCATAATCATCTGGAAAATATTGTTCATATTCATGTGCTTCATTAAAAGAATTTATTGGAACTATTGTATAATCAGATTTTTCTTCAATATTTTCCATATCTTTTTTATCTGATTCAATAGATTCTTTATAATATGGATAAACAATTTCTTCTAACTTTTTATAATTTAATCCATTTAAATTACCATCAAATTTTTCTGGAACTTTATCAGGTTCATTGGCAATAAATGTAACCAATTGTTTTAATTTTGATAATTTACCATGATTAGATTCATCATTAAACATATTAAGTTGTTCAATTGCAATTCTAGCAATACCCATTATATAATCAGAAGGACCTTTTCCGTGTGAAAGACCAAAAAAGTTTAAAAAATAAAGACGGAAGAATTGCGTTAAATTAAAGTTTTTTTCAGAACATACTTCAAAACTATGTTCTTCAATATTTTTAAAATATTGTTGAAATTTTTCAGGTAAATCATTCACAGAAGTTTTTAAGTAAGGCTTAAAAACCTCACTTACATTTCTATTTATAAGTTTTTTAATATAATCAGTAACTTTATCTTCAGTAATTAAAGATTTTCCTGTTATTTCTTTTACTATATTTTCAAATAATGTCATTGTTTTCTTAATTAAATATTTGTATTATTATACAATCTATAGTAATAAATAGTTTTATGGTTAGAAATTCTGAAAAGTTTGAAAAATTATAAAAAAATTTGTATTTTTGTAAAAAATAATATTAAAATATGAAATTTTATAACAAAAAATCTTATATAGAAACTTTTAAACACATATTTAATCAAACACCGTATGGTAAAAAAGATTGGAAATTATATCATGTAATGACTGAAGAAATGAATGTTTCAAGATATGATATGAGTTATTTTGTCAAAGCCTTTGATACTATAGATAGAACGTTTCACGAACAATTTATATCTATTCCAGATGAATTAAAAAAATTTTATTCAGACTTTTTTTCACAAAAAGTTCAAAAAATATATGATAAATTTACAAATGACATTAAAGATGAATCATTTAAATCTTTTAGTGACAATCTTTTACGTTGTTTTATAAAATATAATATAACAAAAAATTTTAATAATAAATAAGAAAAATGTAAAACTTTTAATGGAAATTAATAAAATCTATAATTGTGATTGTATTGAAGGTTTAAAACAATTAGATGATAACAGTGTTGATTTAACAGTTACAAGTCCACCATATGATGATTTAAGAAGTTATGGTGATACTCTTGAATGGAATTTTGATGTTTTTAAACAAATTGCTAAAGAACTTTATCGTGTAACAAAACCAGGTGGTGTTGTTGTTTGGATTGTTGGTGATGCCACAATAAAAGGTGGTGAAACAGGCACATCATTTAAACAGGCACTATATTTTAAAGACGAATGTGGTTTTATATTACATGATACAATGATTTATGAGAAAAATGGTTCATCACGCCCAGCAAGAAGAACTTCAAAAAGATATTCACAAATATTTGAATATATGTTTGTGTTTACTAAAGGTGAAATAAGAAAAGATATCACTCTTATTGCTGATAAACGTAATAAATGGGCTGGTTGGGCTAAATGGGGAAAAAATTCTTCATTTAATGTAAAAGGTGATTTAATTGAAGTTAAAAAACAACAGCCTGTTATTTCAGAATTTAGTCTTAGAAATAATATTTGGAAATATAGTGTAAGTTTTAATGATAAAACAGGTCATCCTGCTGTATTTCCAGAAAAACTTGCTGAAGATAATATTCTTTCATGGTCAGTTGAAGGTGATTTAGTACTTGACCCATTTATGGGAAGTGGTACTACGGCTAAAATGGCAATGTTAAATAAACGTAACTTTATTGGTTTTGAGAAGAACACTGAATACTATGAAAAATCACTTGAACGAATTGGTAAATATGAAGGAAAAACAAATGAAAGTTTAAGTGCTGTTACTACCACAAATGAATATGGAGAAGAAGAAACATTACAATATAGTACTTCAGAAGATAAAGAATTAGAAGGTAAAACTGAATTGTTTAATCAATATCTTGAACAACTTAATCAATATTTTAACGAACAAACTCTTGGAACATTAAAAACTCTTAAATTTAATTTTGTTACTAAAACCAATGAAGAAAGAGTTAAGAAAATTATTGGTATTGATGAAACAAATCCTGTAGAAGTAAGAAAAGAAATAGAAAGATTGGAAACAATCTTAAATTCTTTTGAACTAGAAAATTTTCAGCCTTCAGCACAACATGAAGATAATATTACTAAAACAGATGATAAAGAAGTATATTTATCAAATTTATCAAAAGAAGAGTCTAAAGAACTTATTCCAATCAAATTTGATTTTAGAACACAAGAATTCAAAGATTTTCTTTTTGAATTTTTATTGAAATATTATCAACTTAAACGTCTTCCTGATAGTGTAATTGAAGTAAATGAACGTGCAAGAGAAGAACAATCAAAAAAAGACTCTGAAACTTCTGAAAATAAATTTGATACAGACTTTTTTGATAAACCGAAAAAACGGAAAAGAAGAACTAAATCTGAAATTGTAAAAATAGAATTACCAAACTCAAACGGAATCGTTTATAACGAAGAATCTATTAAAAACGCAGTTGAAAACTTTGATAATTCTGAAAAAATAGGAAATTTAGAACATCCTGTTGAAAATAAAGATTTTATAATTAATAATGTTACTACTGATAAAAATGATAATGTTACAAATTATGCAACAAAAGAAGTAAATTCTGACACAAAATTTAATGTGGAAAAAAACGAAGACGAACTTCCATTTGAACTTACTGAAGAAGAAAGACAAAACATTTTAGGCATTGAATTTGCTGGAATAGAAAATGGTAAAGCAAAATATGTTGCTCCTGAAGTTAAAGTAAAACGTCCACGTGGAAGACCAAGAAAAATAAAATTATTCTAATACAAAAAACCGTTATAGATTTTTCTATAACGGTTTTATTTAAATTAAACCTACATCATTCATTATTTAACTGGAACAGAGGCGAAAGCACGAACATAATAAGTGTTACTCTTCAAGCCCTGGATAACATTACTATAGCTAATATCCACGTTATAAGAAAAGTGATTACTGGACTCCGTAGAACTCATATAGAAGAAGGTGATACTGCCACTATTCAACTGAACGCCACTAACTTTTTGTAATGCAGATTGAATTTCATTAAATCTTGGCATAATATATCCAAGTTCACCCATTGCTGGAAGATACCAATTACCAGCTGGTATTGCTGTTGTTCCATACTTATTACATGCATTAGCAGCAACATAATCACTCCCTAATCCAACTAATACCTCTGTATTGCTCTTACCATTGAAATCACTTAAACAGTTTCCTGTTGTTGCTTCAACTGTATTAATATAATCTGGATTCTGACTACCATCTTCTAAATATGGACTAGGTATATATGGTGTTTCTCCGTTATACTTAGCAATACTGTCAGTGGCACATGTTGCTCCAGTAAAAGATGGGTTATCTGAAGGTAAAAAACCAAAACTATTATTACCAACAGTTCCACCTATTGTATTATCCCATGTAGGAACTTTATTCATATTTGGAAGTGATGTGTCAACTTCTGGCCCCAACACCATTTCTACATCACTTGATGATTCAGTACCATCAGTATTAACACCTGTTATACACATTATCCTTGCTGTTCCGTCTGGTGTATGATTCGAAGGAACTACAACTACTCCCTGTGCCGTTCCAAGTGATGAATCCCATTCTCCTACAGTACAAAACTTTAATTTATTACTACTGTCAGCATAACATATCATACCAGCACTAATAATAGACGGTGGTGGTGTTGGTATAGGATTATAACGAACATCGTCAACACCTATTAATGATACATTTGGAAGAAACACTTCACTACCAGATATGTATGTGTTATATTCAGTCTCACTACCAAATTTCTTTAAATATTTCATATATAATATAGTTTTATCAATGTTTATAGTAATAAATAGTTGGAAAAATTATTTATTTTTTGTATTTTTGTTAAAACATATATTATGAAATCCAAATCTGAAAAAGTTAATGAACAAATGGAGATAGGAAACATTGGAGAAGATATTTTTTGTATTGAATTTGTTCCTACTATAAAATCTTTTTATAATAAAAAAATAGTTGATTTAAGAGGCACATTATTAGAGAAAGATAATGATATTGATTTTTTATTAGTTCCGTTGGAATATACTGTTGATATTAACAATTTAGAATGGCAAGAAAAGATTAAAAATGAACTTACTTATCATACAGAAGATAGTCTTAAAAATGCAGAAATTTTTGCAATAGAGATAAAAACAGATAAAAAGTCATATAAAACAAATAGATTGGTATATGATATAACTTCTCATGATAAAAGAGGCGGTTGTGCTCGTTCATTATGTGATTTTTTGTTTTATGTTGTTATAGATGATAACAATAATGCTTGTAATTATTATTTTTTTAACATGTTTAAACTTAGGAGATATATAAGAGAACATTGTGAAGAAATAAACAAAACAAAAAATTTTTTTCTTTTAAATTTTAAAGATGATATAAATGAAACTGATGGTAAGTCATTATTATTATTAATTAATTTTAACATACTAGTAAAAAATAAAATCGGAAAAAAATACAATGTTTATGGAACATTTTAATTGTGTAATAGAAAATGTAACATATTATAATCAAGAAAATGGATACACCATCATGTCAGTTAGGCCTGATGGTGAAATAAGTTCCATAACACTTATTGCAAATACAACTAATCCATTACCAGGTGTTACTTTATATGTAGAAGGTGAATGGAAAAAACATCAAATATATGGTAAACAATTTGTTTCAACACTTTGTAATGAAATCATGCCTGATACTGTTTATGGTATTAGAAAATATCTTGGTAGTGGTTTAATAAAAGGTGTTGGACAAGTAACTGCTGATAAAATTGTTAACAAATTTGGTGAAGAAACGCCTGATATAATTGAAAACCATCCTGAAAGACTGAAAGAAATACCAAGACTTTCACAAAAAACAATAGATTTACTTGTAGAATCTTGGAACGAGCAAAAACATATGTTTGACATTATGGTGTTTCTTAAAAGTTTTGATATCAGTACTTTATATGCAGTAAAAATATATAAACTATATGGTAATGAAGCAATTTCTATACTTAAAGAGAATCCATATAGATTAATCACTGATATTGATGGTATAGGATTTATTAAAGCAGATACAATTGCTTTAAGGATGGGATATGATATGACTTCTGCAAAACGTCAAGAAGCAGGTATTGTATATACACTTTCACAATATGCTGAAGAAGGAAACACATATTGTACTAAAACATTTCTTTCTCCTGAAGTTGCAAACCTTCTTTCACTTCAACCAAGTCTTATTGATGGGACAATAGATGATATGATTGAAAAAGAAGAACTTGTTAATGAAGATAATAAAATATTTTTACCGTTTTATTATAAAGCGGAAAAATCAATTGCTGAAAAACTTTATGAGTTAATTATAAGTTATAAGGAAAAAGAGGTTATTAATGATTTACAAATTAATGATATAGAAAATGTTCTTGGAATTGAATATAATGAAGAACAAAGAGAAGCAATTAAAACTGCCTTATATAACAATGTAATGGTATTAACAGGTGGACCAGGTACAGGTAAGACAACAGTAACTAAAGGTATTATTACGGCTTTTAGATTAATGAACAAACAAATACTTCTTGCTGCACCAACAGGAAAAGCAGCTGATAGAATGTCAGATGCAACAGGTGGTGAAGCTAAGACAATTCACAGACTTCTTGGTTATAATCCAACAAGAGGATATTTGTATAATGAAGATTTTCCTTTATGTGGTGATGTTCTTATTCTTGATGAGACTTCAATGATTAATGTACAACTTATGTATACATTACTTAAGGCTGTTCCTATTGAAATGAAATTAGTACTTATAGGTGACGTTGACCAGCTTCCTTGTATTGGTGCAGGTAATATTTTGTCTGATTTAATTAAATCAGGAAAAGTACCAGTCGTTAAACTTGAAAAAATATTCAGACAAGCAGCAAGTTCTAAAATAATTACAACAGCACATGCAATTAATCATGGCGAAATACCTGTTTTAAAAAACGAAAAAGATTCTGATTTATTTTTCATGACAGATTCAGATGATGAATCAATTGCAGATACAATTTCTGATTTGGTTTTAAATAGACTTCCTCATAAATATAACATTAAACCAACTGAAATACAGGTGCTGACACCAATGAAAAAGGGTGTTCTTGGTACAAAGAATCTTAATGATACATTACAAGAAGTTATTAACAAAAACGGTGGAAATGAAATTAAGTATGGTGATACTATATTCAGAGAAAATGATAAAGTGATGCAAATTAAAAATAACTATGAAAAAGGTGTTTTTAATGGTGATTCAGGTTTTATTCAAAAAATTAATAAGGAATTGAAAATTGTGACAGTAATATTTAGGAAACAAGTTGTTGACTACGATTTTGGTGAACTTGATGAACTTATGTTAGCATATGCTGTTACAGTACATAAATCACAAGGTTCTGAATATCCCATTGTTGTTATGCCACTTACTAAAGCACATTATATGATGATGAAACGAAACTTAATATATACAGGCATTACAAGAGCGAAATCATTATGTGTATTGATTGGACAGAAACAAACACTTTATATGGGTATTAACAATATTGATACAACAAAAAGAAATACATATTTAAAAGAATTTTTAAACAATGAAAATTGGAATTAATTTGTTTTTTAAAAAATAAATTTATAGTTTTGTAATAACTTAAATATTTTATAAAATGTATAAAAGTTTTGAAAAAGAAAATTATCCAAATATTTTGGATTCAATTAACGTAAGTTATCAAGATATAATTTATAAATTGAAAAGAAATCCTTATACTCAACCTCCTAGATATGATAAATTTAATCATACAACAGAAGAAGAAGATATTGAGGAAAGGATAACTGTACCATATTTTAGTGAATCTTTTTTAAAATACATTGAAGAAAAAAATACAATACCTTCTCTTTACGAATTCGAAATGCAATATAGAGAAGATAATAAGCCTTTCTACGAACAATATAATACAAAAGAATATCGTTATGCAATAAGAAATAGATTGCAGAGAGCATATCCTTCTTTAATTAGAGATATCATGTTTGCTTTATTTCTTAAAGAAAAATTTAAAGATAAAAATATAGAAGTTATATATAATGCTAAACTTGATAAGTATGAAGGTATTGACATTTTGATTTGTGGTAAACATAATTGGGGTATTCATCTGTTTACTAAAACAAGGCGTGGAGTTGAGTTTAGAGCAAGAAAAGATAACAGACATGCTGATGATTTTTATAATGTTATTGATATTGATTTAGAAATAAATCTTGATTCTAAAAATAAATTTGGTAACGTTATTTTGTACGGAGAAAAAGATTACCAAAACCTTATTGAAAAAGTTAAAAAAGAAAATGAACTAATAATGTAGCATATGGAAAACGTAATTACTTTAATTGAACAAGAAATTAAAAAACAAGAAGATTTAAAAAATAAAGCATGGTCATGTAATGATTATTCTTCTTATAATGAAATATGTGCTTTTATTTCAGGTCTTACTAAAGCAAAACAAATTATTTTAGAACATGGAAAAACAGAAAATACTTGAATGAACTAATATAGGTAACGATATATGTGTTTACACTAAATAGAAAAATTTACCCATTGGTGTGTGGGTTAATGCTCGGAAAATCAATTTGATAGAACGAGAAAGTTGTAATTCCATTTAATTTATGGTTAACTAACACCTGGTGTACTGTACGTGAATGGTACGGCTATGTTGTAATTCCATTTAATTTATGGTTGACTAACACCTGGCAATCTTAAGGCTCTTACAGATAACAGATTGTAATTCCATTTAATTTATGTTGACTAACACTTAGAGATTGTTGCACGTGTTTTATGACACAGTTGTAATTTCATTTACTTTTTTACATTAATAAACTATTATAAATAGAAAAAATAATTTTTTATAAGAATGATAAGAGCATATAAATATAAACTTAAACCAACTGTGAAACAACAAAAATTGTTCTCACAAGCCTTTGGTAATGCTCGCTTTATCTATAATTGGGGACTTAATCGTAAAAAAGAAACCTGGGAAAATGAACATAAAAATGTTACATATCTACAACTGGCTAAAGAATTAACTTTACTTAAAAAAGACGGTGAACATGATTGGTTAAAGAATAGTTCATCTGTCTCATTACAACAATCACTTAGAAACCTTGATAATGCCAATACCAGATTCTTTAAATCTAAAAAAGGCTTCCCTAAATTTAAATCAAAGAAAAATAGTGTTGACTCAGTAAAGTTCATAAACGGTGTTCACTTTGATTTTGAAACTATGAGAGTATCTGTGCCATGTATAGGTAAAGTTAAATTTCTTAAAAATCGTGAATTTGATGTAAACAATCCTACAGTAAAATTGGGTACTTTAACTGTTACAAAAGATAAATGTGGCGATTATTGGTGTACCATAGTAGTTGATGACAATAAACCAAACGTATCGAAAACCAAGATATGTGAGGAAAAAACTGTTGGTATTGACTTGGGTATTAAAGATTATGCAATTCTATCTGACGGTACAAAGTACGGAAATCCTAAGTATCTTGAAGCAAAACAGCAACAATTAACAAAAGCACAACAATGGCTTTCAAGAACACAAAAAAATAGTAAACGTCATGAAAAAGCAAAATTATATGTAGCAAAGTTACATAGGAAAATTGCTAACAGAAGAAATGATTTTCTTCATAAGTTAACAACCATGTTAATTAATAGTGAATATGATACATTTTGTATGGAGAATCTTAACATTACTGGTATGACACAGAATCATAACCTTGCAAAGAGTATAAATAGTGTTGCATGGAATGAATTTGTTAGACAATTAACTTATAAATGTGAATGGTGTGGAAAGAACATTGT